ACTTATGCGATCGTCGGCAGCGTCAGATGTGTATAAGAGACAGCCATTGGTTATATCAGCTCTGTACGTGCCACTGGTGATGTATTGTGGATGTGTACTAGCGATGATCATGGTTATCATGCAGGTCAAGAATATGGAATTATGCATAATGTTGATTTTCCTTATCTCTATAACCGTATTGGCCAGTACACTTTTACATACCAAGACAAAAAGCTTAAAAAGTTGACAAGTTATGGTTGGAATATGGGTGTATCTGGCGATGATCTTATTTTAAAAATCAACGAACTGATAGATGCTGTAAATGAATTGAGGGATAAAAATGACAGGCAAGCAAAATAAGTTTAATAAATATGCCCTTATATACTGTCGAATACGCGCCAAGCATCCAAATTGGAGCCATGGACAGATTAAATATTGTACTATATATGCTTTGAGAAGGACACAACATGACAAGAAGTGAATATGATCAACTTCATAAACTGTTGCACACATTGCAGACAGAGGCTCCTTGTCATAATAGATCTTGTAAATATTGTAAATAAATGGAGGAATAAATAATGGGTATGTATTATTTTGCAAGACCTAATCAGATGGTTGGGCATAAGTTCACTGATGATGTTGCCGTTGTATATGCAATAAGCAAGGGATCTGCAATTAAGAAGTTCTCTGTATTATATAAAGATGTGCAGGATAATGAAGTCAAGAAGATTAGTTTCTGGAATAGAGCCATAGTCTTAACAGACTACTAAAATAAACAAAAAAATAAGCTAGGAGATAAAATATGGAATCAGTATGCAGAAATTGTGATTTAGGATTAAAGCGCTCAGAATGTACTGACAAAGAACATACTGAATGTGAATGTCGTAAATGGATAATTAAAGAAATTAATCAAACTACTTTATTAGGTTTGATGCATCTTTTAGATGAAGTTCTTGAAACAGTTTCTGAGAACAAAAATGATTTACGAAACAATAAAGCTAGAATGATCGAATTTCTGAGTAGAGGGATGATTGAGTGAATAAAATTGAAACTATTAAAAATCTGACAGCCAAACTGCTGCAGTATTGCGATGAATATTATAATTTAGACCGTCCGACTATCTCTGACGCAGAATATGATAAGAAGTTTGACGAACTTAAATCACTTGAGGATGAAACAGGATTTTGGCTTGCCAATTCTCCTACTCGTAAGGTACAGGGGCAAGTGCTTGATTGTTTTACGAAAGTTAAGCATAGTAAACCAATGCTTTCTGCAGCAAAGACTAAAGATGCGAATGAAATTAAAAAATTTATTGGCAATCAGCCATTTTATTGTAGCTACAAGTTAGATGGGCTTACACTCGTGGTTCGCTACGAAAATGGAGAATTTATTCAGGCTGTAACTCGTGGCAATGGTGAAATTGGTGAAGATGTAACCGCTCAGGCAAGGATGATTACCAATCTTCCAATGCATATTGATTACAACGATAAACTTGAACTTCGCGGTGAATGTGTGATTTCTTGGAAGAATTTTCACAAGATTAATGAGTCTCTTGATGAGCCTTATAGTCATCCTCGCAACTTAGCAGCGGGGAGCCTCCGTCAGCTTGATACAAATATTACAAAGCAGCGAAATCTTTCTTATGTGGTTTTTGAGTGTGTATCAGATCTATATGATAGCCATACACTATTTGATTCTAAATTGGACGAACTCGGATATCTAGATTGCCTTGGATTTGAAACTGTTGGTCGATGTACTGGAAATATTGATGACTGTATCGAAGGTATGCAGCCAGAGTGGTATCAATATCCTTGTGATGGATTAATCTTTGAAATGTGTATGAAATCATATTCCAAGACACTACCAGTTACCGCACATCATGAGGGATGTCGTATGGCTCTTAAGTGGGCTGATGAAATGTATGAGAGCACTCTTCGAGATGTAGAGTGGAATCCAACGAGAAGCGGACTGATCGCACCTGTCGCAATCTTTGATGAAATAGATTTAGATGGAGCATTGACTACAAGAGCAACACTCCATAATCTTTCTATCATTGAGCAGCTTGAACTTGGAATTGGTGATACTATTACGGTATACCGCAGCAATATGGTGATTCCTAAAGTTTATGACAATCTAACTCGTAGCAATACACTAACAATTCCAACTACGTGTCCTTGTTGTGGAGAGCCTACTGAGATTAAATATACTGATAATAGTAAAGTTCTCATGTGTACTAATCCAAATTGCGCAGCAAAGAAGTTGGCACAGTTTACGCATTTTGTAAGTCGTAAAGCAATGAGCATTGATGGTCTATCAGAGAAGACACTTGAGCTGCTAATTTCCCATGGATTTTTACATAATTATAAGGACATTTATCGTTTGAAAGAACATAAGAATGAAATTACACAACTGCCGGGGATGGGGGTAAAATCTGTAGATAAACTGCTAGATTCTATTGAAAAATCAAGGACAGTAACGCTTGATAGATTTATTACTGCGCTTGGTATTCCTAATATTGGCTCTTCTGCGGCAAAAGCTATTAGTAAGCAATTTAATGGAGACCATTATGATTTTGTACAAGCATTAGCTAATGGATATGATTTTTCGCAAATTGATGATTTCGGAGAAATTACAAATAAGTCAATTCATGATTGGTGGAATAGCAAAGATCCAATGGTTGAATTGCTTCCTGTTGAGATGAACTTTATCGTTGAGAATGATGTGGGTTCTAGTTCCAATCTTGATGGTAAAAGCTTCTGCATTACAGGAAGTTTAACTCATTACCCAAATAGGGATGCACTTGTTAAAGCCATTGAAGACAATGGCGGCAAATATGTATCTGGAGTGAGCAAGAAGACTGACTATCTTATTAATAATGATACCACAAGCACAAGCGGCAAGAATAAGAAGGCTATTGAATTAGATATTCCAATTATTAGCGAGAACGATTTTCTTAAAATGCTATCAGAATAAAATTTAGGGGAGAACTTATCTCCCCATTTTTTATGCATTTAACTACTTGACAAATCAAAATTTTGTGATATTATATGTATAGTTGAACAATACAAAATTATAGTTAAGGAGTTGATGCATGATATGATTGAATATAATAATTGCTGTGTCGCATGTGGTGAAATTATTCCTGAAGGAAGACAGGTTTGCTCACAATGTGAAAAGAAGTATGACAAAGAAGATGAGAAACGTGAAGAGCCACCTATCACAAATTGCAAGAAGGACGGCTTCGTTTATAAACTTAAACAATTTTTTATATTTTGTCTATAAATTTAAACAATATTTTATTAAGGAGTGATTTTTAATGAACACGAATGCACAGAATGCCACACTGATGATTACTACTGTAGGCGATGAATCTGAAGGCTATCATCTGACATATGTACCGCTACATATTGATAGTGACACCCTAGAATATATCCTCAACCATGGTCTAAGTAACAACATGGAAGCAGTAACTTTTGATATTGATTGTGATCATGAAACGTATTGGAATGATATGTGGAATCAGCTAAAGGGAGAGACTGACAATGCATAAACTTTACTTTTATAATAGTTATGGCAATGGTCGTGAAATTGCAACATTTGAAGGCAATATGACCGACGAAGAAGTCTACGATGCGGCTTTTAATGAAATTAAGAAGTTCTGTGATGATCGCAATTTTACAGTTTATTATTTGAGACTGTGGAATACTAATGAAGATACCATCATTGATGTTGGTAGTCACACTGAGTTTTTCCACATCAATCCTAAAATTGGCATCACTGGATGATGTGCAACACAAAATTATAGAAAGGAGGAATGTTTAATTGGAACTCACAAAAGGGCAACAAGAGGCGATTAAAATTTGTGTTGAACGTTATAAAAATAAAGAGCCGTATACTGTTATTGCAGGATATGCGGGTACCGGCAAAACAACTGTAGTCAAATATATTATGGAAGCCTTGAATCTTGATGAAGACGAAGTTGTTGAAGCCTGTCTAACTGGGAAAGCCGCATTGGTTTTACGTAACAAAGGGCACAATAATGCAATGACGCTTCATAAGCTTTTATATATCCCCAAAAAAATTCCAGATAGTGATGAAATTGAATTTTTTCCACGAGAAATGCTTGAATATAATCCTAAACTTATTGTAGTTGACGAATGCAGCATGGTAAACAAAGAAATTTTTAATTTATTATTGTCCCATAAAATACATATTATTTTTCTTGGAGACAATTTTCAGCTCCCTGCTATTACTGAAAGCGCAAATATTCTTGAACATCCTCATGTTGTTTTAACTGAAATTACAAGACAAGCTCTCGACTCTCCTATTATTCGTCTTTCTATGAATATCAGAGCAGGAGAGCCACTTATCTATGGTGGGCCAAAAGAAGCAAGGATTATGTCAAAAAAACAGGTCTCGAAAAGATTGGTGTTAGGGGCAGATGTTTGTTTATGCGGCAGAAATAACACTAGGCACAACTTAAACAAAAAAATTCGTCAGTTAAAATGGGAAGATGAATATCAAGATGGCCCATTAGATGGAGACAAACTAATTTGTCTTAAAAATTATTGGAGAATTACAGATGTAAATGGAGAAGTCCCACTTGTTAATGGAAGCATTGGGATTATTTCTGGAATTCATACTACAGAAACTCGACTTCTACATCCAAAACTAACTGGAAAGTTCATAACTGAGACAGGAGAAGTATTTGATAAATCAAAAATAAATATTGATTATCAAATGCTTACTATGCACGAGCCGAGAGTTAATAATGATAATTGGAAAGAATTTTATAAGATACAAAAACCATTATTGTTTGATTACTCATATTGTTGTACAGCCCATAAATTTCAAGGTAGCCAAGCTGACAAGGTTCTTATATTTAATGAGGTAATGGGGACGAAAGAAGAATATTATAGATGGCTATATACGAGTGTTACACGCGCAGTTAAGAAATGCGTAATAGCCATTTAACACAATAATACGTGTGGTGAAGAATAATGCCAAAAAGAAAAACCCAAGAGGAGTTTGAGCGTGAGCTAAGTAATACATTAGGAGACACATATAAAGTTTTGGGGAACTATATAAACAATCATACTAAGGTAGAAATGTATCACTCAATATGCAATAATACATTTTTAAAATTACCAAAAGATGCGTTAAGAGGAAGTGGATGCCCATTTTGTTATGGCATCAAGCCAGCCCTATATAATGAACAATGGGTTAAAGAAAATACTCCATTACCGTATCATTATATAAATGGATTTACTACAATGAGCGAAAAATGTAATTTTTATTGCGATAATTGTAAAGAAATTTTTCAACAGTCTCCAAGACGATTAATTTTGGACAGGATATTTGGATGTAATTGCTCTCCAAATAAAAAGAAAACACATGATGACTTTCTTCAAGAACTTGGAGAAGATTGTCTCGACGAATATATGATTATTGATGAATATATTAATTATAACACAAAAATCCATATGCGTCATAAGACATGTAATACTGTTTTTCAAATTACTCCAGACAAATTTATTTCAAGATACAATAAAAAATATTGTCCTGTTTGCTATTATAAGAAGTCCAAAGGAGAAGTTGCAATATCAACTTATCTAACAAAAAATAATATATCGTATGAAACGAATTTTTCTTTCAATGATCTGCCAAGAAAGCGTTTTGATTTTTATTTACCAAAATATAATGCTTGTATTGAATATGATGGAGAGCAACATTTTAGAGCAGTCGATTATTTTGGTGGGGAAAAAGGATTTATTGATGCGCAACGGAGAGACAAGGAGAAAAATAAATATTGTATACAAAATAATATACAATTATTTCGTATACCTTTTGTAGATTTAGAGCATATTGAGCATATTTTACAAGGAATACTCGTAAATAGACAAGAGTCAATTATAAAAAAATATCTAATTAATGAAATGTAATTTAAACAAGATAAAATTGTTGAGAGAGGAGGATTTTTAAATATGTTTATTAATTTACATGTCCACAGTGCGATTGGTTCTCTTCTGGATTCAATTCTTACAGTAGAACAAGCTGTAAAATATGCAGCAGATAATGGTCAAAGTCATATTGCGCTAACAGACCATGGTACAATGCATGGATTCGTTGAACAGGTGAAACTATGCAAGAAATATGGAGTAAAACCAATTGTTGGTTGTGAAATTTATGAAGTTGACAATTATCTTGAAAAGAATGATTCAAAAGAATATACTCAGCCAAGATATCATTTAGTTCTTCTCGCATCAAAGCAAGTAGGGCTTCAGAATCTCTTTAAAATTGTTAGTGAAGCTGCAACAACAGGCATGTATAAAAAGCCACGCATATCTATCAATTGGATTAAAGAGAACAATCTTGGCGAAGGGATTATTTGTTTAACTGCATGTCAAGTTGGGCGTCTTAGTAGATATCTTGAAAATGGAATGTATGATGAAGCAGAAGAATTTGTAAATTTTTTAAAAGATACATTTGATTATGTTGCATGTGAAATTCAATCACATAAAACTGAACAGCAGTTAAAGTGCAATACATTAATTTATAAATTTGCAAGACATATGAATATGCCATATGTTATTACTACTGATGCGCATATGTTAAGTGCAAATCAAATTGATACACATTCTATTTTTGTTTCTATTGGTGAAGGTCGAGAAACAGGAGAAACGTATGTTGGATGTCATTTGCAAAATGAGCAAGATGTTTTTCAGTATCTCGGAGATTGGATGCTTGAACGAGTAGTCCAACAAGGTATTGATGAGACAGCACATATTGCTAATATGATTGATGATGATATTGACTATGGTCTTGACCATGGAAATATTATGCCAACAATTAATGTTCCAGAAGAGTTTTCTTCTCATGAGGATTATCTTCATTATCTTGTCTTTGAAAAATTTGATGACAAATTTGGATGGATGAGTGAAGAAGATCAAAAGATAAGACGAGAAAGACTTGAAAAAGAACTGCCTGTTATTAATGCGCTTGACTACACAGATTATTTTATTATGCTTCATATGATTGCAGAGGCGGCAGATGCAAGACAACTACCAAGAGGATATAGTCGTGGCTCTGGTGCAAATTGTTTATGTTTATTTATGCTTGGTGTTACTCAGATAGATTCAATACGTTGGGATTTGGATTTCTCACGTTTTGCAAATCTTGGAAGAAAAGGTAGCCTTGCAGACTTCGATTGGGATATTAGTAAACGTAGACGAAAAGAAATTATAGAGATCTCAGAGGAGCTTTTTGGAAAAGAAAATGTTGCGCCAATTGCTACTTTTAATACACTGGCTACAAAAGTGGCAATTCGTGATATTGGAAAAGTGCTTAATGAAAAGCAAGATTCTCCATACTTTGGACAGATTCCTTATAGTCTTCGTGATGAAGTCACTAAAATGATTCCTACTGTTAAGACACTAAGTGATTTAGGTGAAGAAGTAGAAAAGGACGTATTGCTTAAAGAGCTTGTTGGCAAAGACGAGAAACTAAATGAAGTCTATAAAAAGTTCCCATTATGGTTTAAATATGTAATGGAACTAGAGGGGCTTCCTAAGAGCAGAGGTCGTCATGCCGCAGGAACATTGATTACGCCACATCCTGTTATCAATTATTGTCCATTGTGTCTAGATAATGAGAAAAATCCTATGATTCAATTAGAGATGCATGCAGCAATGGATGATCTTGGATTGGTTAAAATGGACTATCTAGGACTAGAAACACTTGATATCATAGATGACGCATTAAAAATGGCGCATTTAACATGGGAAGATGTGGATATTAATCACCTTAACTTGGAAGAGCAAAGAGTTTATGATGAAATCTATAAGAGTGGAAATACTGTAGGAGTATTTCAATTTGAATCTGCTGAAGCAAAAAAGATGTGCATTGATGCACAGGCAGACAACATAGAAGACATTATTGCAATTAATGCAAGCAATCGTCCCGGAACAAAAAACAGTTTTCCTGATTATTGCAAAAACAAATTATATCCAGATGAAACAGTAGTTATACATCCAGATTTAAAAACTCTATTTTCAAAGACACATTCTATTCTTTTATATCAGGAAGATGCTCTGCATTTGCTTGCATATGCTGGATTCTCTGAGGAAGCACAAGACACTGGACGAAGAGCAATTGGCAAGAAGAAAAAAGATGTGATGGCGTCTTTGTATACTCAATTCCATGAAGGATTAATTAAAAAACAATGGACAGAACAACAGATTAAAGATATGTGGGCGTTACTTGCTAAACAAGCAGAGTATAGCTTTAACCGTGGGCATGCGGTTGCTTATTCATTATTAGCATATCTTACATCTTGGCTAAAAACATTTTATCCAGTTGAATTTCTCACAGCGGTTCTAACAGCGAAATCAGGCAATACGGCAAAATTAAGTGTAATCATTAATGAGTGTCATAGACTTAATATTAAAGTTCTTCCACCAAAAATTAATGAATCAACACTTACATTTAAGGCTAAGCCTGAATCAAAAGAAATACTTTTTGGATTTGGAGCAGTAAAAGGCATTGGCGAATCAGTCATCACTAAAATTATTGAGAATCAACCATATAGCAGCTTTAATGATTATATATCAAAAATTTCCGATAAGTCTGCTACAATTGCTTTGATAAAAGCGGGAGCCTTCCCAACTTCTAATAAAATGAAGTTAATGAAAAGATATGCGTCTTTATCATATGAGAGAAAAGAATATAAACCAGTTCAATCATATGGGACGAAAGCAAAACTTTTGATTGAATGGGACATTAACGTAGATGATTATAAGGTGGGCAAAAAAGTAGATAAAGAGACTGTATTGCAATTGTATAATGAGAAGCGCAAAGAAAAGTTTGATAAAGAGCAAGAGCAAAAATATAAAGCTTATATGGAAGACTTCAAACAAAAATATGCAAAAGATCCATTCCTATGGGAATATGAAAGTCTATCAATGTTTTTGACAGACAACCCACTACAAGAAGGAGTAGATTTAATTAATGCCAACTGGGATGATGCTCCAAATGGAGAAAAAACAGTTGTATTGTGTGTAATATCAGATATTAAACGTAAGAAAGATAAAAACAATAATCAATTTGCATATTTAGACTTAATTACTTCTGACAGGATTATTGAAGCAACTATTTGGAGCAAACAGTTAAAAGAATATTTCGGCCTCATTGCAAAGGGCAAGTGCCTTGCGATCCTTGGAAGAAAAGAAGACGATCATTTGTTTGTTGAACGAGTAAAACCATATACAGTATGGCTAGAAAAAATTAAACGAACAAAATCAGTCTATTGACAATACTAAATTATTGTGGTATAATTGGCACGTAATTAAAAGAAAGGAAGTGTACATATGGACGAGAACAACAATTACGAACAGACTAATAGCATGGAGGAGAAGAGCCCTCCAGCGTCAGAAATGACAGACGATGCTCTTAAAGAAGTAATTAAAACGCAGCTAGAGAAGGTACGAATGGCGGCTTTGCTCAATGGCTCGAAAGCAATCTGTGGCGTTGTACTTCAATACATTACAGAGTTTCAGAAGCAACCGGGCAAGAAGTCAGCAAATGATTATAAGAGATTGATTAAAAAAATTAGCAATTTCTGTGCGGTCAGTCTTAACAAGACTGTAGATGATGACGGCAATATCGTTGATGTAAAAAAGGAAGAAGAATAAGCAATACAACATTATAGGAGGAAACTATGCATAAGTTTACTGTGGCTCTAGATTGTGATGAGGTGTTGAATAACCTCATCGAGAAAACACTTGAGCTTTATAACGCGCGACATAGCACTCAATTAGCATTGGATTCTTTTACTGAATATGATTTCTATAAATGCCTTCCATTTGAAGATGCAGAAGACTTAACTGCTATGTTCCTAAAAAAAGAGCTGTGGGACTCTCTGTCTCCTGCTCCAGATTCGCAATGGGGAGTGAAAAAACTTATTGATAGTGGGTATGACGTTTATGTGGCAACAGCAACACATCATACTAATTTTAACTGGAAGATTGACTGGTTTATGAAAAACTTTCCGTTTATTGACGAGAAGCGTATCATTTGTATTCATAACAAGTCATTACTACATGTTGATGTCCTTGTAGATGATTGCGCAGAAAATCTAATCTCTACAAATCCTCTGGTTGATCGAGTGCTATTAGATAGACCTTGGAATCAGGGCATCCACGATGATGCTTATGGGATTTATAGAGTTCACAATTGGGAAGAGATTGTTGAACAGGTTGATGCCATTTATAAGGGCAATCAATATTAATGCATAATTTATTTTATATTTGAAAGGAGTTGTGCTTATGATAACACTTTATAGCACTCATTGTCCAAGATGCTGTATTATTGAGAAGAAGCTTAAGAGCAAGGGCATTGAATTTGAGCTATTCGACGATGAGGATGCAATGCTTGAAAAGGGGTTTAAAGAAGTTCCTAAGCTAGAAGTTGATGGAGTTCTGATGGATTTCAAAGAAGCAAACGAATGGGTAAATGGGGTGGTGAATTAATGGATATAACGCTTAAATTAACTAAGGACTTTGAACGCTGTCTTGAAGATTTAAAAAAGAAGTATGGAGAAGACTTCGAATATATTAACGGAGTACATCCATCTCAGCTTGATTTTAGTGAGTTCCTTGAAAAGTTTGTAGCAAATGATACAATGGCCGATACAACAATTGATCCAAACGCCAATGCAAGTCATAAAGACATTCGCTCATTTATGACTGAAAAGGGCAAGTCTGAAGACAAGTTGTTTGCGCTTAATAAAATCTTTCTTGAGATCAAAAAGAAATGGGGATTAAGAACTGCAAAGCAGTGGCTCGAACAGGAATTTAGCAAGGGACTTTATCTTAATGACAGTTCTACGGCCAGTTATTTCCCATACTGTTGGGCAAATGATTTTACAAGGCTAGCAACTGAAGGACTATTTTTCTTAAATAAATATAATGCACAGCCGCCAAAGCATCTCACTACATACTTTGATGATGTAATTGAATTTGTTTCATTTTTGTCTAATCGACAAAGTGGAGCTGTTGGAATGCCAAATGTACTTATTTGGGCATATTATTTCTGGAAGAACGATGTGAAAAATGGTTATTATCTCAAAGATCCTGACACATATCTAAGACAAAACTTCCAAAAGTTTATTTATCGTCTTAATCAGCCATTCCTTAGAATAGACCAATGTGCATTTACAAATGTGTCAATTTTCGATAGGCCATATTTGGAATCGCTATTTGGCGGTGTGGAATTTCCAGATGGAACATTTGCAATTGATGAAATTGAAGAACTTATTAAATGCCAGCAAGTATTTATGGAAGTTGTGTCTGAGACAAGAGAGCATAATATGTTCACATTTCCAGTATTAACTTACTCCCTCCTATATAAAGATAACAAATTCCAAGATGAGTCATTTGCACGTTGGTGCTCAAATCATAACATGAAATGGAGCGATAGTAATTTCTTTGTATCTGATAATGTTGGCGTGTTGTCTAATTGTTGCCGCCTTCTGTCCAACACTAAAAAGCTTGACGCATTTATCAACAGCATCGGTGGTACTGCTCTTTCTGTTGGTAGCTGCCGTGTTTCCACTATTAATCTTGTACGTATTGCTTACGAAAGCAAACTAAACAAGAAAAAGTATATTGATATTCTAAAAGATCGAGTATTGCTTGACTGTAAAGCGCTATATTCAATGAGACATATTCTTAAACGCAATATCGAGAAGGGGCTTCTTCCAAATTATCAAGAAGGAGCAGTAGAACTCGATAAGCAGTTTTGTACTATTGGCGGCATTGGCATGTATGAAGTCATGGATATGTTTAACCTAATTCACACTGATGAATTTGGTTACAAGTCTTATAGCGATGAAGCAGTTGAATTTGCTACACAAATCCTTGACACTATTAACGAAGTAAAAGACAATTTTGATTGTGATTTTAGTTTTAATGTTGAAATGATTCCTGCAGAAAATTGTGCAGGTGTTATTTGTCAGGCAGACAATCTCTTATATGAGCAGGATAAATATTTTATTTATTCCAATCAATGGATCCCTCTTACTGAAAAATGCACGATTCAAGAAAAGTGTAGACTTGGTAGCCTATTTGATGCAAAGTGTGGCGGAGGATGCATTGCTCATATTGACATTGAAAATCGTTTTGTTAATGAAGACGAGGCATGGAATATGTTAAATTATGTCGCAGAACATGGCGTTATTTACTTTGCTTTTACGACAAAGATTTCTGTTTGTGAAGATAGACATGCTTTTATTGGGTCTAAAAATTGTCCAACATGTGGTAAGCCTGTGGCAGATCAATTTGCTAGGGTAGTCGGATTTTATACCCCAGTATCATCATATCAAAAGATTAGAAAAAAGGAATTTAATCATAGACGCTGGTACGATGTATTAAATAAGGATGGTATTATGTAATGAAACTTAAAGGAGTAGTTATGGAGGACTTTGTTAATTATAAAAAGCCCTCCCTATTCCTAATAACTTCAAAATGTGATTGGAAATGTTGCAAAGAATTAGGAATAGATATATCAATATGCCAAAATGAGCCTATGGCAAAACAAGAAACAAAAGATGTCAGCGCAGAGTCAATATATAATGCATATATCAACAATGACATTACTAAAGCTATTATTTTTGGCGGACTTGAGCCAATGTTGCAATTTAAAGAGATGTTTGATGTGATTAAATGTTTTAGAGATCAAGGCTGCGATGACATGTTTGTTATTTATACAGGATACTATCCATACGAAATCACAGAAAAATTAAATAAGTTGTCTCAAAATTTTAATAACATTATTATTAAATTTGGAAGATATATGCCAAATCATAAAAATAGATATGACGATGTACTCGGCATTACACTAGTAAGTGACAATCAATACGCGAGGAGGATATCTTAATGAAAATCAAACTTAACCCGGATAAAGAGATAGTTGCAATTGCCAGACAGCAATTAAAAGAAACTGGCGGGTATTGCCCTTGCGTGTTGGAGCCGTTTAGAGATGCAAGCACTAAGTGTCAATGTGAAGAGTTCCGCCACCAAGTTGAGCAAGGAATTGAAGGAGAGTGCCATTGTGGTCTCTTTATCGCAACAAAAGATTAACAATACAAAATTATAATAAAGGAGTAATGAATAATGGGTGACATTACAAGAGAGAAGACAATTGAAGAACTAGAAGAGGAACTTAAGGCGGCATCTGAAGAATACAAGAGACTTAGCTCATTAGTTAAGCAGAAGAAGGATGCTGAAGAGGAAGAGAGAAATAAAAAGATCGAGGCTGTAAAGAAGAATCGTGCAGCAACTATTGAAAAAATGCTAACAGATGTAGACAATGAGATCAAGAAATATCTTGAGGATTATGGAACTTTCCGCATCAATAAGAGCTTCTATTATCTAAATTATATTTTTAACGGCAAGAGCCCAATCTGGTTTTGGTAATGGAGGATTTGCTGATGAACGCACATATTAAGTTTGCAAAGACAAGACATGGCGCAAAGATTCCTAGTAAGCGACAGGGTGATGGATGCTATGACCTTTATGTTTGTTTCGATGAAGAATTTGTTGTGATTCCGCCTCATACCGTAAAGTTAGTTCCAACAGGAATCTGTAGCACTTTTGATAGCAATTACCGCATTGGGTTTAGAGAACGCGGAAGTAATACAAAGTCCGCAATGTTCGTTATGGCTGGACAGATTGATTCTAACTTTACAGGAGAGTGGTTTGTAGCGCTCTATAATGGCAATGACATTCCTATCGAAATTACCAAGAATGTTTCAGAAGTTACAAAGGAAGAAGATTTCATTCGTGTTCCATACTGCAAGGCTGTTGCACAATTCGCTGTAGAAGAAATCCCTCAAGTAGAGATCGAAGAAGTTGATGTAGACTATATTGCAAATCTCAAGACTGAGCGCGGCGCAGGAATGCTTGGGAGTAGTAATAAGTGAATATTGGACAAATAATGACCGAGAAGATAAGGAGAGGTAATATGAAGAAAAAACCACTAGGATATCTTGGAGGAGATATAATGAGCTTCGGCTCAAATCTTGCAAGGCAGTATGAATATGATAAGTTTCTTAAAATGGGGCTGCCTGTGGAAGTGTACAGCCCTGTAATGAATAAATCTATTAATGATAAATCTAATATGACAGAAGAAGAAAACAATCACCTTGCAGAAAAGATTACAGAAGCAGATATTGAACGTCTTTGGAATAGTGATTTTGTCGTTATGTGCCCTGAACAAAGTGCAATTGGATCAATGTGTGAGACTGGTTGCTTATTCGGTTGGAAGTATATGGCAGAAAAGCTTACAGAAATCATCACAGAATGCGAAAATAATCACGCTCCATCTGACGGTACACTAGCTTGTCTAAAGAGAGAAATTAATCGTATTGCTGATAAACAAAATTATTTTCATTACTTTGATATTCGCACAAATCATCTTAATGAGAAGGATTGGCGTAGAAGTTTCAGTATTAATCAATTGCTATATGGCATGATCCTTTATGCCGCTAAAAATGGTGCTTTCGAAACATTTGATGAAATATTAGAGCATTTGGAGGGACTATATGGGAACAAGTAATATGATTTATGGAATTGGCGACAAGCCGCCGTTTGGGAAAATGATACTCTTTGGAGTACAAATGGTGTTGTCTGTGTTCGTTGCCACAGTGCTTATTGCAAACCTCTGCGGAGTTGCTACGTCTGGAGCACTTATAGGCGCAGCACTTTCAACTTTTATTTATATCTTTATAACTAAAGGCCAATCTCCTATGTTCCTGAGCAACAGCGGAGCCTTCGTCGCACCAGTATTATTTGCACTTGGTGTAGGTGGTTATACGGGTATAGCAATTGGAGGTTTAACGGCATGCGTTGTATATTGTATTTTGGGATTCATCTTCACTAAGATTCCATACCAATCAATTTACAATGTGTTCCCTCCAGCTCTTATTGGCGCGGTCACAACAGTAATTGGAGTGAATCTAATGGGTTTCATTTCTGGCTACGTCGGAGAAACTGGACAATGGGGAATCGTTGTGGCACTAATTACAACATTCTCTATTGCGCTTATTTCTCATTATGCTAAAGGCATTGTGAGAATACTACCATTTTTGCTTGGTATATTAATTGGATATGCAATCGCAGTACTCCTTACAGTTACAGGAGTATGTGCTCTTGTAGACTTTTCCGTATTTAATAATCTTAAATTTGTACAAATGCCAGATTTTGCTTTTACTCATTGGGGAGCAATTGAATGGAGCACTATTATCCCTATAGTTGTTATGTTTGTAGCATATACTGTATCTGCTTGTATGGAAGCTCTTAGCGATCATGCTGCACTAGGCGGAATCATCGGAGTAGATCTTTATGCGAAGCCCGGACTTGGTAGAATCTTCTTTGGTGAAGGATTAGGCAATTTAATTAGTGCATGCTTTGGTGGTCTTGGCTCATGTAGTTACGGAGAGAGTGTAGCGACGATTGGATTCAGTCGTGTAGCATCTGTATGGGTGACAGCAACAGCAGCAGTTCTTCTTGGACTACTTGGTTTTATTGCACCAGTTCAAGCATTTATAGCTTCAATTCCAAGCTGTGTATTTGCAGGAGCGGCTATTATTCTTTATGGTTTTATCGCATGCTCTGGTGTTAAGATGTTACAGAAAGTAGATCTTAATGTACAGAAGAATCTGATTATAGTATCTGCAGTTTTGTCTCTTGGCATCAGTGGACTAGTTGTTGGTGGTCAAGTAATTTCATTCTCTGCAACTGCACTAGCTTTGATTGTCGGTGTAATTCTTAATCTAATTCTTCGTAACAAGGAGTGATAAATATGCACACAATTTTCCTAATTGTTGGTAAGAGTGGGTCTGGGAAAGACTCACTCGTTAACCAACTATGCAAAGAACATGGATATAGACAGCTTAAATCATATGCGACCCGCACTCGTAGAGATGGTGAGGGAGATACGCATACGTTTATTACACCAGACGAAGTAGCTCAGTATAAAGATCAAATGGTGGCTTATACGTGTATATCTGGCTATGAATATTTTTCAACTAAACAGCAGTTACTCGATTCAGACTTCTATGTAATTGACTATCGTGGGATCGAGTATATGCACAATCTCTCACTTGATCTTTCTGATGTTCGCTTCGTAACTATCTATATTCACGTACCAGATGAAGTTCGTGAAGAACGAGCAATTAATGGACGAAAAGATAATGCACTAACATTCTATAAGCGTTGTTTTAATGAGAATGAACAGTTCACAGAAATGATAATGCGAGACGATTTTGATTACGCGATTTCAAATGTTAATTTTGATAAAGCATACAAAGTTCTTAAAACAATCGTAGAGGAGGAATTAAAAAATGATTAAGCGCAATATTGTAGAAACTGTTTATGAATATGACAAAGACGGTAAGTTGACGAGAAAGTCAGTCACAGAAACGCATGAGACAGATGACGAAACGAGATATCCTCTTACAGATTCTGTGCTCACAACTTTATACAACAATTGCACCACAACTACTTCGTGTGAGTGTCAAGATAAGTGCGGCTCTTGTAATGATGATTTCTGATCGTGAAGTGCATATAAATGTACAAAATTAAATAACAACATGTCGGTAGTGTAATCTTACATTACCGGCATATTTATTTATCAAAATTCAATTATATACTATGAAATATAGCAGGAGAGTGATAATATGAATTATATAACAGTGAAACAACTATATGAAAAACTAAATACACAACATCCGGGGTTAATTGGTATTAATGCTGTTTATGAACTTGTTAAACGTAAAGATTTTCCATCAGTAAGAATTGGTAATAAATTTCTGATCATTGAAGATAAAGTTGATGCATGGTTTGAGAAAAAATCTTTAGCATATAAAAGATAAATATTGCAATGCATTGCATGTTGTGGTACAATAAAATTGTGGTAAATGATGTGGTCAAATACAAAATTACAATGGAGGAAACACTGATGGTTACTAGGAAAGAGCTTCTTGATAATATAATAACTTGGGACATAATAATCCCTTTTTAAGCTTTTTTATAGAAGCCCTCTAAATTATTGCTATAAGCCATTTCACAGCATTTTTCTCTTCATGAATAATCACTTATTTTTATGCGTTTTCACTACTAATTATGGCATAATTGTGGTATTTTTGTGGTACGAATTTTATAGTTGACCATATCATTAACCAGCGATTATAATATAAATACAAAATAATTTTGTATTGTTGGAGGGATGTTTATGGCAAAGAAAAGAATGAATGGGGAAGGTTCTTGGACACAACGTGATAATGGCACTTGGAAATTATCTGTATCATATAAAGGCATTGGAAGAAAATATTTTTATGGAGACAAACAAACTTGTTTACAGAAAAAATTAGAATTTGAATCATTGTTGAGTAAAGGTATAATAGGAGAAAAAGATATTCTTTTTAAAGATTTCGTAGAATCATGGCTTAAGACTGTAAAAAAGCCAACAGTTAAACAACACACTTATGACAACTTAGAATTTGTAGTAAAACAATATATGATTAAGCCATTAGGAAACTTAGAATTAAAACAAATAGATGGACATTTAATCCAAACATTTATTATAAATAAACTCAAAGAAGAGGGATATTCATATCAAACAGTTAAGCACGTTTATGCACAACTTGGTTCAATATTTAAATATGCAATGTTAAGAGGGAAGGTTAGTACAAATCCAATTGCAGAAGTTGTATTACCAAAAAAGACTTTGTTCAAGAATAAAGAAATAAGATATTTGTCAGAGAATGAGCGTAAAGCACTTATAGATACTTGCTATATGAGGAATAAGAACGGTTCATTTTTCTTTAAAAATGGCCCATTTTATGTGTTTATTTTATACACTGGTTGTCGTATTGGAGAAGCTCTTGCACTAAAATGGAGTGATATTGATTTAGAAAACAGAACTGTAACTATTGCCAGAACCATGATCACAGTAAGAAATACAAGCAAGCATACTAGCACACGTCGTGATCAACATTCCACAAAGAATGGAATCACTCGTACAGTTTATTTGTCCGACATGGCATTACAGGCGCTATTGGACATCAAAGAAACACATAAATATGATCCAAATGGATATATACTACCGGGGACTCATGTAGACAAACCAATAACATATGTAACTGCACATGGAGGATTTAAACGTATTATTAAACAAGCAGGGATTAAGAATTGTAGTATACATTCTTTGCGCCATACGTTCGTTAGTTTAATGATAGGGAATAATATCCCTCTTCCTATGGTAGCAGATATGGTTGGACATATAAACACATTAACAACAATAAGAACCTATACACATTTATTAAAAGAAACGCAACTGGAAGCAATGAAAGTTATTAAAGATTTAAGATAAAGGGTGGTTTATACCACTCTTTTTATTTTTGCATTGCAAATGATACGAGGATGAAGTAAAATAGTATGAGAGGGGAGTGATAAATTTGGAAATAAAATCAACAGAAACTACAAACTTTACCTTACGCATGCCGATTTCACAACGTCTCCAACTTGAGTTTATAGCTAAAAAAGAGTCAAGAACTGTGACTAATTTAATTAATATGATATTAAAACAATATGTAGAAGAGTACGGTCGCGCAAAAAAATAGGCTAGAGAATATTTTCTCTAGCCTATAAATATTTATTAAGACTTCAACCAATCCTGATGCTCATAATATTTCACAATTTCATGATAAAATTCAGACCCAGTGGAATTACAATGCAACTGATTGGTGTACTTTGAGTATATTTCATCAATATGTAATTTTTCTTCTGGATATATCTTCATACCACGAGCACATTTAGAAGCATATTCTGACAGCTCTGCTTTAATCCTGTCCCTTTCATTTTCTAAAACTCTCGTATCTAATTTATCAAGTCTTGCGTCTATACCTTGCATATGAGCAAGAATTTGTTTATCTGCTGCGTCGCTCTTTTTCTCTTGAATGTCTAGCTTCTTTTCCTGAACATCAAGTTTTTTTGATAACTGATGAAGCTGATTTGTATGTTCATCCATCGTAGATACCAACTCGTCTGATTTCATCACTTTGCGGATCCAATTTTCTATTCTCTTTCTTGTCGGTTTTAACACTAAACCTAAAAATGTAATAATTACTGTAATACAGCTTAAAAAGCCAGCAATATCTCTAATTATTTCAAACATTGTTTATTTCACTCCAAACAACATAATATTATTCTCCTTTTAATATATCAATCTCTTGCTGAAGTTCTTGGCACTTTTTAACTAACAATGGGATAATCTCGTCATAGGCTAATGAATAGTTTGTCCTTTCCTTTGTTTCCATATCTTCATCATAATGAACAATACCTATTTTCTGTTCTGCCTCTTTTGATTGCAATAAAGCTTGTTCTACATCTTGTGCAACGAAACCATAATGTATAGTATCTGAGTCTTCATTTTTCAATCTATATTGAACTGGTTTTAAGTCATCTATTATGTCAATATCAATATCTGAAATGTCTCGTTTCAAATTCCTATCAGAATCAACTTGTGGAGACGAAGCAAAACTTGCTGCCCATTCACAGCGGAACAACCCTTTGTTGTCAACTTGTTTTTGTGCAAAACTGCCAATTGCAATTGAGCTATTGTCACCAGAAATATTTAATGGTACATTCTTTGTCCCAACATTTGTGTAAAACATAGCGTATTGACCAACACTGTCAGAGATAACAATTTTGAAATCATATGCGGTGTCTACAGCGAAAGAAGCATTTTTATACGTATATGTGTAGCTAGTTCTATCACTAGCATCATCTTTCACAACAACACTATTTAATTCGGAATACGTAGCATCTGAACGTTTTTTACTATATGCTTTAATTTTGATATTGTTATTGCCACCCAACGTATAAAACGACGCATTTAACTGGTGTGTAACATATTGCCCAGACCCATTCATGCTACCATCTGCGTTGCTTCTAAACGAAGTTATTGAAGTAATAGTTGGGGGATTATAGTCGATTATTGTAATTTCTCCTGTTGTGCTTGCTGTTCTCCCACGACTATCTGTAACAGTGACTGTATAAGTTTGTTTGCCAGCGACAGTTAGAGTATGACTCGTCATACTATATGAAGTTGCTGAACCAGTTTTAGTCTCGGATAAGTTCTGCCCATTAATCACACATTTCGTGATAGTAGAACCATATGACCCGACAGCATACACTGTCCACGTAACAGCAGAATTGTTTTTAACATACATTCCACATCCAGAAGGATTTGTCCTATCAATAGATGAAGTAAAACTATTGATAGAAGGTTTCATACTATTCTGGACATATAGCATAAAATTAATTGTTTTTTCGCCAATTATCGTTCCGCCATTGTAAGTAATACATTTTAACGTACCAGTTCCATACTGAGAACTTGGAATCTGTAACGCTAAATCAATTGGTGGTGTCCAACTAACAGAGGAGCTTGACGTCTTTGTCGCAATAGTACCAGACTTATTACCAAATTTATACTCTAATGTATGTGTAAAAGAAGATACCGCTTTTGAAATGCTAATTGTTATTGGTAAACCTATAGTCGTGCCAGACACACTAATACTTGAAGCTCTTGGAATCTGTGGCAAGTCAACATAATAATCATACCTTGTGCTACTAATGGCATAAGTATAAATAGCTGCCTCTGCCCACGCGGAGAATGATTGCGTGCCATCAGAATTGTGCGTTAAAGTAAAACTACCAGAACCAAGGGGTTCCCCTACATGCATTGCAAATCTGTCTGCACGGCTATACACTGTAACACCTGCAATGTTAACAGTTACAGGGCCTGTCATAACATAACTGTACTGGCTGCCGGTTCCGCCTGCTGACATAACAGTCCAATATATTGTAGACGTATTGTTTGCAACACTTTGTGATGAATACCATTCTACTCTAATCCTATCAGGATATTTGCTTCCAGCAGCATTATATACACTTGTTTCGAATGCACCACTTGATGCAGTTGCCATAAAATATCACCTCCACGTTATTGTATTGCGACAATAGATAAGCTTCCATTGCTTTCTATTTGAAGTTTAAAATTGCCTAAAGAAATAGATGATAGTTTCTCTTCTGTGCCAACTTTTAAACTACCCTCAATTTCTGCTTGTTTCATGTATGCAGTATCATTCGCAAAATAAGTAATTGGAATACCAAATTTAATTTCTGGATCTGCAAAATTTTCACCCTTTGAACTTATCGGCTTATATTGGGCAGACAAAAAGTCTGGGTTCTTATAATAATCGTAGTAAGTGACGTTATTTTCTTGATGAACGTATAAAACATAATCGTAATTATTATATCCATTTTGTGTTGGTTCTGAGTCTACTGTTATAATTCTGGCCTTGCGGCAGAATTCAATTCTTTGCGCAGAAACTCTTGAAAAGTATTCACCAGAACCATTATTTTCGCCAACAACTAATCCATTATCACCATCAAAACTAAAGAAAGAAAGCTTCTCTGCGGCGTCACCTTTGTTCATTGTGACTGTTCCGTCTTTATCAACCATAAACGCATACGTTCCATCTTCTTGTTCCCCAATGCAGATTTGACCACCAACTATACTGCTACCTTCTATCAGACCAGCGCGAACGCATCCAGCCAGAATGCCCCAGTATTCCTCTCCTTCAATAGTGTAATTACCAAACACGGATTTCGTTGTTTGGAAATTGTCGTCAGAATACAAGAATTTGTTGTTTGTAATCCAGCCTTCATGCTTGTCTAAAACACCATCTACGACCTTACGAAGATGAATACCATAATTATCCCATGAAACACTTTGCCCTGCAGAATTAGATTTAATGGAAATCGTTGCATCAATTAAGCCGTTTCTAATTCTTTCGTCTATAGCAGTAGCCACATCATATCCTTTTTGCCAATAAGATGAACCACTTGCTACAGCCTTACCAGCGCTAACTGCTTGTGCCAATAGATCAGCATGAATATCACCTTGGTCTTTTGCAGATAATAAGTCTCCGAAAGTACATGAGAAATTACTTAAGTCAGAAAAATTCAACTGGACTTCGAGCAACCTTGCCTTTTTGATAAAGTCATCTCTCATTTTGACTTTGACAAAATTGCCAAGGCTAAACTGATTTAGAATAGGGGCAAACTCAGGCATAGCATAGATATTTCTCATAGAAGCAGAGAAAGACAACTTCGGCTGAGAAATCTTTTTAAGTTCTTTTTGCCCTGCAACTAACAATTCTTTCTGCGTATTAATTTTATCTAAGTCAGTATCAATCTCTGTGACACAGAAACAATCATCAGAATATTCATCTTCTCTTAAGAATAATGATAATCTGTCTAAGTTTTCTGGAGTAAAGTTCTTGTTAACGCTTATATCTTCTGATATTAACGTAATTTCATTTTGTACTTTCTGAATCTGCGCTTGAATATCTTCAACTGCCTTTTGTTTGTTCTCTAGTTCCTTCTTGGCTGCGTTAAGCTTATTAAGATTGCTTATATATGCCTTGTATTCGTTGCTATCTTCGTCTTTTTTATCCCATTCTGCAGCAATTTGTACGTCTTGAATTGAAGAATATATGTCTATTTCTTCTTTAAGAGAGCTAATACCTTCGGCACCAAAAACCAAATCCCTTTCTTTCCAGACATAAGTATAATTTTGTTCTTCTTTACCGGTCTGCTCATCATTTACAACAGAGACTTTAATTTCGCAAACATAATACTTAGAAGCGACTTCATTTCCATTGTTGTCTTGGTTAACTATCTTATAAACTTCACCAAGATTGTCTACACTTGCCTCTGGTAAATAAAGTCCCGCTTGATCAAAATTATCTGGAGTAACAATTTTCTCAGTAATCTTATATTCGTCTGGAACAGAATTTTCTTCGGTTAACTGATCGTCTATTAATTGATACAATCTCTTCAATGTTTCTGTATAGCCTTCCACCTTTACAACATAGTCTCTGTCTTTTGGCTCGTAAGAATCCAGTTTTGGGTAGACATCTGTAATTAATATTTGGCCATCTCTAGCATTAGACTCAACAACTAACAAAGCATTTTCGGCCTCGATAGTCTTGACAATAAGTTTATCTCCATTTTCAAGCGCGGCATACACTGTCAATGTTTTGGTAGTTTTGTCGTACAGATATCCATCTTCACCTTCTGAAATTGTTTCAGTTAACATCGAATCAGGGGATTTCTTTTCAACGATATGCTTTGAACCAATGTCGTTTTGTAGCACAAAATGATTATCTAAAAATTCAGCGGAAACTGTATCTCCAATTCCTAAACTAGTGGTAATAGTTAATATGCTAGAATTAAATGTGTAATCTTCAGTAATATTGTCATTAATTCTAACAGAAGTTAATGCTTTATTACTATTTGAAACAACAAATGATTTCTTAATAGTTTTAAACAAAACTATATCGTCCTGACTGAGCCTACTATCATTAACAACTAAACTATTTTCATTTTTGTCATAAGTATAATCATTAACGTCAACAGTTAGCTCTTGTGTCTTCCCGTCATTTGAATGGCGCAAAATACACACTGCCGCAATATTTTCATTTGCAGACAATTGTTTAACATCGAAATGAGTGTCAATAGACGCTACAACCACAGAGCTATTTATCAAAAGATTGTCCAGAGAAATAGTTAATTTTTTAATACTATAATCGTACTCATATTGTTTAACACCAATTTCTTTGCCATCAACGAGCACAGATACTATTTTGTCTTTTGGCAGAGATAGAGAAAAAGATTTTGGAACAAATTCTATTACAATTTGTTCTCCACTAAACAATAAGTCTAAATTAGAAACTGTGACAACATTATCCGAAAAAGTGTAGTTAACTTTCTGAGAATTAATTTTGACAGATAATATTTGTTTATCGTACTGTTGGCTTTCAAACTTATTATTAACTAAATTTATAACAACTCTATCGCTGGGATTTAATTCATTTATTGTTAAAATGTTTCCATCCAAATTATATCCCTGCTGCTTCTCGCCATTTACCATTACGGACACAATTTCCTTGTCGTCATCATCGGATAAATCAAACTGCGTATCAATTGATTCAACTCTAATAGTATCTCCTACGGACAAGCCATTGATAGTTAGTTGTGCCCCGTCCAGTTCATACTTAGAAAAGTCCGTGCCATTTATCTCCACGGAAACGATTTTGTCTCGAAGTTTTTCTAAAGTAAAACGATTTTGAATATATTCTACTTCAATAATGCTTCCATATTTTATTGCGTCAGTGTCATTAATAGTAATAGTTGACCCAGTAGTGTTCACAATATATTTAACATCATTTTCATCAACTTTAACAGCAGCTATTGCATATCCGCTTGGAATAGACACCTGAACGCTTGTAAACAATGTGCCATTTGGTGTGCTGATTTTTATTTCGTCTCCAACAGATAACGAGACATTGATTGTTAAATATTTTTCATTGCCATTTGTCACATAAGAATATTCAGATGACATCAACTCACGAGCGCCATTAATAATAATCTTGCTGTCTTTTGTAATCACGCTCTCTATTACGAACTTATTCTCACATGTGATTACTTCAACTGTATTACCAGTTGTTAACAAAGACTTATTAGTGATTTCTAATTTGTTGTTTGAATATTCATAGTTGGTGTTATCTACTTCTTTGCCTTCAATTTTTACAATGCTATTCTCATTAAAGTTAAAATCTGAGGGAAGAGTAAATATATACGAGCCATCGAAAGTGAAAGTTGCAACATCTTCTTGTGCAGTTATCGTTTCGACCTGCATATTTGGCTCATTAAAAGTTTCATTTTTTCTATTAACGGCAATCTCTTCAATCTCGCTGTTAATTTTATATTCCTTAATAACTTTATCTATATTATATGAAACTGTATCTCCATTTACATTGAATTGTTCTTGTGCGCTTTGTACGGGGAGCTGTTGTACAACGCCAGCGACAAAATCCTCGCTCGTCGTCTTTACATCAAAATACTCTTCTGTTGATCCGCTGATATCCTTGCTATAAAACCCACTCATGTACTTAGACTGCTTGTCCATATAGTATTTATATTCTTGGTACAAGCTATCTCCCATCCACTCTGGAGTGCAATAATAATCTAAATTCATAATAGAAGGTAGTCCAAAGTTAACATTTCGAATATCTAAATCGTCCGACCCTTTAACTGTAAGAACGGTCTTTATATCATCTGCCGAATAATTAACTTTCATATCATTTGATAAATTTTCAAACGCAATAATAACATCAGTATCATATTTATGCTTAAATTCGTTAGAAACTTCAATAATGTCTCCTTGCGCAGGTACATTATCAAAAGACAATTCTTTTGTAGTCAAATTGTATTTATACTCTGTGACAACATGGCCATTAATTGTGATATCAGTATCTGTAGAAATATCATTTTGTAAATTGAAAATGTTCGTTTCTCCATCTCCAATAAAGCGTTCAACTTCATTTTCTGCATAAATGCTAATTGTATTATTAATTGTGTCGAACTCAACATAACATTTAAATGTTTCGCACATATCATTCATAATGAAATCATAAATGGACTGACGATCAATTTCAAAACTACGGCTCTGTTTTGCTAATTCTTCATCAACATGTCCTACTGTCCACCCATATGCTTTTTGTAAAACAAGATGAATTAAACTATGTTCGATATCATCTGGATTATATAGAACGGCTCCATCAATACTACCAACAGTATCTCCAACGTCGCCTTCGTTGATAATGAAATTTTCAAGATATCTTTGAGACAGAGAATACTCTAGAGAATAGGCATTGATATGTTTATATTCTTGAATACCATTTCCATCAATCTCTGGGTCTTGTAATTGGAAATAACCGAACCCCTCTAGATACACAAGTCTAAGCCCCTCAACGTAATCATAGTACGGCGTTGGCTTTGTCTCTCCGGTAATAATATCACAATAAATAGAAGGGACATCAAACGAAATTTCACTAAATGAGTTAAATTTAAAAGTACCTTCTAGATTAGTCGTATTTAATTTACAAATCTTTTCTTTGTTCGTCTGGCACAAAACCACATTAGGAGCGCGATAAGTGTCAGACAATAAATCTTTTGGTAGTTGCATTTCTTTCACCTGCCTTTATTGTGTAATACTTACTTGCCGTACACTCTTTTTAATAATTAATTCACCGTTCACTACTTCTGCATCAAACTCATTAAATGGACATATACTGCCATTGTCTTCAAGCGTTAATACGCCATTTTCAACATCTGTACCAGTTTCAAACTTCACACTCTTTAATTCTCCTCTTACAATCATCTTGTGTATCTTCCTGTGTTCTTCAACTTGAATATTAGTCCAAAGTGGAGGATTTTTGGTTGTATCCCCTTTAATCTTTACGGTCGCTCCATCAACCCAAATTGCCAAACCATCTTTCAAGTCATAGTCATTTAATAGACCATCTGTGACTTTCATTGGATATCGAAATTCTATTGTTAATGTGCCTGAACCTTCTGCACAAAATTGATTTGTCCCTGCCGACAGCATTGGAAATACAAAATTAAAATCATCATTAAAGATTCTTTTCTCATTATTAGAATAAACAACAAAGTTATTATCTATTGTAACTATTTCGCTTGGTTGCAAATTGTTAAACACAGTTTCATTGTTTAATGTTTCGTTTTTAATTGATAAGCTTGTACAATTATCACTATTTTCAAATGTCACTTTCGGATAAACATAAGAATAGAAATCATCACTCTGATTATCAATAGCGAATGCTGTTTTTTCATTAACATTAATTACAACAGGGGCTTGTGCTTTCGAATATGCCCATGGACTTACTGAAGTAAATTGTGCAATAATGCCTATTACTCGCGCATCTATTTTTTGAAGCTGCACATTAGTAAACCTACCGAGATAAGAACATACAGTATCCCCGTCTTTATCACAAACGTCCATCCACGCATTTCCCCTAGAGCCAGTCAACCAACGCAATGTATTTCTAACTTTATATGGGGCAATATCAGAACCGTCAACTTCAATAAATGTAATAGATGGAGTTGCAACAGAGCTATATTTTGCTCCATAATCTGTACGAATTGACCCATCATAACTGTCCGTGTAAACCGGCTCCATATCAAGATAAGAATCAACTGCACCATTATCTGGATCAAAAGTGCTGACAATAAGCTCTAAATCATAATTTGTTTGCCCGCGAAAACTAATTTTAGGATGATATATTGCCAAGTATAACACCTCCTAATTTTAAACTTCTATATGTAAAATAATTTTGTATTGTTAATTAAATTGCAGAATAAGCTGCTCATACTCTTCTTGAGTTATATATTTCATTGTAAACCCGCAGGTTTGCTGACGATCACCTCGACATACTTCTGAAGCATGCCCCTTCATAATGCGCTTCCCATATAAATCTTCCGACATGCGTTCTAACTCTGAAGCGCTTTGAAATACTCCAATTTGTATATTGTTTCTAAATAAAGCGAGCGGTTTTGCAGTCGATTTAATTGCTAAATGTTTCCTATTTTCTTCTGCTACTTTTTCAGTATATTCACACAGTCCAATCTCATTACCTATTTTTAAATATGAAACAACAGTGCTCGTAGAAATATTTGTAATTGTAGCTATTTCTTTTGTGCTTTTATTTCCATCATTCCACAAGTTGGCTACTTTTACCACCATACTATTAATAGCATATCTATTTGCCATATTCCAGTCTACAACAGACAAATCAAAAAGATTATACAGCTCGCTATTTAAAATTTGATTCTTTATAAATTGAAACCTGCTAGTTAATTCAGGATAATCGCAATTTATTCTAATCATATCAATATGATGTTCTATTGCAATTATATCTTTAAATTTATCTATTTGTTGTTGGTCATAAGAATTTAGAAATATATTTTTGTAATGAAAAGCACCATCCATTTCTAAAAAATATTTATTATTAGATGTCTCAAAGTAAAAATCATACCTACAGCCATTTGTAATCCAATTAAATCCTGTAGTCATTTTAGATATCTCGTTTTGAAACTTAATACCAAGCTGTTTTAATATATTATACATAAATTTATTTGGATAGCTTAATCCATCAGAGCAAATGTTACACGAAAACCCACGATTAGTTAATTTCCCGATTTGTTTATATTTTTCTGCTCCGCAAATTGGGCACCGAGTTTTCACTTTTATGCCACTGTGTGAGGGATATCTATATGCGTCTTCTATATTGACTAAATATTTAATTAATTCTGGATTTGTATCATAAATTGGACGTTTTAATATATAGCCCAAACGACAACCTCTTAAAGAATCAACGCTAATTCTTTTGCCAACTAAATCAGTATATCCATCAATATAAATTATAACACTCGATTTTTTATGCTCATATTGTAATATTCGCAAGTAACTATTTATTTGTCCGTATTGAAATTCTATATCTATTCCGACTGAATGCACCCAATCTATATTCCCACAAACGTCATGAGGGAGTTTATCTACATTAATCCATTTCTGTATAATAGTACCTTTCTCCATTCCCATAAATTATCATCCCAATCATAAGTTAATTTTTATTTTTTTGGATTGGTTGCTTCCCATTCTGCAAGTGCGCACAAAAATATTTTATTTTTTTCAAATGCATAAAATTTTTTCCCTGTTACGATGTCGTTTGCAACCAAAAAATAGTTAATATTATTTTCTAACAAGTAGTTCTTTAAGCGTTCGCTATAACACCTATAAACGTCTTTATTAGTCATGACTTTGTTGTCTCTCCTTTACTATATATAATTAGGAGAGGATTTAACTCTCCTAATTATATTATATATTACCTACAAAATCTCTTAAGGCTATTATTAAGAGATTTCATGCAATTATCGAATTCGCTTCTGACCATTTTTTGTAGCTCTGGCATTGTATCATTAGAAACAGCATCAACATGCACAAGACTACCAAACTCCATATTTAGCTCTATATTATTGTTTGTAACATAAGGCACATTAACAGATGGAGTGCTCCTCTCAAGCACTTGTGTTGGATCTAAAGATCCAAGTTTCATTAAATTTGATGTAATGTCATGAGGAATCACAGAACTGCCTTTACTTAAATATTGTAAACGGCCATCATTGCCAGCATGCAAAACTAACTCTTCCCCAAGTTCATCAATAATGGCCATCTGGTCATGAGGAATTTTCTTTGTGCCGTGCGCGTAATAGCCTTCTATATCACTTAATTTTACCCAACCAGTATAACCGCCATTTCGTCCAATAAGCACCTCATCGCCACTCACTTGATAAACTGTGAAAGTAGATCCGGGAACCCATGATTGCATCCTCGTTCCGTTTCCACCATCTCTTGAGAAATGCGTTGCAGAACTCTTAACAGTTACAGACGAACCATTTGATGGTGGCGCTGGTGTTGCTGGTGCAGGGGATGGACTTGGCTGCTGCGCTGGTGTCGGCGGCGTATATCTTGCACTCTCTGTCTTGTCTTTCTTGCTATTTGTTGCATTAATTATGCTATTCGCAGTCTTATCTGCCTCAACTTGTAAATCTATAAGCTCTTGTTTTAATAGCTTTAATTGTCCAGTAAATGCACTCATAGAAGTATCAAGCTGGCCCTGATATGTGCCTATAGCATCTACGCCATCAAGCCAAGGCTTAGTTACGGAATCTGACAAAGTAATTCCGTATTTATCTGCTATATCTGATAAGTTTTGTGCTAATAGCTCAGTATTTGCAGCAATAGTTGCATAGCTGTCTTGAATAATTTGGTCTTCATTTTTAAGAGACTCATCAAGTGCATCCATTTCATCTTGCTTGTTGTTTTGATAATCTTCTAGTTGCTTATCAAGTGCATCTTGCTGTTTCTCTACGCTATGATCATAATACAATTCTTCAAGCTCTTCTTTTGCTTGAGCAAGCTCTACCTGAAGCTTTTTCTTTTGTGCAATTGCAGATGCAGAATTGTCTCCCGATATTACTGCGAGACGCTTTTCAATATCTGCTATATTCTTCTGTTGCTCGGCAACTTGTTTAGAAAAGTCGTGACTTTCTTTTTGAAGATTGAGCTCTTCTTTTTTCCTGTCGATAAGTTTTGAATAAGCATCAATCTCTTTTTGCATGCCATCTTTGACAGCTTGAATGCGAGTCTTATTTAAATCAATGAGAGACTTCTTTGCAGATTCTTGTGCCTCAATCGCACCCCATTGATTCTCTTTAAGTTCTGCCAACTTTTCGTTATACTCGTCTGTGCTATACAAACCAGCAGCATAATCTTTTTCAAGACGTGCAATTGCTTCACCATATTGTTCAACTTTGAAATTAGCAACCTCTAATTGTTGCGCAAGTAAACCGAGAGCCGTAACACCATCTTTAGTCCAATTGCCTGCGTCATCCACTACTTTCTCTTCATCAGCAACTAGATTATATAAATGAGAAAGCTCAGAATCAACATTGTCAATCCTATTAATTAGCTTATCAAGGTTGTCCCAATAAAGATCGTTTATACTATTTTGAAATCCTTCAATGTCCTTCTTGCATTCAAGAATGGCATCATCAACATCGAAAATAGCATTCACCATTTCATACCAATCGTCAGAACCTACTTGAACATCTCCAGATTTAACCGCATTATCTAAAATTCCTTGCAATGATGCTCGTTTGTTGTTTAAATCTTCAATCTGCTTTTTAGAATCTTTCATCAATTCCTTATAAAAATTCTCAGAAAGTCTTTCTCCAGCCTCATCCAAAAGATCCATTTCTGCCTGAATTAAATTTGAATGTTGTTCAGTTACACCAACGATATTCTCAAAGTCATCTGCAATGTCTTGTAATTGTTCAAGACGTTTAGCTGAAATTTCAGCAATAGATTCTAAGTAATTATTCTCCGCATCTTCTGCCTTGGAAGACCATGTGCGATACTCTTCAATTGCATCTGCGATTTCGCCTTCATTTTCTCCAACAAAATCTTTAATTGCAATGGCTCCATTTTTTGCCATCTCTTGATATTCTGCTGGCACTTCAGACAGCAATTGAGCGGCTTTTTTATTATATGTTGCAGCAGCAGAGAAATAGGTTGACGCTTTTTGCTTCTCCGCATTTACAAGGTCTTCGTATAGGCTATTTTTATCTCCTACTTGAGACGTGTCGTCGAGGAAATTTTCTAGCCTATTCGTAGCATTAGTAATAATATTTTCAATTTCATCAAGCCTATACTCAATAAAATCAATTGTTTGCTTCGCATCATCTACTGCATCTTCCACAGAGTCTGATGCGGCAGAAATATCTCCTGCTGCATCGGAAATGTTACTAGCAGCACCGCTCCATGCATCTACCCAATTATTAGAACCATTTTTAAATATTTCGTCAAGTCCTGTATATCCATCAAATAAACCATAATGAGCATTCCCTTCAGCAAAAGACATTCCACCAACCATTCGTCCACGTGAAGTTATATGACCATTTTTAAGAAGTTGCTCGGTTTGCAAATGATTAAAAATAATATCTCCACGCTTCAAATTAATCATTTCCGCGCCATCATCGCCTATGGTCTTCCATTTTCCATTACGGACTAAAGTCTCTTGGCCAAGCTCTCCTACAAGTGCATTATGTTCTGATGATTGAACGCCCCAACTTCCTGTTGCATGAGCAGTTCCATCTACACCATTTATACCAGACTGTTGGCCACTATATGAACCACTACCAACTTTTCTTTCATTAATAGTATACGTCGTAGTTTTAGTTGTTGGAATGTTGTCCCAATAATTAGATATTTTACTAGCACTCGATTCACCTGTACCAACAACCGTATAAGTAGTTGTTGCTGGCTCATTTAATTTATCTTTTTCTGTGTTTAGTGCATCAACCTTTCCTTGTGCTTCTTCTGTATTTGCACTAACGGTAAATGTAATTCCATTAGATTCCCAATTTTGAAGCTTTTCAATTGTGCCATCTTGTTGCTCTTCTGAAGTTTTTGTAATGCCGTATGTTAAACTTATTGATTTAAGTTGTGGCTCAACAGTAGCAATAAGATCATTACACGCCGTCGTCAACTCTTCAGCGGACATTGCATCAACTTTAATTCCAGCATCTAATAGCACTTTCTTTTGATCTTCTGGCATTTCATCTATTTTTTCCTGTATTTCCTCTTTAGATAGACCTTCAAAATTCAACCCGGCATCTAGTAAAACTTGCTTCTGATCTTCTGGAAGCGCATCAATTTTGGCTTGCAGTTGCTCTGGAGTTATTTTATCAACATTAATGCCAGCATCGAACAATACAGTTTTCTCTTCTTCTGATAAGTTTTCTCCGCTCAAATATTTTTTTGCAGTATCAAGTTGCTTTGAAAGATTATCAAAATTAGCCTGAACAGTAACAATAGTTGGTTCGGTAAGTTCTTTTCTTTTTTGATTTAAAAGTTCCGCCTGCTCCGTAGTCAATTGTATTGTCCCATTGTCATCTACATTAAGCTTAATTGCATTACCATTTGCATCTACCAATCCAAGAGCTTTGGCTAAAGCATCTGCTTGTTCTTGTGTAATCTTCATCTCTCCAGTAGTCGCTTTATAAATAGCTTCTAACTGTGAATATTGACTTGCATTTTTAGCTGCTTTAGCAGTAGCATCATCTAAGGCTTTAGAAGCATCTTCTTCTGCCTTGCATAATTCATTCCATCTGTCTGTATTATATGCAACCCATTGTCCATTTTTGTCGTACTCGCCGCCAGCTTTTAAATATTCTGCTTTTGCAAGAGACGCTTTTTCTAATGCTTTTGTTTGATTATTAATTTCTTTATCGAATTTATTTGTAGTTAAATCAGAAAGAACGTCACTCCAACTCGCATCATATTTGGCAAATTCAGTAAGCATTGCAACAACTGCTTCTTTTGTAACACCAGCGCCTTCTGCCCCTTCATTAATTTTGTCCACAAACTGATCTATTGACTCTACACCATCTGCCAAGAAGAAGTTTCCATTTTCATCATCTTGTGTAAACACTCCTGCAGCTTGTGCGTCTTTAACAAACGCCTGAATGTTCTTTTGAGTGATGCTAAATTCTCCATCCTCAATGGTGAACCAATCTGCAAATAATGGGTTCTTATCAATATAATCATGAATTGCAACCATACGATCATTGAAGTTGTCTAAGTCCTCATATACAGAAGATGGAACCAATGTCCTCACTGCTGCTTGGAACGCTTCAGTACCAACCTGACCAGTCTTAAATCCATCATTGATGGTATTGAGCATTTCAATCATAGAATCGCCATATGTCAACTTGGAATCAAGTTCTTTTGCCTTTTCAAAGTTTTCATATGCGTTTGTGGCTCCTGATAGCTGAATCTCAAGAAGAGCATATTCTCGTTGTGTCTGTTTTAAAGCTACTAGTTGAGAACGCAACACATCAACTGATTTTTGGGTAGCAGTTGAAACAAGCCCAGTTGCTTTATATTCTTTTGCCATTGCAGCAACAACTTGTTGTAACTGTTTGACTGTATTTTTATATTGTAATCTTGTATATGATTTGGCCATACGAACGGTTGCTTGCTGATCCGCTCTCTTTTGAATAACAAGTTTTCTTAATAAAGCTGCATTTTTAACCATCAATGGGTTAGATTCGTCAAAGCACTCATTTAATTCTTCTTGTGTTATTCCAAGACTAGTTAAAGAACTTTTATACTCATCTGAAACAGCAGTATTATCATTAATAATTTCTTCAGTCTGGCTTAAAACCTCATTAAATTTTGAAACGCTACTTTCTACGTCTGAATACAAACTAACTGTTGACGTTGGTATTGCAGATTCAACTTCGTCTGCAACCTGCTCCTTTGTCATATTAGACTTAGCGCTCCAGTCAACCTGCATCATAGCTTGAACTTTTGCTGCAGGCTGTGAATCTAGCCATTTTTGTATATTCTCTTCGGTATCGCCTGTAACACGAGCAATATCTTTTACAAGTTGTCCTTGCTTTGTATTACCATCTTTATCTTCTACATCAAAATCAAACCCTAGTGCGATTTTGATATTCTTCTGTTCGTTTTTGTCAGTAATTCCCAGAGAATCAAATAGCATATCAAACCATTCATTAATATCTTTTTTGTATTGATCGAAATTTGTGTTAGAAGTATCTATAGTAAAAATACTATCAAGAATATCTTGCGCCTCTTGATTGTCCGCAAGCCCAGATACCATTTCTCGAATCTGTCTCCTCATTTCGAGAACTTGTTTCTTGCTAGTCGTACTATCAATTTTAAACGCATCGCTATTTTTAATCCATTCTGTAATAAATGATTTTCCAGAATCCCCAAGTTTAGCATAGTCATCTTGTGATACTGGCACTTGTAGTAGTGCATTGATAAAATCATTTTGTATCTGTTTAACTTCATTGGCTGCGATTTCGTAACCTTTTAGTGCATTTCTAAAGTCTAATGACTTTTCCGAATCACCGATTAAATCAGATATTTTATTCTGATTCTCTTTTAATTTGTCTGAATAGTCTTTAATCCATTTATTCCAAGAAAAATTTTCACCTTGATCAAAATACTCTTGTAGTATTTTATTAACTTCTTCTGGATCATATCCAAAAGCGTCAATCATAATTTTCTTAGCCGCACTTGCAGACAACTGTGTTGTCCCATTATATTGTGACATGCCATATTTATCTTTGAATCCATTATTTAAAGAACTCAATACAGCTTGACCGCTTTCTCCCAAGTTCAATGTAGCCTTTTTATACGAAGCGATAGCTCCTTTTCTGATCTTATTTAAATTTTCGTCACCTGTATATTCTAAGGCTGCTGTTTTTGCCGCGTCTTGTTGTGCTTTAACTAATTCTTCTACGGCAGACACATTATTGCCAATTGCTTTTGTTGCGCTGTCATATCCGTCAGCAATTGATGGCTGTATACTAACAATCTGTTCACAAATGGATTTATATCTCTCATATTGGTCAGACGTTAACGAAATATTATTTCCATACTTGTCAACACCTTTAGCCAATACACCGAATTCATCAGAAAGTGTTTTGTATGTATTTTTGTCTCCAGATTCTGATAATGCCTTTATGTTGTTGTCTGCTTGTGTTTTTGCATTTTTATAATTATCAGACAAGTCCTTGGCTTCTTGTATCAATTCTTCTTGTCTTTTTTTATAATAACTATCAATGCCTTTTGCAATTCCTACTGCGAGAAGTGCAATACCAGCTCCAGCGGCGATTTTACCAATGGTTGTTCCTAGGAACTTTGTTATAGTACTTTTTAATTTCCCAGCTCCTTTTTTTATGCCGCCCCAAGTATATTTCCCTGCTTCTTTTTCTGCATCATTTGCCTTGTCTGTGGCTGCGTCTGCCGCATTTGCAGCAGCTTCTGCAGCTTTAGCTTTTTTTGCCGCATCTGACGCCGCAGCTTTTTCTGCTGTTGCTTCTGCGTTTTCTTGTGTGCTCTGAGTATCGACTTTTTCAGTTGCCGTTTCTGCCGCATTTGCAGCAGCTTCAGCGGTCTTCGCTGCAGCAGCTTTCGCAGATGCTTCAGTTTGAGCATATTCTGCTTCAGTTGCTGTTTTTGCAGCTTTCCATGCGCTAGACATGGCTTTAACAACATGTTTTCCAAGTATAACGGTTATTGTAGTTCCAAGTAGTCCTAATTTGTCTATAACAGTTGTGATTGCTGTCCCAATATCTACAAAGAATTTTACATAATCAGATTTAATGAGATTGCTCCACATTGTCTGAATAGAATTGTTGAATTGGTCGATATGCCCTTGGATACTGTCCATATATTTCTCGTTTTCGGACATTGCACTACCAGCAGAATCTGCTGATGTCTTTATTGCATCTTCTACCATATCGAAGTTTTTAATTACTGCAGCTAAAACGTTTGCTTGACGTTTGCCACCTAAAAGCTCTAATGCTGCTGCACGATTTACATCAGTCATGTCATCCCATACAGTAGACATTTCTCGCAAAATTTCCGTGGTGTTTTTAAATGTCTTTTCATCAAGCATAATGTTAACTTTACCGCCAGTTAAAGCCAACAATTTCTTTTGCAGTTCGGACACACTGTTGGCCATGCCATCAACATCTTCACCTGCATCCTCTAGTTCTACTTTTGCTCCTCGAATACGAAGAGATAATGTCTTCATGGCAGTACCTACGGATTCAGGATTTTGAACTACCGAATTCGCGGCAGTGATTAAACCAATTGACTCATCAATGGTATTCCCTGCTTCCGACATTGCACTAGCAGAACGTAAAAGTGCTTGTCCAATGCCAGATGAACTGATTGCAAAATTATTTCCAACTTCGTTGAATTTGTCTACAATGTTCATCGCATTTTCCGCTTCAATATCAAATCCATGCATCGTAGAAATGATGCTATCTGAAGCTTCTCCAATATTGGCAAGGTCGTCACCTACGTTATAATACACAGATGCTGCTTTTGCTAGATCAGACGCTTGCTCAATGTTATATCCGAGCCTTGCAAAGTCAGCAGTCGCATTTGTAAAATCTTTAACTGTAGAGCCAATCTGCCCAGCAGTCTGAGATGCCGTTGTTAAAAACTTCTTATATGTCGCATCAGTTTCGTCAGTTACTTTTTTCAATTCAGTTAAAGCTGCATCAATTTCTTTTACATATGTAATACCCTGTCTAATCTGCGCAACAGATTTATATACAAGATTTGCACCGGTGAAGTAAGTGACAATTTCACCAGCTTTCTTTTTTATCCCATCAAAGAAAGATGTGAATTTATTAACTGCTTTTCCTAAGTTTTTAGAGCTTGCGTCAATAGCAGTTCCTGCCTGATTAAAAGAAGCAGTTATCTTTTCTATTTCTCCATTGCCATTTTTAATCGTAAAAACAACCTTAGAATAACTATCAGAAAATTGAATGGATTTTTCATCTAATCCATCAAAAGAACGCGCAAATGCTTCTAATTCGCTTCTTCTACTAGCTTCGTCGCCTAAATCAAAGCCTTCAGAAACAGCACGATGAATATTGCCAATTTTATTTTGAAGATTTTCAGACTTTCTAATAATATTTTCAATTTCTTTACCATAATTATTAAAAGACTTAACCGCGTCATCAAATTCTGCGGCAGTTTTTTTACCCAAATCTGAAGTTATATCTATATCTGCAAGTTTTTTCTGTAAGTCAATTATTCTCTGATAAGCTTGTTCGTATTGTTGAAGTTTATTCGCAATTCCAGACGCATTCGAGTAACCGCCACTATCAACTTTGTCAATTAAGCTTGTATGCTGGGATTGAACTTTTTCTAAAACATCTGCGCCATATGTAGAATCTTTTTGTTTTGATGCTTCTTTTTTTGCTTGGGCATACTTCTCAAAGTCACTCATTAATTGCTTTGTTGCCGCACTCAATCTTTGCATGTCTTCTTCAGAAACTTTACCTAAAGTCTCTTCAGATTTTGTTAATTCTTGAATTTCTTTCGTTAGCTCTTCATACCTAGTTTTTAATTGTCCAAGTTCAGTATTCTTATCTACAAAAACTTCTGTGTCAATTTTATTAAAAGCAGAAGAGAGCTTCTTATTTGCATCTATTAAAGTTTTATAAGTATCTGAATCTTTATATGTACTATCAGAATCGCTAGATTTTCTCGTCCCAGAAGATGTTTTCTCGTCTGTGCTATTTTTTACACTCTTATTAGCACTAACAAAATTGTTCTTTTTATCTGTCGCAGACGAAAAAGCCTCACTAGCTCCTTGTGCCTTTTGAGCCTCTTTATCAATGGCCGTTGCTGAGGCTTCAGCACTTTCTTTAACTTTTATATTAGCATCAATAAATTTTTGCTTTTGTTCAGCAGCCGCAGCAAATGCTTCTTTTGCTTTATTCGCAGCATCTGCCTCTGACGAAATCGCACCAGTGCCCTCTATAACCTGACCATCAAAAGTCTCACTCGCTGCTACTTGAGGAGAAGTTGTGGTAACACCTTCTTTTGTGGCACTGTTTTGATTTTGTTGCTCTTTTGTAATTTGTTGTTGCAATTCTAACTGCTGTTGAGTAGCCTCATTTTGTTTCTGTTCTGTTGCAAGTTCTTGTTCTGCCGCATCCACACCTTTTTGTTTTTCTTCGACCACACTTAAATCATCAAAGCTAATTTGGCCTTCAAGTTGCTTTGCCTGATTGATCTTGTTCTGAGACTCTGCAACTTGCTCGTTTGCTGCAGCAAGTTTCTCTTTATTCGCAATTTCTTCATCAGTCATGGGCCAAAAAGATAATTGTGAGTTATCCGCACTATAAAAGTCTGTGTCTTGCCCAAATCCACTTAACTGTTCTTTTGCTTCCGCTAATTTAGCTTTTAGCTCGTCAACCGTAGAAGATAAACTTTCAATTTGAGCCTTATATGCATCAACTATATCATTTGAAGTCATATTCTCTAATTGACTTGCATCCACAGACATATCTAAGGAATTTTGCAAATCATAATAGCCGCTCTTCCACGAGTCTAAAGCACCTTCCATACGAAGGATTTCTGTTTCTAATTCTTGTACTTTTTTTTGCGCAACTTCAAGCTCTGAAGCATCAACAGGGTTTGTCGGAATATTGCTTAACTTTTCCTTAAGAGCCGCAATTTCTTGCACAAGCTCTTTCTCTTTTTCGAGTTGCGCCGTCTGATCTTCCGTAACAACCGCAAAATTAGAACCACCAGTGCCAGCAGTTCCTGAAAGGATGTTAGAAATGTTTGTTTTAACATTATTTAATAACGTTAATGTATTGTCATAGCCAGAAGTGTCAAAATTAGGGACTAGTTGAAGTTTATTTTGCTTTGCTGTATTAATTTTAGCAATAATTTCTTCTATATTAGCAAGATATTGTTGTAATTGCTCGTTCGAACCGACCCAACCGCTTTTTAAATTGTTTTGGAAATCCTGTGCGGCTTGTTCAATAGTGTTAAAATATCCAACTATATCAGACTCGTTGAAATCAAATAATACAGAGCCTTGTCCAAAGCCATCTAAGGATGTATTCCCAACATTAACTCCCTGATATCCAAGTTTTTTAAAAAATCTCGTAGAAATGTTATCAGAATTTGCCAATTCGTCTGAAATATTACGAAAATCTAATTGTCCACTTTCTGAGTCAAAAAATAACCCCGCTTGAGTTAGTTGCGCAACCATCTCGTCAATAAACGAACCTAATTGTTCCTTTGTGAATTTTGTTTTATCAAACAATGTCGCAAATTGCTCATAAAGCGAATTGAGGTCGGTATCTCCTAAAAATTCATTGAACCCAGTATAGTTTGGAACTGCTCCTCGAATTGCAATTTTCTGAAGCTTGCTCATGAAGTCCATTAGATTTGCAGCACGCTCTTCAGTGTCTAGCAAATACATATTATACTTAGACAGGTCTAGGCTATATATAAACTTACCAGCACTTGACGCCTGATCTTTTGGAATTGTGTTTGGATTTTGAACACCAAAAATTCCACTACCTAATAATCCAAATCCGTATTTCTCATAGCGAGTTCCATTTGCATTTATAGTTAAATTATCAAGCATGTCGACAAATGTATCACTATGAGCTCCTTTCCCATTAATGGCGGAACCAGTTCCCAAATGATACATTACGCGCTGTGCTTCAATGCTCTTTGTAATTGCTTGATATGCTCTTTCTTCTTCGTCAGCTTTCTTTTTTGCAGCATCAGCAGCCTCTTGTGCAGCTTTTACTCCTGCTTCTGCGCCAGAAGCTGGAACTCCTTTACCCAATTGTGCAATCTCTGTCTTAATCTCTTTAATCTTTTGTCTGCAATCACTCTTCATCTTATCAAGTGTTGCATTTTGTTTGGTGCGAATATCTTCTAGAAACTTTTCCGCGTCTTCAGATGTTTCAGCCGATTCGTTTGCAGCATATATCGTAGCGGCAGGACTTCCGTGGTTAAATATATAATCCCTAGTTTCTTTTAACATACTAGCCGCTTTTATTTTTTTAATTAAAGCTTCTTCTTTCCCCGGCTTTCCAGTTCTCTCTAATTCCGCTAACTCTTCTGTTGCCTTTTTATAATCTTCAACAAGACCAACCAACGCAATTTTATCATTGTCTTGCGTGGTTCTAAGTCTCTTGCCTTTGCCATTAAATATATCTAAAATTTCTTGATATGCTGCTTTTTGTTTTTTAAGTTCATCAATTTGTGCTTGAACTTCGGCAGAAATTCCACTACCAGTTGTTTTTATATCATCTTTGACCTTTCCACCTGCAGACTTAATACTTTCTCCAAGCTTGGATGGGTCAATCTCACCAAATACAACACTCAGTTTCCCATTCAATTCTCCAGCAAATTGAATTAGTTCATTATATTGTGCTTCAATATCTTTTTTATCAAACAGTTCTAAATCAATTTGCTTGTCAATTCCAACATTATTAAGAATTGTATTTAATTGTTCTGCGTAGCTACGTAACTCTTTTGTTGCACCTTTGTCTTTTAAATTAACGCTATTAAGCCCCGCAAACACATTTTTGGACAGCTCTGAAATCTGAGACATCTTTTCAACCATCTCGTCAAAAGATTTCATCCAACCATTATTTAATTTATCTCCAAGGCCTGCCTTTACAGAATCTAGTTCTTTCCTAAGTGCCTTAACAGCATCGTCCATAGCGACAAACTGCTTAATAAAATTATTAAGATTTCCACGCTTGCCAATATTTGCCAAAACTCCATCTACCTGTTCAGCTTGAGTTTTACATGCAACAAGACTGCTCATAAGGTCATCAATATTGTATTTAATTTTCGAAGTATAACTCGCTTCTGCCAAAAGAATCACCTCCTACATCATAAATATACTTTTAGCAATTGAGCGATTGTTTTTTGAAAATTATCTTCAAAATATCTACTGCCGTAATTTTTAATAAAATCTTTTAAAAAGTCATCTGGAATTTCTTTACCAACAGTTTCACCATACATATATTCTCCGTCTTTAAAATATGTCCATGGGTGTTCGCCTTGTAAGAAGTTCTCAAATACATAATCGCCTTCAACTTGGCCACCACTTTCCCAAGAACCACCGCCTTGGTGTTTGCTTGAGTTACTGTGGTATGCACCTTCCAACGGAGCAGAATTCATATCAATATTCGTTGTTATAGTAAACGTTTTGCCTCTTTTTTTTAAATCGGAATTTACTTTATAGATGTCATACAAATTATGTTGCCTCCCATACTTTGTATAAGCTCCGTTCTTATATTCGTAATATTTATCAACTGCCGTTTTTGCTGCGTCATTAAAATCTTTTTCAGCTTGCAGTCTAGATATATTGCCTGCAATTTCTGCGACAGTTTCAACATTGTCTATTAGTTTTTGTATAGCATCGCCTAATGTTTTTTCTGCGGCCATATGCCATCAACTCCTATAAAATAATTATTTTAATTTATCAAGTGTGCTTAAAAGCTCATCAATATCTGCACCTTCTGGAAGGATACTATTAATATCAAAACCATCAACTTTTTTAGCAAGAGAATCTGCTAAAGTTGTCAGGCTTGAACTAATTCCATTCGCCATCTGTGCGAACGAAGCCTCAATTGAATTTTGACGCATTAATTTTTTCTCTTCATAATGCAGCACTTCCTCGACATGGTTATGATCCTTCCTGCACAGTTGCTCAACTGCATCTAAAATATCATTGCTGCATAGCATGTCATACTCCTTTAGCAGCGTTTCAAAATCTTCGCTAATCTCTACGCCAGTGTAGGCATTGAACACGAGCATAGAAAAATAAATATTTTTTTCAAAATCGTCCACATAGAAATAGCCATTATTATTCGCGGAGCATTTTTCTAAAGTACGTAATGCAATATCATGTTTAGTCTGAATTGGAATATACCAAATCTTAATCATGTCTGCTGCATTGTTGAACTGTCCTTCTTTAACTTTCTTAACAAATGTATTAACCTTCATAACCTTTTCCTCCATAATTTAAAAATTTTTATATATTAAATAATAATTTGTTATTAATTTTCATATTTAATCTTCGCCCCAAACTTCTTCGTTGGCGAAATTATAAATTTTATGCGCCGCAACTCCTATGCAAATTGCTTCACATTCATCTTCTGATAGATCAAGACCAAAATTTTCTTTTACATAATCAATACTCTGTTGCTTAAGCTCTTGGCGTTTTACTTTCGCCCCCTGAGAATATCCTAATGCTTTGCGCCATTGGCTTGGCAACAAAATATGCACATTGACATTATGAGCTTCCGCATAACCAATTATCATACCAGCCAATCTTGCCAAAATTATCATAGTCGCTGGATTCGATTGTTGTTGCACATTTTCTAGAACAAGTTTCTCTGGTTTATACTTTTTAATAACCTTCCAAAGTTCTTTCGCCATTTCAAAAGATCTTTTATCTGTTTCTAATTTGCTCTTGTTCATATCAACAACGCCAGATTCTATATATTGACCGTTTTCAAATATGGCATAACCAGAACGACGTGTGCTTTGATCAAAACTTATGACACGCATAACAATTCCTCCTTTCCGAGAAATTCATATTTACACTAATTTTAAATATAAAAAGAAGAAACCATGTGGCTTCTCCTTTAAACTACGATATACATTTTTTTGTTATTAACTGTATAGAGCATCTACTCTGTTTTGTACTATTTGATAGTCATATCCCGCTGCTTCAAGGCGTGCTTGACGTTCTAAACCATTTCCCCATTCGCCTCGATATACCTCCAATACAATTTCATCTAATGTTTTACCTGAAGCAACAACTGATTCAGTATTTGGAACAAGAATCTTTTGTCCTATATAAATAACATTAGGATCAGAAATTCCATTGTAGGAAGCAAGTTGTTGATATGTAATGCCATATTTTGTGGCAATGTCAGAAAGAGTGTCACCAGATTTTACAGTATAAACTGTTTCTGTTTGACTTTGCGAAAAAGTCAATCCATTTTTACCAGCTTCTCTAATCAATGCAGGATAATCAAAATAAGAAATGTTCATATCAACGCATCCAGAAATACCATTGACAATTCCAGAACTAGAATACTGCCAAATTCCATAGTCCTTGTTATACTGACATTCAGAATTATATTGAGCAATCCATCTTGCCTTAGTGTCATACCAAGAATCAGTCAGATATGCCTCATTCCAATATAAATTGGCATAAATACCAACCCAATAACCAGCGTCTTCTAAAATGCCAACAAATTTTTTAGACATTTGAAGAATTAAATCTTGACTACATTTCCCAGTAGTATTAACGTCTTCTAAATCATAATAAACGGGATATTCAAGTTTACGACCTTTTATCAATCTAAGTACATGTGTTGCTTCCGAAGCAGCTTTTTCTACTGTATCTGCATAACTGTACAGATACACACCATAAGGTATACCAACTCTTTCGCATTCTAAAGCATTCCTTTTAAACCAAATATCATCTTGTTCTTCTAAGTTCGTTCCATAGCCACAGCGAAGAATTGCAAAATCAATTTCATCCTTTTTTACTGCATCCCAATCAATTTGTCCTTGCCATTCGCTCACATCAACACCTTTTAATTTTTTCATATTATCCCTCCTTTTTGTCCATAAAAAATGAGGGAGTGTATTGCTACACTCCCTCGCCCATATAACTACTTCATATAGGCTATTTGTTTATAAAATTAATTCTCTTTATTGCCCGTGCTATGATTAGAATCAATCATTCTCTGACAGACAACCAACATGCGCAGCATATCGTATGATATATCTAGTTTGCCGTTACCAGTGCCAGCAATTACACCAGTGTCAATTAAATGCTGCACAGTGTCACGTGCCCAAGATGGGATATCTTCGATTGTCTCATAATGCTTGTTGCATGCATCGACCATATGCTTAGTAATAAACAGCATACGCAACATGTCCATAGACAAATCTAAATTGCCATTACCAGTACCAGAAATCAGACCTTCGTCCATCATTTCACTAATAGTTCCTCTTGCCCAGCTAGGAATATCATCAATAGTATTGTATCTCATTACATCTTCCTCCTCTTCATCATGGCCATTGTTCTTGTTCATGGCTTCATATACATCTTGACGGAATCCATCCATGGTGTAACCCATACCGTATGTGTTCCACAAAAGCTCTGGGTCTGCGTGATTGCTGGCCACACCTCTGCGATGACCTTCTGCGTGACCAATGATCACGCCGTCAGCTAGTGGGTCAAGACCGTAAGTGTTGCAAAGCTGTGCGAATAGTTCCACGGCTGTGTGATATGTCCCAGTAATCTGTTCAGCCGCTGCTGCATAGCTTGTTCCAGAACTAGGTTCCGTCATCTCCACACCAATATGCGTGTTATTCGCTGCACCGCCGCAGTGCCATGCTTGTACAGTCCACGGCAAAGTCTGATACACAGAGCCATCTGCCTGTATAAATGCGTGTACGCAAACTGACTGACCACCCGGCTGATATTGGTTGAAGTTACGAGCGAACACAGCCGCGCTAGGCTGTGGACAGCCAACGCTATGCAACATCAAGCCACTTGGAGTAAATGTCGAACCAATCTTATAGCATTTATTTTGTGTTGCAAACGCTTCAATAATTTCCATTTAAATCACCTCAATATATTACTTTCCGACTTTAACTCTTTCGATAATTTCGGAAACAGCAGAACTGCCAGACATTAATGCAAGAGCAGTAATCACAGTGCCAATCGTAGAGCCTTCTTGCACAAGACCAAGTGCCAAAATAATATCAACACCAAAACCAAATGCAATGGCAAATGCGAATACTGCAGAAACAAACATAGTAATATACTTGCCATACTTAGTGCCTTCCCACATTTCCTTAAATCTATCAATGATGTACCACATAATAATAGATAAAGAGATAATTAAAGTTAACATTTCCATAATTTTGTCCTCCTATAAATTCATTATTTTTATAATTTATTTTGTTCTCTTCCAGACATATACAGTTAGATACGGCGGCAGGTTGTTGTGTGCACCGCCGCCGCCAACGCCGCCCGTTTTGCTTGCCTCGGCATACCAAGTGTTTTTGCTTCCAGCCTCCGGGTAGCCGATTGCCGCGCTCTGCTCGCCGCCCTCGTTTGGATACCACAGGACGTGCTGATGGTTCGGTATCTCATCCACTGTCAGCGTGTGCGTGGCCTCGCCCCCGGTTGTACCGGCTTTATAGGTCGTGCCAGCAGCCAACAGAAATCTGTCCTTGATCTGCACCCACGTACCTCCGAAAAGCGTTCCGGGGCTCGTACTGTTTACACTCATATAGATCGAGCCAACAGGATACGCCTTTAACAGCATCGCACTTGCAGTCGCCGCTCCGATGTCACTAAGCAGCTCGGATGTAGTTCGGTAGTACACCCATCCTGAATCATCTAACACAGCAATTTTACCAGCATTTTTGCCAAGGTCGCTTGCTGCAGTAGTTTGCAGCCACGTACCAGTGATGTATTGCCCGCTCAGGTTGCCGGTTAAAGTGCCTCCAGACTTATCGAGCTTGCCACTCAATCCGTTTTCAACATAATTTTTCGTTGCAGCATGATTGCTGTCTACTGGATCTGCTATTGTAACGTGTGCTAAATCTCCTTCTTCTGTGCATAAATCTCTTATAACCTTCAATGATTCTACCGTATCAGAAGACGACCTGTCACACCTCAAAGACACAAAGCTACCAGAGCTACTGCCTTTACCAATAGAAACTCCATTTGTTCCCTGAACCCAGTCGTCTGCTAGAACTTTTCCTCCAGCAACAGTAACTTCTTTACTCGTGCTTGTACCATAAGTGACAAACAAATTTCCAGTAATAGTTCCACCGGATTTGCTAAGTTTGTTATTTAATTCTGCATAAACGACCTGATTTTGAACTGGATTTTTGGATGTTGCATTAAGCGCATCGTCAACAGTGATCTTATTCGCTCCATCAGCAATACCATCCAGCTTCTTTTTATCAGCAACAGACATTAGACCATTCGTAGTTGCATTAACAACATCTCTTTCTGCCTTTTTATCCAGCTCAGATTTAATAATTTTATTTTGCACAGGGTTCGTTGACGTACTGCTCAAACTAGAATCTACTGACGGAATCAAATCTCTTGTCTTTTGATCTTGGAAAGGAAGCTGCTTATAAGTCTTCTTGCCATCTCCAACTTTAAAACGTGTATCACCGGATGTGGTTGTAACAACGATAATCTCTCCATCAAGAAGAACAGGGTTTTTACTTTCCCAATTTGCCTCGGTATCACGTTTATTTTTAACACGTGTGTTAAATATTTTATTCGCCATCCGCATAACCTCCTTTAATATATAAAAGAGGCGCTGGCAAAAACCAGAGCCTCTATTGAAATTTCCTTTATTCATTTTTTACACGCTCCCACCATACACATAGTTAGAAGCGCTTCCGCTTGATTCGCCAGAAAACAAGCTCGTTAAATCGTCTTGCTCTACCCAAGCGCCATTGATTTTTTTATATACAGATTTTGCCTCCACCCAAGAGTCATTAGATTTTAGAAAAAGACCAGATGAAGGAGTTTCAAGATCTTCATACTCGATCTCCAAATATAGCTGTGTAACGCGAATTTCAAAATCATCATTTTTTGATGTTGCTTTTTTGCCAGACGTTTGTACCATAATACCGGTTATGTTTAAATCATTGAGGCTTTCAAATATATGATTTTTAAAAGAAGGAATTTCACTAGTTCCAGCATATGTCATATAACGGTTACTATAATTCATTCCTGTCGATTGAATACTGGGCTGGACATGTTTTTCACCGAACTCCAAAACTGCACCAATATTAGCGCTATCAGAATCATTGCTCTTAGTTGTTTTTGTTCTAAGAGCTATTTTAATTGATGTTATTTTAAACTTTCCTTTAATATTAGCCCCAATATTATCACCTAAACTAAAAATAGATTCAGAGACAGCGTTTGATGTACTACTATTTACTTTTTGAAATATATAACTGGAGTCGTCATCTGCAATAGATTCATTAATCAATGAAGATCCAGATGATCCAGATGAACAATTATGAGTTAATGATTTATCTAATACAGGTCTTAATATTAATGTAGGCACGCAATCACCTCATCTTTTAATATCTCTTTTGGAAGCAATGTCCCATCAATAAATATAGGTATTTTAACCGACTGCTTTGAGCAAATCTGTTTTATATATTCAGTTCTATCAGCATAACTTATCTGACAAGCAAACACATAAATACCATTCATTCTTCTATTCATCGAGCCAAGAACTTTCATTCCTCCAATAAGAATATCATTACCATCAATAACCACGTCATCAATGTATTTAGACATTATATCTTTAATTTTTTCTAGCATATATGAAGTCCCTATATCAATCGTTTCTGGAATTATAACCGCAAAACTAAGATCTTCGGGGCCACTTACGATTGTTCCACCTATATAATTCATGTTGTAAATATGAACTCCCAAATCTGTGCAAAGTTCTTCGTCTATAGGCTCATTGCCATGCCAAACAAATACTTCGTCCGCTGTAGGAATCCAAATAGATGGTGTTTTAGACATAATGGCGTTTTCAACACGACTCTCTATATCATCCATATTAGTTTCATGGACTTCGATCCCACAGTTCTTGAGCTGATAGTCGCGTTTGTCAGAGAAGTATGTCTCTAAGTCTTCGTATCCATACTCAGATAAATTCAAAGAAACATTCTTTCCACTTAATCTGTCACGAAGATAAGATTGTTCTGCTTGCATTGCTTTTTTAATATCGTTCATAGTATTACACCTCCGATTTCAAGTATAAGTCACCATCTGCACCAAGAGTGTCAACTGGATCAGCAGTACCAGTGTAATATGTTGCAGTCGTGACAGACAGGGTGCCGTCGTCGGCAATGGACAAACCGTTGCCAACTTTGATTATACCAGCAGTTGAAGGTGTGGCAATTGGAGAAACACTATCTTTAGTAGAACATAACCCTGTAGCCTCGTCGAAGTACACTATCCCCGATTTTGGATCAACTCCCTCCTGTAGTTTCATACTAAAGTGATATAAATACGATGCTGCGAGTTTTTTAGTATCTTTTGCAATAGTAAAATTAATAAAATTTTCTTGCATTGGCACACTTAAGGTAACTTTTGTAGAATCGAAATCAGCAATAGTAATGACTATAGGCTCAGCAGTTTCTCCAAAAAGCAATATTATAATTTTATGACTTCTTATTGCGCTTACTAGTTCATCATAGTCGTTAACTAAAATGCCACTTGTTGCGTTAATTTGGACAACATATACATCACTTGGTATATCAACGCTAACATCAGTAGTACCATCATATTCACCTGTGGCCGCGCCAGTAAATGTTAACTTTTTCATGCTACCTGTGCCGCCGCCAGAAATATCAAGTGTCACATCACCAGTTTGCCCATTAACAGATGTTACAATAGGAGTTACAATTTGTAATTTTTTTGTTGACATTTTTTACATCACCCTCCTTATTCTTAATATTTGAAAGGTGCAGAGTGTTTAGCCATGCACCTTATGTGTTTAATTTATTTAATCTTAACTGCAGACAAGCGAATTGCTTCAGCCTTAGTTGCTGCAGTGTACTGATGATAGGTTTCATATTTGATAGTAGTTGTTTCTATTAATTCTACTATTGCAGCAGCGGTAGCACCGCCACCACCAATCATATCACTTCTCACAATACAATAAACAACACTATCATCAGATTTAGTTAATCTAGAAATATACATACATCCAGTGCCATTTACTTCCCATTGATGATTGCCAACAATAGCATAAGTACCTGCTGGCAACGTTAAAGATGCAATTGTTGTCATCTCCATTTTTGCTACAGACCTACTATTTGGCATGGCAGAATACATTTTTCCAATATTCCCAAGATTAGTTAATATACCATTAACAGTACTTGCCCCAGTGCCGCCTTTAGATATTGGTAGAGTTCCACTTGTAATATCTGATGCAGAATGCTTATGAGATGTAGTAGCATAATCAGAATGAGTATGACTTATCGGTGCGTACTCAGTATGCACATGACTTAAATTTGCTTTGCCTGTTTGTAAAGATGAAATGTCCGATTCAATATCTTCCAAATTATTAGTCAAACAGGAATTCATATCAGTATCTATCCAAATATTGTTACTCGAATACATAGGATCAAATGTTCCATCCATGTTGCATACCTCCTAACGTTACTTCCATCTACCTATGGCATAGACATAAATTCCATATCCAATATTAGAATCTCCATCCGTACCAAGAGCTTCCCATCTAAATTTTGTCGTAGTTGATAATCCACCTCTAGCAGCAATAGCATATCCTGAGCCAATATAACAATTATAAATAGCTGTAGGATTTGTAATAAACAAACCGGTAGGCCAATCTGCACTGCCTGAAAATGCATTGAATCCATTCCACGTGCTATAATGAGTAATCGTTCCAGTGATCTGCCGCCAACACTCAGAAATTCCACTATTCCATTTTCTGTATGTCCACTTTCCAGAAGGGCCAGAAGCTACAACATAATCAGACGGTTCAATTAACCCAGAAATTTGAGACTTATTGTGAGTATGAGAACTCGCCGCAAAATTACTTGCGTGTTTACCATCTACTGTGTCCGCATTACCACCATTCGCTGGAAGAGAAGTTGGAATAACTGGTATAGATGGCTTGTCAGTTAAATCGTTATAGCTGTGAGTATGATTTACATCTGCTTTATTGGATTGCAGAGAAGAAACATCTCCTTCAATGCCCTCTAAATGAGTTGTAAGACATTCATTTATATTTGTATCCATCCAAATCTGATTGGAGCTATATGTTGGATCAAATGTACCGTTCATTGGGATTCCTCCTTTAGATATAAAAAGGTTTCATCATTGGTTAAGTATGTTTATGTTAGGTATTTAATTCTGCAACTTCTTGCGTAAATTCTGCATCGTAATACCACTTGCCTTGGAAATCATCAAAACTAGTCACTGTTTCAGGAATTGGATGATAATATTTTAATGCATATGGTAAAGAATCATCCTCAATAGGAACATAGTAAGGACTTAAAATATAATTTGTTGTGTCTCTTGTCCCATCACACATCCCATTTTCTCTAAGGGTCGCGTATTTAAATCCATAACGACGAGTTGCCATCTTTTATTCCTCCTTATATGTGCTAAAATGTATGACACATGTAGCCCCTGTATCATTTACAATATTTAAATCAATTGATTTCGTAGATGCATTTTTTGTTACATCTGCCAGTTTCGTAGTTGAATTTACTGCATATACTGCATCATTGATTACAATCTTGTTTACAGATGTACTATCAGATATTGCCGTATTAAAACTAGAGATCATTGCACTAAATTTTGTATAATTATATTGATCATATTGTTCAAATGGAATAGAAAAACTCTCATTTGGCAAAATTGTACGAGAACCAATTTCAGTTCTATATGTTTTAGTATCAGTTCCTTCTTGAACGCCTTCATCAGATGCAAAAATTTTTCCAACTTTAACGTCACTTTTAGTTGCTGTAAAGACAGTCTTTTCTCCAACCACTACTCCAGTAGCAATTTCATTCCCGTTTTCATCCTCAAGAAGTACAGTATTTAATGCCGATGATGCCATTATTGGATTGCCATATAAACCACTCATACGACAACCACCTCCTGTACTTTAACCTGAATAGATATAGAGCCACTAGGTTTGCCACCGGCCACATAAACTCGAACAGTTCCATTGCCGCTTTGAGTGGTAAATGCTAATCCACTATCCTGCCAAGATGCAAGCTGTGCAGGAGTTGGTTGGAGGTCAACAACACTATTTTCTGTACAACAACTAAGTGTAACATCTTGATAATATGGACTTGAGGTTCCATTCCAGCCTGACGCCAACGTAATTGTAGTAACTTTCGGAAGCATGTTCTGCAGCATAGCAATTGTTGCATAAGTGTCTGTAATAACATTACCAGATGCATCTGCTGTAGCTTGAGGTACTGCACCATATACATCTGCACCAACTGGCTTAGGCATACCTTCTACAACCCACGCAGTTCCATCATACACAATTTGAAATGGCTTATTAATAGATATCCAAGTATTACTATATCCAGATTGCAAACTTGTTGTAATCGCACTTAATCTACGTCTAATCTTTTTAGCTCCGAGTCCATTAACATCTATTGTTGGCTCTTTGCTTGCACTAGTTTTATCTGGAATCATAATAAAACTTGCTCCTGAGCTCAAAGACTCAATTCCCGGAACTGTCGCAGTATATGCCACGCCATCAGAACTGGATGCAACAGCAGTATATACTCCTGCATCAATTGCTGCCTTATTATTGATTTCATTCTTTAAAACTTCATCTAAAAATGGCAATTGAGTATAGGTTTTTGCACCATCTCCAATCTTGACTCTAGTCTCCCCACTTGCTGTAGTGACAACTATTATTTCGCCATCTAAAATTAGTGGATTCTTTTTCTCCCAATTCGCTTCAGTGTCTCGCTTGTTTCTCAAGCGTATATTAAATATTTTATTCGGCATAATATTCCCTCCATATTATTTATTTTATAAACAAGAATATTAGTCCGTTGCTTCAGGCGGCAATTCTATACGTTCCCAGACATACACGGCAAGATAAGGTGGCATGTTATTATGTGCAACCACAGATCCCTCTGTTTCTCCATCGCCGCCTTGTTTTCCAGTTTTAGAAGCTTCGACCCACCATGTTTTGCTGCTGCCTGTCGCCGGGAAGCCAATCGCCGCTCCTTCTCCCGCACCCCCTTCGTTCGGTGCATAAATTACGTGATTGTGACATGGCATTTCACTAGCAGTCAAAGCATGTGTTGCTTCACCGCCAGTTGAACCTGCTTTATAAGTATTGTCTGCTGCAAGCAAAAATCTTCCCTGAATTGGCCTCCAAGTGCCACCGAACAAAGTCTCCGGGCTTGTTGCATTCGTGCTGATGTAAATAGCACCGATTGGATATGCCGCTAAAACAGACAACGGATCTCCCTTATCTCCCTTTGGGCCTCTTAATGCCTCAAGCTGTGCTGATGTAAAATCAGCATAAGTAAATGCGTCTCCCTTTGGTCCTTTTATATTAACACTTGCAGGATTAGTTTTGCCCTTGTCATTTGTCCAACTTAAAACGCCATCTGAAGAAACAGATGGAGTAAACGTTGCACCATCAAGTGCCCCAAAGCCGCCGGTTTTTATGGCATCTACAACGTACTTTTTATTTGCCGCATCATCATCATTAACAGGAGTAGCGACAGCCATTCTTGCCAAATTTGTTTCAGTTTTACCAACAAACTTGCCTGCATTTTCACCAGTACATAAAGCTGTAATCTCTTTTGATATGTCTCCTCGCTGATAGATTGTAACACCATATTTGGCTTGCAATTTTTGATCAGCAGTTAAAGCACCAGCAACTTCTAAAGCGCCAGTAACTTTGCCACCTGTTTTATCTAATTTCTTATCTAAATTAGCATTTGTCTCAGTTTTACTATCTGAAACAACAGTATTAACATATTCCTTCGCAGAAGTAAGAGCTGCACTACCTTGACCCTCTGCATAAGTTTTTGCGCTTGACAATGTAGATGCATCGTTAGTGCCCATGTCTTCTCTTAACTTTGAAATCTTCTCATCTAATGCTGTATCTTGTTGACTTGAACTAGTAGATAATGCATCTATTTTATTGTCAAGTTCTGTATCTTTTTTACTTGTATCTTCAGACAGTTTGGTAATTTTGTTATCGAGTTCTGTATCTTTATTACTAGTGCTAGTCGTTAAATTTGAAATCTTATTGTCTAACTCATCATCTTTGCTTTTTAAAACAAACCCTTGTTGAGCAGAAAGTGGTTTATTAGAATAACGGCCTGTCAAATTATCTACAACGTCCCCTTGTAATACAAAAGTATCATCTTTTTGTAATGCCGGTAAATCAACAACATAATTACCATCTGTTAGATTTTCTAAATTATAAATTGTACCATTAATATCAATAGTATTTATGTAAGGCATTTTTTCACCTCCACTATTTTTGCAAATTATAAAACGAGAGGCACTTTAATAAGCACCTCTCGCCACATTAATTACATCTCGAATTCCTGCTTCAACGCAATATAAACTTCTGATTGATATTTACTTGGAATACTAATTCCATAAGATATAGCCGCAACTTTATCCACACTACGCAACGAACTAATATACATCTTTAACGAATTAAAGTATGAAACATGATATGTCTTACATGCATTCGCTTTTGTAATAATTTGCTCCATATCAACAGAAGTATAATATTTGCATTGTTCACCATCGGCATGATAAGGTATTGTTTTTGAACCATCTAATATCATTTGAGAAGATGTAATCAAATTTAATTGATCTTGTACAGTTAATGAAAAATGATGTGATTCTCCATCACTTAGCGTTATATCAAAACCTGCTGTAATCATTTTGTTACAATTTGTTTTCATTTCATTGATTTTAGAGTCTTTAATATAACCAATTGTCATTTTTTCTGACTCATCAACATCTGTGTTTTCTTCTTGTTCTGTTATATCAGGTTCAATATCAATCTGAATCTCTTCATTGGACTTAATTGCATCATAAAGCGCTTCATAGTCTGATTGGGCGATTTCTATTACATCAATGATAGGAACATCTTGTGCATTAGGATCTTTAGGTGCCATCCATATTGCACGATACATCTTCCCATTGCATTGAATGTATTGAGCTTCAGACTCATCACACACTAAGAAAATGCCATGTTTTTTTTGGAATTTACGCATATCAAACGAAGTGCCGATTCCAATGAATTCATTATTGCTAATCAATTTGTAATATTTCATCTACACTCGCCTCCATTAAATAGATATGCATGGGCATACACCCAAAGATCTACTCGACACAACATAACCATTCATATTACCTTGCGCCGACACCGCTCTAAAGTAAGTATTATAACTAACTTCAGCCGAACGTAAGTACCAAATACTTGCAGTTCCATTCATTGTCTTAACTCTATCTGTGTCAGTATTAAAGAACGTAATAATTTTACCTTCAGAAGCATATGGATCTTCAGATGTAGCGAACACTTCCACATAAGATGGTAGATACACATAGTCCTTTGAATAAACAATATCAGATGTTCTATTTCCTGCACTTGCAGGGATCTGAACTTGTTTTATAATTGATTTCCACTCAGTCGGGAATGCATGATAAACTCTACCATTACAAAATTCCCTCATGGCAGAGGCATTCCAACCACCAATATTAGTGTTTGTTGCATTCATGCCATGTCCAAGAGATAATAATCTCGTTGGAATAAATGATGCTCCAGTTATCTTACTGGAATCTGCCGCAAATCTATATCTCTTATCTCCACAATATTCATAGCGCCAAGTTTCATGAGGCCATGCCGCAAGACTTCTAGCAGCAGAGTCCCCAATATCATCAAGCCAAACTTTAGCCCAATGAATTTTTCCTTTACCAAGTGTAACAGTATCTATAGCGCCATTGGATAAGAATTTAAATCCGCCAAGCATAATTGTAGCTTCTGTATTAGTACTACGATTACGAGTCAACTCTGTATATGTGATTTCATCCGCATATGTGCCAGTAGAAGATGATCCGCCATTAAAGGAATACACATAAAGTTTATCTTCTCCCTTGCGATGACGAAGAACAACAATGTCTCTTTGCTTGCCTTTACCAACAACTTGGCTTGTATTTCCCCATTGGATTTCTGGATTTGTGCCATTGTATTTAAGTCTAAATCCTTCGGAACCGTCATATTCAAAGCATGACAGTAATGTCGCATCTGCAGAGTTTTCATCAAATTCAAAGTCTATAGCAATTGTAAATGAACCAGAATCTGCACCAAATAGCTTAATGCCAGAATCTACTACTTTTGAACTAGTTCCATCAAAAGTAAGCTCATCTCCAAGCATATTATCTTCTACATTTGTAAATGAGAAATCTTGTCCAACACGAACATCAAGATAGTCTTTTTGTTCGAAATAATCATTTGCTTTTCCAGCGGTTGCAATAGCATAGATTTGAACAGGCGTCATATCCTTCAAATCAGTGCCAGATGCTGGCAATCCATTTTGCGTGCTCCATTTTGCATAAACGTCCGTATCACCAGTAATAAAGCCTGTGCTCTTGTCCCAACCAGTAAAGATGTTATAAATATATGAATCCTCGTTGTCTGTCATAGTGGGATAATCCCCATCATATTCAACACAAGAACCATATTCAACATCATTTAATGTCTTCAAAACAACTCCACTTTGTTTTAACCAGCGAACTTTATAAGTTCTTATGCTTGTAGTATATTTAGCAGTAACAGTTCTGTCATTCAATACATTTTCATCAATACCTTCCCATCCTGAGAAAGTATAATTGTATTGTGCCGTACTTGGCACAGTCGGAATATCAATTTCTCCACTGGTAACAGGGTCAATTGCTTTTCCGCCTTGGTCAACATATTGGACATATGCATTGCCTTTCTTATCTTTAATTGGAGTTCCATCCGAATTCATAAACGTTAACTTATACTGCGTAATAATACCATCATAAGTAACAACCAGATCACTCCATGCATTTGCATAGCTATCCAATTCTCTCTGCCTAACCTGTCCAGCAATATGCACACTACCAGCAAGCATACTACTATTCATCTTGACAATTTTATTCAACAAATCAGTATTAGTAACAGTCCAATTAATACCTACTAAACGTAAAATTTGTAATGTATCAATTGCGTCTGTTACAATTGCGTACTCATCGACAATAGAGTCCTCAACAGTTAAAGATTCAAGATTATCATAACTCGCCTGTAAATCAGTAAGGTATTTTAAGTTCTTAAATGTCAAACTGTTAATACTAGCTGGCAAATGAGCAAGAGCAATTTTACCATTTGAAGCAAATAATGCTCCAGTAATTGCAGTGCCTTCAGCATAAAACTTTTCTAGATTACCACAACTTGAAAGATTAATAGAACCAGTCAGGTTCGGGCAATTGCGAATATCTAATTCTTCAAGCAATGCATTGTTGCCAAGGTTTAAATTGGTCAAGAATGCATTAGAATATCCAGCCGTGCTATTACCAATAATTAATTTCTGGAGCTTAGAAGCCTTTGAAAAATCATTATCATGGATATAACATGCAGAAATGTCATTAAGCGCCTGAATACGTGAAGCACAATAAATTAATACAGCCGTATCGTCCATCTTGGTAAGTGGGCATTCAATCTCATATGATTGCCCTGCTTTTGCACGAATCTGTTGAGCACTTGGAGAGTTACCAAATAGCACAGACAAATACATGTCAGAATATGGAACAATATTTAATGTATAATTAGGTGCCACAACAACATCAGAAGGAGTGTTACATCTAAACATGATCTGGTCTGCTTTGACAGTTGTGGACAAATATTTTGTTCCCATATAAGCAGCTTGGTCACGCTCAAACTGTCTACGCTGATACTTTTTACGACCATTCATCATGGACGCTAAGAAACGGGGAGTGGGCTCTGGCTCTAAACCACCATTTAGGCCACCACCTTGATATGTCCTGTAATACTTACGCTCAATATCAAGTCTCCAAAGTTCTTCTGGGAATTGTGCTTGCCAATTGTCAAATTCATTAATTAGAGATGTTGCACTAAAACAACCTTCTCCTTCAAGAGTTTGATACATTACTGCAAGCTCATCGTGGAATAAATCACGTATCCTACACCAAAATACATTGTCTGCTGCATTGAAAATGTAGCCTGAAGACTTATCGCCTTCTGTTCTATAATCGGTGTCTTCTTTGCCGTAAGTCATTGTTAATTCGCCGGAGTTATTACAATTCTGTTACTTTTATGACCTATATAAAATATAGGCGGGAATGGTTCTTCCAAGCTGGTCTGATTACCAGCGACCACTCCTCTCACGTTTCATTATTAGATTATTGCGTGAGTTCAGACTATTACATCACTTATGAACACATAAGCGTTTCTTCGTTTAGTCGTTGTTCCCCCATACATTCATATTCATCTTTATATTTAAAATTATATTTAGGATGTTCCCAAACATTATTACAAGAATCTCTAATGGTTTTTCTATCAATATGTAATTCTCTTGATGCTTGTACCACTGAAACAAATTCTCGAATAAAATTATTATGATCGTCCAATAAAACTACTGATCTATACATTTTACTCGGTTTCCATTTATATTCTTTATTTGGATCATAATCTTTTTTATAAACCCATAAAAATCCATATGAGTGTGAGTTTACTCCATCACAAGTTAACACAATATTTGGGACATTATATTCAGAATCTCTGCGTATATCTGCAAGTGAATCCCATATTTTTACGAGCTTTCCATCAAGGGTTAATTGACACACTGCAACACTCAGAGGATTATCTTTCCCTTTTGGTTGTTTTGCACAGCTTCCACATTCTCCTCCGGGTGTCATATTATATCCGTTATGATAACTATCAAAATAGCTAATATAATAAATTTCTTTAGCGTTTAATTCCTCTTTATTCATTGCAGTATCAAACACCTCACAGACATCAAACGCATCAAGCCCGTATTTTTCCATCGAATACAATAAATGTTCATTATAATATTCTCCATTTTTCTTTTGTAACTTATGATATTTATACACCCGTTCAATTCCACTTCCAGAATGATAATACCTACCATTAAATCCACGTTTGCAATGTGTTTGTCCTATATATGATTTATTATTAATTTTATTAGTTATTTTATAAATAATTCCATATACACTTTTGCCGTTTACATCAATCACACTATCACCTCATTTCTTTACAAAATAAAAAAACCTTACACAATATATGTAAGGAATAAATATGAATATATAGTTGGAAGGCGTTGCCAATCGCTTGGTTTCCGCCGTATATTAGAAGAAATTTTTTATCCTTGGCACTAACACTTTATGCCAAGCGCTGTATCGTTATCGTAATCCCACAATTCAAAACGATACTTACCATCTGTGCACTTAGCGTAATGATAAAATGTGTTTTTAGAACGATTATCAATCATTGTGTATCTTTCAGTGAACAGATACCAATACAGAGCAGAATCCTTGATCACCCAATCACCAAGCTGCTCTACAAACTCCTCATCAGTAGAAGTAATTACCCACTCATAGAAGTCTCTCCACACTTGTTTATTAGCAAGTCTCTGCTTTTCTTTTTCCTCAGATGTAGCTAAACTTGCACCATCTTTGGTTTCGCCGCCCATGTCATAGCGGAATTCAAAAGAGCCGTCCCAATCATTATACAGAGCATCATAAGCAGGATTCCCTGCCTTCCATTGTTCCTTGGTGATAGGATAAACCATGTCACCATTGCTATCTGTAACACCAGTTTGGAACGTGCTATTTGGTAGTGTATTATCACTTACCTCAATAACATACTCTTTCAAATCTTTTACGTCATTAACTCTCGTAGCGTCGGTCTTTTTTGAATCACCAATATTTCCCAGTCCGTAGAAGTGCCAATCATTGTCCTTAAATTCCATATGCTTGGAAACATCAGGATCGGTTTCCTTGATAAACACTACACAATTCTGGAACTCCATACTATTCTTGCATTTTGGATCGTTCTCCATAGCGACAGTTTTATATGGGAGGTAATCATTATAACGCTTCTGCAACAATGCATTATTCGCATTTTCAGAACTTGCGATATTCAGCTTAATGTTCCACCAGTTGTTTGGCACGGAGTTCCTAGTCAAACTAACCTTACCAGAACCATCAGAATACTTTGTTCCATCTCCAAGAATAAGCTCCGTTATATAACTTGTATCCAGAGAAATCTTGCTGATAATCTGATTCTTGCCATCAGCACAAGCAATAATATCAATATTTCTACCAGCATAACCATATTCGTTAGAAGTCGTTCCCTGTCCAGAAAGATAAGTGTTCATGAACTTCCAGTTATCTAGCACCGGGTCTCCACCTTTATAAATGCATTCAACATTTACGTCTTTTACAAAGTCCTTTTTATCCTTAGTAAAGCGAGGACACTCAATCTTAATAACTCTCAATTGAGGACAAGCATTTGCTATAGACTCAGGAGTTAAAGCATTGTTTTCATCATAAATCTGATTACGATTATATCTTGCAATCATTTCATCAGAATCTCTTGCATCTGCAATAAAATTAGAAAGGATATTAGAATCTGTTAATGCAGTGGTATATGCCTTCATACGATAAATATGAACATCACAATCACTGGATCCAATTGTAATAGGTACTGACTCATATTGATACAACCTATGGGTTGAATCATAAATCATCGGTCTTAAACCAACACCATCTTCATAACTCATAATCACTGCTGTCGCATCAGGATTTTCTTTATCAAGTGCGTTAATATTAAACTCAAACTCAATAATATCTTCCTCACTATAAGGAATATATAAACTCTTGATGCTAGACTTTAAATATGCCTCATGAGTGTTCATTTGCAATCCGACTACGGTAGAAGTAGAATCAGATTGACAAGTCAAAAATGTCGCGTCTGCTTTTTTAACGTTTGTAGTTTTAAAAACACACTTAAACTCAGAACCATAAATGCTCGCATCTCTTTCAAATAAATTGTAATTTATAGTTGCAGTAGTTCCTGCTTTTATGCAAAAATACTGATTGCCATCACTATCTATCTGATAGCCACCATTCGACCAGTCAAAATTGTCAGAAACAGTCATGTTGACATTTGTATTACTATCTTGCCACAATCTATCTTCATCGCTATTTGATAGTCCAGTTGGATTAAAATCGAATGCAAGATTTGCTGTAATTGGCTCAATTGTAATGCCAAGCTCCTTGATATTCATTATAATTGTCAATGTTGTATTTCTACAAGTGATAGTAAGTGTATGCTCACCAACGTCAGAAGACTTATATACCCAAACATCTGATGTACCAGACATAGTTTGAGTGGCAACAACCTTTCCATCGACGCTTCTTGTAATTGTTGGAGTTGCTGTTTTTGGATCAAATACATAGAATGGGATACTTATTGAATTATATTGCTTTGCTTCCACCTTTCCATAATAATCATTTCTATAAACACATCCAATCACAGGAATATCGCTATTCTCGTCATACCAAATAATGTCTTTAAATATATGATCTGTTTCTATGTTTTTGCCATTAATGGTTGCTGTAATATAGCATTCAAGTAAATGTGCCCCATGACTTTGAGCTGGCAATGTATATGACTGCAAAGTGCCAGAAGAACTTGTGGATACAGAATTCAACTCTACGCCATCAAGTTTAAAATGCACAGTTTTATTAATTGCCCCATAAGGAGTATAAGTAAAGTTTACAGAAGTATTTACACCATAGGTAATCTTGTCATTAAAAGAAGATTCTAGCCTTACGTCAACTTTCTGAACAGTCCAAGATTTAACTACGACACTCCCTGCCGCATCAGTAACAGTTAAAACAAGTTTCTGCGTCCCAATATTGACATATTCAGTTGCATCAAAAGTATTCTCCCCTTGAACTAGTGCCCCAGACGCAATAATTGAGCTTCCAAGCTTCCAACTATATGTGCCATCTACAGACTCGCCATCGCTATCTATCGAAGAATAATTAAATTTTATTTCCACTCTATCTGTTGTAGTAACAACAACTGGGGATTCAGTAATACGCTCAACCTTTAAAGTGGTAGTTGTAGTGCCTCCACCGCCTCCACCAGTAATTACAAACTGGCTTTTAACTGCTTCTTTTTCATTTTTGACTTCATAGAGTGTAAATACATTCTCTGCTTCTTCTCCAGTTGTAAGAGTTGCATTGCCATATGTAGCATAATATGTGTAACCTTCGGTATCAATACTGTCAACATCTTGTCTTATCCCATCTACTGCACGGCTTAATGAGCTAAGATTTGTAGTATTTGTATCAATGTCTGACTTTAAAGAAGAAACTTTGCTGTCTATTTGCGATTTATCATACGAGTCTCCACCAATAATACAGAATTTGCCATTAATATAACGATAATGAACATATAATCCTTCGCTATTTTTGACATAATAATCAGTGAACTCATTTCCACTATCAGGGAGAGATTCAACAACATTCGCCATAGTTCCAGCAATCATCTTCCATTCATTATCAATCCATTTATAATAAAAACATCCATCACCTGAATGCAAGATATAATCTGTTTCTGCATCACCACTTGTAGGAAGCTCTGTAACTACAACTGTAGAAGACCCCTTAAACTCATCCCACTTTTGATTACCATCATTATCAGTGATCCACCAATATTTTTCATAACCATTTCCAGACGCTTTTGGCACTAAATAAAATGTATAATCTTCACCTGCATCTGGAAGTTGATCAACAACATCAATATTAAAAGAATGAAAATTTTCTAATGCTGTATTGACAACATCTTCTGCTGATTTTGTATATAATTTTCCATTTGCATCTGCACCAATTTCCTGAGTCATGTCTTCAGTTTTTTGTGCGACTTTTACACCACCAAGTGTATTTGTAGCTGCTACAGGGAGTTCGTAATTTTCTAATTTACTAAGTTTATTTTTATCTGCATCTGTATAATCATTCGTGGATAATCCCTTTCCCAATACTTTATCCACTTTATTGTTATCAATTTGATTTAACTCGCTTTGAACAACGAGCGTATCATTTTTAGTTAAAGTCGGCAAACCAACAGTATATGTCCCATTTGTAAGTGATGATACTTTTATTCCCTGACTCAATGTCTTTTCGGTAACAAACACATCATCACCATTTAAAGTTGGGAGCTTCACAACATGCGTTCCATCTGTTAAGTTCTCTAAATTATATGTTTTGCCTCTAACCGTAACTTTATTTATAAATGGCATTCTTTATTTCACCCCTCTTGCAAAATATGTAAAAAAAAATAGGAGAGGCATAAACCTCTCCTATCTAATAGAAAAAACTACTTGAATATTCGAAGAGGCTATGCCGCTCAGATCATTGTGGATGATGTTCCACAGTCAAAAATAATATATGCATCCTGATTTAAGTCCTCAATCTTATGATTGTGATCTAGTTTAGAATAAACAGTATCATGGTTGTGATTAGCCGCAGCAAACTCAGAAGAATTGTGAGTTAGAAGGTCGCCAGTAACAGCAGAAGCGTCTAGCTTGCCCTCAATCTCAGTCTTTAGAGCAGAAGCAAGATCTGCCTTAGCAACCTCGCTCTTGTCAGCAAGAGCGCCAGTAGGAACAGTAACATTAACTGCTTTAGAAGAAAGTGTTAGAGCTACTCCATTAACCTTAACTGCTTCAATAACGTTAACCTGAGCGCCTGCTGCAATGCCTTCTAGCTTATTCTTCTCGTCGGTAGTATAGTCATTCGTAGATAGACCCTTGCCAGTAACCTTATCAACCTTACCATCAATGTTGGTCTGAAGAGTTTCCTGTGCAGCACCAACAGCGTCCTTAACAGTCTTTGCTACAGAGCCAACTTCAGTATCTTTGCCGTTTAGCGTAGCAATAGCGGTCTTATTAGCCTGAACTTCACCAGACAGCGTGCTATACTCGCCTTGGTGATCAGCCGCATAGTCAATTAGCTCTTTAAAGGTATTAACAGTCTGATCGTCACTAACCTTAGTAGAAAAATCATTAATAGCATCAGCAATCTTCTTGTCAACAGAACCATCAACTGCAGAGGTTCCATTTAATTTGTCAATAGCGTCCTTATTTGCCTTAATGCTATTTTTAACCTCTGTATCATTATAAGTTGCTGCAGCCTGAGCATCAGCAATCATCTGAACAACAGTCTTGCCTTCAGTAACTGTACCAACTTTGCCCTCAAGTGCGTCAACATCTCCCTGTGCAGCTTCTGCAGCAGCTTTAGCATTATCAGCAGCAGCCTGTGCAGCAGTAATAGCGGCATCCTTTCCATTAGCATAAGTCTTTGCAGCAGCCAATGCATTGTCTGCTGATCCAGCAGCATCATAGGCAGTAGAAGCGGTGTAAGCAGCAGAACCTAGACCCTTGACTGCAACGTCTGTGCCATTAAACTTGACAGTACCATTAGCAGTACCAGTAGCAAGAGTATAAACAGTATCAGGGATCTCGATGGTGCTTACAGAAGTAGTACCAAATTCTCCACCTTTAGCTTTAGCATATAGATAGAACTTTCTACCATTATCTTTATCTGCCTCTAGCTTATACTGTGTATCAGTATCCTGAATCGCGCCAGAAATATAATCAGATAGACCACCGATTTCAGAAGCCTGATACGTAGGCTTTTTGTCAGCCTTTGCCCAATCATAAATATCTGCAGCTTTACCGGAAATAAACTCAAGTTCACTAAATTTCTTAGTACCATCGCCAATTTTAATCAAAATTGCTGGTTCCTGCTGGACAGCACCAGTGGAAGCTGGGATAACTGCAACAGCGGCTTCGCCAGCTAAAAGCTTTGGATCATTTTTAATCCAATTCGCATAAGTATCGTACTTTAGCTTCAAACGTGCATTAAATGTAGTATTTGCCATAATATATCAATCTCCTTCTATTATCTACAACAATTAAGCATTTCCACCATTTAGAACAAGCTCAGTGCCATCCTCAACATAAACCTTGCTAATGCCAACAGACTTGACGCTAATAACACCATCAACCGCTTCAATGGTAGAATCATCAACCTTTACTAGACCAAGAGCAGAGGCTGTAGCAGCAGGAATGTTAACAGATTTGTCCGCACCAATCTCAAGAGCAGTGCCATTAGCCTTAATAATATTAATGACATTTGCCTGACCAGCGTCCCAAGCGGCAACTTTCTCTTCGCTAATAGCGTCAAGAATAGTCTTATTGGCATGCTCGTGTGCCTTTGCCTTTAAATCACCGACAGTAGACTGCAGTGCCTCAACATCATCAGATGCTGCTTTCTTATCAAGAATCTCCTGAAGGCCAGTAACATTTGCAATCTCATGAGTATGAGAAGCTAATGCGTACTTTTCTACACCGTCAACCTTTAATGCTGCATCAATCTGATCTGCAACCGACGTTTCGCCAAGTTTTGTTTTAATCGCAGCAACCTCATTTGATAGAGAAGTCAAATCTGCAGCAAGTGCATACTTATCTGTCTCGCCGTCTTTAAGAGCTGCATCAATAGCAGTTGCAATCTGAGTCGCAACAGCAGTACTGCCAACAAGAGTTTTAAGAGATGCAATATCGTCCTTGTTTGTATTGATCTGTGAATTCATTGTAGCTGCGTCAGTCTTATGAGTTGTGATCCACTCTGCGATTTCTTTTAGAGTGTCAAAACTCTCATCTGCACCAGCAACAATCTGTGCAATCTGATAAGCGACAGAACCAGTTACAGTTTTATCGCCATTAAGTGTATCAATAGCTGCCTTATTGTCAGCAACTTGCTTTACAAGACCGCTCTTATCGTCACCAATAGTAGTTTTTAAGGACTCAATAGCAGTAGAAAGACCCTCAACAGTAGTAGTGTCTGGCTTTACCCAAGAAACCTTACCATCCTCAGTCTTAACTAACTGAGCACCGCCAACAGCATCAGCAAAACCAAGTAAATTTAATGTGCCATCTTCATCTTTAGCAAAAACATTTTCATTAATAGCAATATTGCCGCCAACCTCTTTTAAAGTCTTATCTGGTTGAATAACATAAAGAGTCGCCTTGCTATTTTCAACAACAGCAATGGTCTGGCCAAAATAATAAGTAGTTTCAGAACTGCCAGCTTCTTGTGCTGAAGCAGCAGCGGCAGTAGCAAGTTCTAAACTTTCAAAATAGCTTTTAGCGTCAAGAGGGAAAGCCGTCTGACGATTAAAAGCAACTGCAAAATCAAGTGTACCAAAAGTCATAGCCATAATCTTCGTCCCCCTTTATTAAATTTTCACCGTATAAGAATTGGCCTTTGCAACAGGTTCAGCAAAGTCAGTTACATATACCTTGTAAGCAATGCCAGCATCGGCACCAGCACCCGCAACAGTGACAGAAGACTTAGTGAAAGCACTCTTAATCTCCGCATTTAAACCGTTTACATCTTTTACAGAGCTAACATCCTGTAGAGTAGCAGGGTAAGCAAAAATTACACGGACTGCACCAGCAGGGATATTAATAGTAAAAGAGTTACCATTTACAAGAGCCTTATTGGTCTTGGTTAGTCCACGAATAGTAGTGCTAGTAACTTCTGCCTTTTCTTTTACAGTACCATAGAAACTATTACGATAACCTGTAATCGCACCAGAAGTCTTAGTGGCAGCGCCAGCAGCAATCTTAATAACAGGGCTAGAATCTTGGCCTAGATTGTCCTTTGCCACTGTGCCTTCCCCATAATTTGCCTTTGCAGTAATCTTATAATTAGTATTATCAGTAACAACCACATCTGCAAAAGAGCCAGTAGCAGTAGTCGCAGTATGGCCAGCCGTATCACTAATCTCCCAAGAAGTAGCTGTAATACCAGTAGCAGGGCCGTAAGTATAAGAGCCTGCGCTTAGAGAAGCAGAGTAGGTAGGAGACACAGTTGTGCCAACCTCATAAGCTTTAGCCTGACCGAAAGTTAAAGTCACAGCAGGAGCGACAGGAGCTCCGGGTTGCAGTCTCTTCGAGAAAATCTCAAGTAGTGCCTCAGACACAGACTTACCCTTTGTTGCAAAAGTGGCAGTGCCATTCTGGGCTTTGGTTAAGTTACCAATCTGACTATAATTGCCAGCCATTGTAATGTCGTCCTGTAAAATAACCTTATCTGCATCGACTTTACCAGTCATAGCTGCCCATTGTGCGCCATCATACATGAATGCACTCTGTTCATAGGTGTTGCCATCAACTGTAGTCGTGATAACAACAATATCGCCCTGAACTGCAACATTTTCACCAAGTGCAGCAGCGATAGCATCAGAATCAGATTGAGAAGCATCTGTACGAGTGTACTTGTAAAGGCTATCTCTATGTTGTGCAATGATGTTTTCAATTACTGCCTCATCAGCGCCAGCGTAATCTAGATCATTCCAAGCAGTTGTACCATCACCGATTTTAAACTTATTAGTATCATTTTCGACACCAAACTCACCCTTGAGTAGAACTGAATTCTGCTCAGTCCATTTAGCAGCGGTGTCATTTCTCATAATAATTTTCGTGTTTAGTGTTTTAGTCGCCATTGAATAAAACCCTCCTTAAAAATTAAGCGTTTCCGCCAAAAATAACAAGTTCATCTTCTTCGTCTTGAACTATTTTATTAACAGTAATAGAATTAACTTCCAATGTACCATCAGAAGCAACAGCAATTTTATTAGGGTCTACCGATGTATTGATAATATCAGATGTTTTAAGAGCTCCAGCTTTACCATTTATAGACTCTACCCCCGCCAATCCTGAACCACTTGGGATGTCTATTGCCTCCCATTCAGTTGGTGAGCCATCTGAACCAACAGCCTTAATTTTAACAATTTGACCAGAAGTCGCTCCAGTAATATTTAATGGATTCTTCACAGAATCTTTTAAAGCAGCAATATCATTTGCCATTTTTGCAGCACCAGTTGTATCATTCTTAATCCAGTCTGCAACTTCTTTTAAAGTATCAAAGTCTTCTGGAGCACCACTAATTACCCCTGCAATTGCATTAGCTACAGTTTGTTTAACAGACCCCTCTCCATCGCCAGACAATGATTTAATTGATTCTTCATTCGCAGTAATACGCCTTTTAATTTCTGTGTCATCATATTTTTCGAATCCCTGCGTTGCTTCCTTTATTTTGCTATCGACATCCTCAGTTTTTGCATATGGACGTAAATCTTCAGTTTTAATATATTCAGTTAAATCAGGAGTATTTTTAATCTCCGCATAATCATATGTTGGCTTTTCTACTTGTTTTGCCCACTCTGGAACAGTAGGGTCAGTTTCCTCTGTTAAGTAATCTCCAACAGGCTGATATACACCATCATGGTTGTGATTTATGTCTGCCTTTTGAGCTAATTTTTCGTCTATATAACTAGAGTCTGGAATGTCTAAATCATTATCAAATTGACTAAGCTTCGTAGGTGCATTTAAAATATTTGCCCAATCAATTTTATCAGCCGTTCCTGTTCCTTCTTGGTATGGTAAATCATTCCACGCAGTGACTCCATCACCAATTTTATGCTTCTTTAATGTGATATCATATGCGGGTTCACCAACTCTTAAAATTGGGTTAACACTTTCCCATTCTTCAGTCGTTGCTCTCCTAAACTGGAAAACGCTTTTTATAGTGGTTGTTTCCATTCATCCACCCCCTTTAATAGCCATGAACACCGCCACCATCATATATTATTAAACGGCCAGTATCATCAGGCCCATATCCATCGACATTTCCACCATTAAAAATATAAGAGCCATCTGGATTAATACTGCCATCTGGTTCCGTAATCATTCCACTACAAGTCCCTTCTCCAACATGAAATTCAATTTTATTCGTAGAAATACGAATATTTTTGGTAATACCATATAGGCCAACCTCAAATTCTCCGGGAGTGGCTAAAACTTCAGGCGGAATGTCACATATTAATTTTTCATCAAGTGTCCTAATATAATAATTATTAAACACTGCTTTAATCTTTTCACAAGTCAACCAGTCATCAGTTCTAAGTGCAAATTCTATAAAAACAGAATTGCAATTCCCCGCAACAAGATATTGATCTTTAACAAGAATAAGTTGATTGTGATTTGCAGCTAATTTTATTTTTGCATAACTGTCAGACATTTTAACACTTCACACTCCTTTCTTTATGGAGTTTTAAAACCATATTAATTCTCCATCAGTATAGTCTAACGGAGCAGTGTCAATAAGATGTTCAATTTCTTTTTCTTTCCATTTGTCTAGCAATGGATTGTAATATGAATAAAACTTTGGCTCAGGAAGATATAAATACGTAGAAAGCTCATCATGCGCTTTATCATCTCTATTTATACGAGGCTTATACTTGTTTATTAAAAAAATCTCCAATAAAAACATATCTGCCTCAGAAGCACATACAGCATACTCTATACATGTCGTTTCAATAATATCTAACTTCTTAACCATTGGCTTGCCAAAAAAGTGTAACCTTAAACGATCAATTAAATCTTGCGAAGTTCGACCTATGTATACAAGCTCATTGCCATAATAAATCTTATAAAGTATATAATTTTTACAGTTCATGATTATTCCATAGTTCATACAAGTGCTTAATTTTACTTGACTTTTTAAAAACAAACACTAAACAATCATTCCTAGTATTTGTGTATAAAATGTCTACCAAATCATCTTCTGCTCCAGCACATAAATATTTGTAAATCTGCTGGAAGTTTGAAATGTACACGACAGAACTATTGTCTGGATTATATTCCTTGCCTGTAATTGTACTCTTAACCATTCGTTTCTTCTCCTTTTTGTTCCAATATAAATGCCGCCAGATACATCCACGTGTCATGTACCTAACGGCTAAAAAAATAGGATATTAACATTTTGAAGTAGTTAATATCCCATATAATTGTATTTAATTGTAACTACTTCGTAATTTATGCCTGTGCCTTCTTAAACTGAGGCTGTGCAGCCTTCTCTTCAGGCTCGGCAATAATCTTTTCAATATCTTTCTTAACAATCTCATTGAAAGAATCAAGCTCAGACAAATCACATGCCTTTAGCTTCTTCTGTGCTTCTTCCTTAGAGATATGACCAAAATTGAACTCGTTTGCTGCAGTAAATGCGTCATGGCAATTTTCACTGCAGTAAAGTGCAAAATAGGTTGGTTTATAACGATCCTGTGCGCAATTGCCACAGTAATTATACTCTTTACCACAACAAATGCACTTACGAGCTTTGCGCATATTCTTCATCTATAAGTTCCTCCTTTTCAGGTGGTAATTGTTTTGAGTTGTTGAGAGATTATATATGAAATTTTTTCATCAATAAGATTTTTGTATTCATCATTGTCTGATGTATAATATGGAATTTCCAAAAATTCATATCCATTATTTAATGCATAATCTGATTTTAACTTATCTCTAAATTGTTGCAATTCAAACGCTTCTTCTACAGAAATGTTGCGTTCTAGTGCATCACTTCTAGTATGTAAACAAATTTTATAATGCTGCACTCCTTGTACTTCTATTAACAAATGGACATCTTGAATTATTAATTCTCTGTCATATGGAAGTATATACCCAGTATCTGGATTTATACATTTTGGAGAACAGTCATATTCTTTCAAATATTGATAGTTATATTTTGCTTGGATATATTCATCAACTTTTTGCTGCAAATAACTGTCAACATCTTCCTGATGACATTTTGGACATTTAAATGCTCTTGAATTTGCCCTACAAATAGTAGAAAAATAATCTTTATGAACCGCATTTTCACACTTAAACCATCTTTTTTGACTAGATTTAGGAGCAATGTCATATGGAGTATCTTCATTTAAATCTGACCAAACCAATAATGATTCTGGATTTTTTACACCAAGCGAATCAAGTTTATGTACTTTTATCATATGACAATATGGACATCTAGTACCTGTAGTAAAATCACACACTACAACAGAGTAGCTTCCATGGTAGTCTTTCTCTTGGCATTTTATCAAAACCTTTTTATTTGATTTATATGCAAGTTCAAATGGATTATCTTCATTCCTCTTGTCCCAATATTTTTCAAGAAAATCTACTCCGATATTATCTATGCCCCATTGTGCAAAGCTTTCTTTAGGATGTACTTCGCTATGTGCGCAATAAGGACAACGATATCCTCTTTTAAACCACTGAGGAAGAGTCTTATAGCTGCCATGATAATCAACATTTTGACACTTAATATAAATGTCTACATCTTTTCTTGCAGCAGCAGGTAAAGTCCAAGGATCAATATCGCTATTTAATTCATAATCCCAATATTTTTCAAGAAAATCCTTACACACATTGTCAATTCCCCATTGTGCAAAAGAATTACACCCAACACATTTTGCAGCACTATAAGAATATGCAGTTAAATTAACTGGCTTATATGGAGTGCTTTCATGTAATTCTCTTGGACATTTAAAATAAAGTTTTTTTAAAGATCTTTGCGAAACTTCTTCCGGAGAAATGATATTTAAATCATAATCCCATCTGTCCAACAGATCTTGTCTATCGTTATTTTCACACCAGAATTGAAAAGAATTGCAATATCTGCACTCAAGTGGGCTATTATGTTTCCTTAATGTTGCAATCTGATATTGAGAACTTTTGTGTATTCCACTTTGGCATTTTAAATAAAAATATTCCTTAGAATATATAGAAATTTCATGTGGATCAATTGCGTTTAATTTATAATCCCACCTATCCAAAATGTCCTTTCTATTATTTTCAATGCACCAATCATGAAAACTTTTTTTCATATATAATTCCCTCCAGAATTTTATATTCCTCCACAATTTTATATCACAAGAAGGATAGGTGTGGAGGCACCTATCCTTATCAATAAGGCTCATGATTTCCTTATCTATCTTGTGCTTATATTATACCACTATAATTTAGTATTGTCAACTATGCAACTTATACAAAATTATTCATCACCCGGCACGATGATTTGGAATAATTTCTTGTCTTTGTCACAATCTCATATTTTCAACTAAAGTCGTTAATTTTAGTCAGCATCATTACATGCGTCTTGTATTTTCATACAAGGAAAGACTATATCATCATCCTGTTTTTATTACAGGAGCATACCACTTCGGCCCACTTGAGCCTACTCTCTTTCGAGATAGTCGTTGAACGTTCTCCTATTCGGAGCTTCGCTGCTGATTGCCCATTAAAAAAGTACTTAGGATTTAACCATATACCATACAACAAATTCTTTTTACTTTCGTTACCATCACACTTATATATATTTCACTATTATGTTGTGGTTTTGTTGTCTTTAGGGGTTTCCAGCAATTCGATATGTTTATTTTATCGAACAGCTTACGCTGCACGGGAACTATAATTTAATTCCTGCATGGCCTTACCAGAAAATGGATGCGTACCATCCGTCTGAATGCTTAATATTCAACGCAGTTCGTTACTCTGCGCCAGTCTTCAAAAGACATCTTATACTCTCATATAAGAATAGGCTATATCACTGCCATTCGTAGTATATACGTTTTAGGCATCCCCCATTTTGGCTCACTTGAGCCTACTTCCTCTCGGAATAGCCGTCGAACCTTCCTCTCTTCGAGGCTTGGCTGCTGATTACCCATTATGTCAATGTTTAGGATTTAACCTTGCACCATCCAATTAATTTTTTCTACTTTCGTAACTATCACGCACAAGTTTATTTCATCTTCACGTTGTAGTTTAATTGGCTTTAGGGACTTCCAGCAATTAAAGGGATTATTGGACGCAAGTTCATTTACGCCACTCTACGCTCGTTACAAACGCAGGGAACTTTAAAAAATGTAGCAAATTTTTTGTTATTCCAATCAAAGTCTGGACTAAGCTTGAAGTTGGGGAAGATAATATATGCGAACACGAGTTTGGTTTGATCGCATACATCGCATCCAAGTACCTCAAGAACTAGCTTGCAAGCAGTTGGGAAGTTATTAGCAGAGTTCATGACAGAAACTGCCTGAGCTGCCTCATACTCATAAATCACGAATAGCTGATCACCCTTCTTAAGACCAGTTGGAGGAGTAAGGGTGCTGCCGCTAATGGCAAAATTAGAAGCAGAAGCAGAAGTGCTCTTAGTAAAGACCGTACCGAGAGTGCCATCGCCATTTAAAGTATATACGTTTTTGATCTCATCAAGAGGAACATGCTTTAGTGTATAAGTCGCAGAGCCATCAATGTCAATAGTCTCAAATGCAGGGGTAGTAATCTTGTCTGAATCAGAAGCAACCTGCTTTGCAGTACCAACCTGAGTTGCCATCAAATTCATATCAAAAATTGCGTTCTCTGCAGAGAACTCCGCATTTTTAGCGCGGTAAAATGTTGCGATTGGTACACCTAGTCCATCGACCGCATCTGTGCTCTCAGAGCTGCAAGATAAACTTGGGTTAGTAATCTGGTTTAGTGCGAACATAACAGAGTCATCAGTCTGAGAAAGAGCAACACCTCTCACGACTCTATCAATTACGAAGTTATTCATATCAAAAGCCATAATAAATTACCTCCATTAAAATAATAAATTTAAATTTCAATATAATAAAAGAGCTAGTCTTTATCTAGCTCTCTCATCCAATTTAATTCTGATTTTTTAATTTTCTTGGTATCAATCATTCCTGAATACATCCCTCTTAACAGTGCATCAGAATTGTTGATAACATTCAATCTCGCAATATCATCAAAAAATTCATAAACTTGCATATTGCGAACGTAATCTTTTGTATATCCCATACGACATTTTACAGAAGAAACAAGTGGAGTAAGAAACGATTTGTAAGGTTTATTTTTATTAATCTCAATTTGCTTTCTGTCCTCATCAATAAGAATTCTCTTTGTATATTTATTTCCCGCATGCTCCACTTTCTTCTTCAGCCCATGGACTTTGCGCAAATAATTTACAATACGCTCATAAATAAGCATATCTATAACAAGCCCAGTTTCTCTATCCGCAAGAACAATCTGGTCATTTTGATTGTTCTTATATGGTTTAAGTTTGGACAAGTCAATATCACCTAAAACAATTCTAGTTGTTTCAACATTAAGCGTAGGCGCAAGCATCATAAACAGATCAAAATCAGAAATTTCTTCCCAATCAATACCGAGATCCCAAAGTTGACTTTTCATATCACTAGGGATTGCAGTTATTGTATGAATAACGCTAAAATACTTGCGCTCTCCATATTGAGCAATTTCACCAATACTTGGTTGCAACACAGATATATTATCATTAATTACATATGGATCTCCAAAATAAAGACCTAACTCATCAATTTCTAATAAATCCATGTTCATCCACCTCGTCGCTTCTTCTTGGCTGTGGTTTTAAGTATCCACTATTGAGTCTCATATTTGGTTTAACAGCCTCAAACTTTAATGTACGACAATAATAATCATTATCCATAATGCTTTCTCTATTATAGACAAGTTTAAGCTTTAGACCGAGTAAATTACTAAAGTTGAAATCATCTTTTACAAAATAGCTTAAGAGATCATGACGGGAAATCCCAATTCCCGTATCAACATCATCGCCATGGCAAAACACAACAAATTGAATATATTGCATTTTCATTACTTCATTATATTTCATATCCTCGATATCATCCACAGAAAAACAGATAAAGTTTTTGACTTTATCCTGTGTTCCGGGGATTCTAATAAAAGGGTATATATTACAATTGAAATAATCTTCTGGCTCTGCATTAACTCTTTCTAATTCAGTATTGTGCAGATATTTAATAATATCTAAATCTTTACAAAGCTTTTCCTTAATCTGACGCTTTGCATAAAGAATATCATCATCAATATTCTGCAAATCACGACCCATAGATGTCATCATAATCCTTCCACCTCCACAGTCAAAGTAGCAGAAGGAGTTTGTATTTCTGTTGGATCATCATCAACACTAATAATTATACTTCCGCCAATCATATTTAGAATCTGCAAACATTTCAATTTCAGATCCATTGGCTTCTCAATATTATAGTCATATTGAATACCAAATAATTGCTCATTATTTTCTTTATAAATAATCTTATTCTTATCAACAACAAACTCACCATTACTGTTATCGCAAACAAGTTGGTCATTTATATAAATAAATCCTACAACACATACAAGAGAGTCACTATTGTAATACTCAATGCGCCAATAAGGTCTATTAGTAACAAATTCTCCATTCTTGTATAGATTTGCAGTAAAAGTTTTATAACTTCCTCCAGCCTTCATGCTTGGAGCGACTCCAGTATAAGAAATTACACTAGTTTCTACACCCCAAGCTTCAGACGGTGAATGAATGTTATTGTCATTAGTTCTTTCTTTGTAATAGTCGTACTCAACTCCAGTATTTTTGTCTGAGAAATTATTACTCTGGAAATTAATCCAAGAAACATTATCTACGACATCAAATTCGAGCTCCTGTGTAAAAGTTAATTTAGTAAGCCCAAAAGTAGTAGTATTCTCTACCTTAGAAACTTCCCACGCAATCCTGCGAAGAGGATTATCACTAATAACAAAATGCTCATTATAAGTTATCGTATTTGTATCTACATTGGTTGGTAAAACTGCTTTCAGTTGGTTTTCTACCGACTGTACATAGTACATAAAATTACTCCACCTGTTCGTTACACAAGTGGAGTGTTATTTACATTTTAACAATATAAATCTTTATAAATATCATATTTCCTAAATAAATATAAGTTGGCATCATTGTAAATATAATCTAAGAAACGCTTAACTTGGTTCCCCCCTGCTATTTGCAATGTTCTTGTTGTAGTATTTTTATTTCCATGACATAAATATATACCACAGTTAATGTTCAACACTTCATGCAAAATGTCTGCAAGTTTACTACAAAACGTCTCTGTACCAATTAAGTTAATTCTCTTTTCTTTTTTTGCTATATTGCCATCCCCATCCATATATCCTCTAATAAAATCAGGATATAAATCCTCTGATAGCCAATCTGGAAATGTCAATATTAAACTTTTGTGCGGAACAACACCCAAATTCATTAATTGTGTTGCCATATATTTATTAGTAATACAAAGACTACATTGATCACTCCACTTCTCATTTTTCTGATGGTAGGGCATTAACCTTAGTTTTCTATTACTACCAATTAACTTATTGATTTTTTCCAAAATATATTTATCTTCACTTTTTAAGCTGATAGATATGCTTTTCCCAGTATTACATCCATCAGCATACAACAACCCAAGAATGTATGCCTTGTCTGGATTGTCGATAATGTCAAAATAATGTTCATCCAACGTATATTTTTTAGAATGTTCACCATATCTAGAAATATGTGCGCCTGACAAATGTAAAATTTCTGAAACTGTTTTATTACTAATACCATATTTTAAAGCAATTTCATCCATTGTGTTGCCAGACTTATATAAACTAACAATATCCTCTTTATCGTCTAATGTTAATTTCGTCCTACCAAAAACATTATAACTACGCAAGAAACGTCCAATAGAAGATTTTGACGTATTAAACATGTTAGCAATATCTTTTTGCATCATTCCATTAACGTATAATGTTATGATTTTATCTTTATATTGTTCTAGTTCTTTTTTACTCATAAATTATGTCTCCTCTCAAAAGCCACAATATATAAAACACTGGTAATTGATTGTTTGAGAGCCAATCAAAACGGTAGCTACTCCGCTGTCCCAATGCTTTTAACAAAGTAATATAAATAACATTTCTTATACTTTCGCATAAGTTTAGATCATATCTTCACCCTCACAAGAGGGGCCCTCCATTTCAGGCACTTGCCCTACGAGATTATTCTCTGATCGTTGAACCTTCTTCATACTTTACATTATACCACAATAGTTTTGTATTGTCAAGTGCGAAGCTTGGCTGCTGATTGTCCAATCCGTCTACTTTTTAAGCATTCACGCTCGATTTTTCAATCCACGTTGTAGCAAGACAGCTCTAAGGAGTTTCCAGCAATTAGAAGGGTTTCTATACATTGTTACCAAATGTACGGAACTACTATCGCAATCCATCCAAACACCTGAGTTATAACTGCTCTGTGTTCTTTGCACAGCCCATGAAAAATATGTACCAACATCAACATGTTTTCCTTCATACAATGGCCAGTCTTTTTCTTCAACTTCCCATTTTAACAAAAGATTACATTTTAAAATATAAAATTGTGGAAATTGCGGCCTATCATCACGAGCGACAATTAACCACAAATTATATACGCCAAGGTCATCTGGCACAAAAACAAATGAACCAACTCTCACATTCGGATTCCTTCCATGTTCAAGTGGACGAAATTGTAAGTAATAATCTACCTGATCCCCTGAAACACTATAATATGCATGTACCAGATACTTTGCGTCTATAGGCTCAAAGCCCATAATTTTTTGTGGATTATATTTTTCTGATCCCTGAAATACAGCTTTTGCTTTTTTATAGCCGACAAGAGTCTGTTCTGGGAAAATAACATCCTTATCTTGAATATAACACTTGCGATAAGCAACATCATTTGTGAAAGTTGCATCCATAATCTTATCAGATTGGTGCTTAAATACTTCTCCCACATTACGACCTTGAAGTCTCATCCGATTATTAAATAAATCATACATCGGAATCAACCTCCTCTATTTCATTTACAAGAGAACATGCATCTAAAATATCTTTTCTATACTTAAGAAAATCAGTTTCATAACGTGCTGATTCTAAAATACTCATTAAAGTTATAATTTTAGGCTGTTCCATAAATAAACTATTTAGTCCACTAATGCGCTGTAAAAGAGTTTGAAAATATTTATCCAACAGTTCATATCCATCTTCTTTATATGGTAGCAACTTATAAATTGCACCCTGAAGACGTATTTTTTCTTCATGAATTTGGTTTTGAGGCAATACCCCGTATTTAAAAATCATACGCAACACCACCCTTAACCAAAATAATCATTTGTCACATAACTATAGTCACGTGGTAGTTTTCTAGCTTCGGTAAACGTAGCGTCCCTGAGAGCTTTTAATGTTTCTAGCTGATTCGCTTGACTAAAAAACTTCTCTTCTTTACCACCGATAAACTGATTTGTAAGCAATACACTATTAATCCTTTGATCAAGCCATGCACAAACCATATACAATGATAAAACTTCAATCTCATAATTAGTTAAATCAGCATTAAATGTCTTACTTTCATCATCTCTATTAGATAAATCAGACTTACATCTAGTAAAATTCGCAATCGCGCTTGTTAACCAACCACACATCATCTCATCCAAATCTTCTTCTGGAAGAAGAGGAAGATCGTAATCTGTAATTCGGTTAAGAAAACGCTTAAAAATTGTTTCGTAGGAAGTCATTCCCTAACCTCCTTACTTATTACTGAATTAGCAACTTCAATTCTGTTCCCAAAATCTCATCGAGTGCATTAATCTTTGCAAGACTGTCTAAAGAGCCATTACGAATCTTATCACCCGCAATATTCTTTACAGAGTCTTTAAAACCAACTGGGATTTCACGAAGTCTCTTCTTAAATTGATTAATTGGAAGATTAAATAAACTATCCACATCAACGGCTGCAACTTTGTCATACAACGTCTTAAATTCAGGCCATTGTTCAAGAAGCTCTTCATCTTCAATTACAAAATATGGTGCATTTAAATATGCTGACCTTGTAGATCTCAACGCTTGAAGGTCTTGAAATTCAACTTCAGTTGTATCCCCATAATTAGCCCACGTATAAAGAAGCTGAGACTTCTTGCCCGGTAGCAATAATTCTCCAAAAGTCACAGACTTACAAAGAATAGGATCATCCATAGCAAACTTGCGAGGCGCCTTATTTTGAGTTGCTTTAACTGCTTCATTTTCAACAGAAGCACTTACATCTTCTACAGAGGCGGATGCCTCTGGCTTTTTAGTTCTTGTACCTGCCATTAAAATTTCTCCTTTTATTCCTTAAAATAATTTTGTATTGTTAATTATTACTTAATAATCTTCCAATAACCAAACTTCTGATTGAGCATAACACCAATGCCCATCTTGGTTTGTACCTCATAATCATATGTCATATCCATATGAGTGCCTGCATCCTGCACCTGATACATACGAGTATCACCCTCGTAAACAAGCTTTAGCATTGGCTCAACACCAACAGGCATAATGAATAGAACATCATTAGCAACTAGATACTGAGTGGTATCATTAAGCTTGAAGCCGTTCTTGAGTTCCACAAGTCTAATTCCTTCCCAATAGCCAAAACGACCAGTGGTATACATCTCGTTCTTCATGTCACCAGAAGCCCAAGAGACATCATTAAGGGCAAACACACTAGCAAGAGCTGCACGAGTGCCCATAATTACAACTTCAGAATCAGACGCCATGCCGACATCCATGCATAGAGTACGTAGAGTCTCCTTGGTAGAAGCATCAATAGCAGAAGACTTGTACCACTGAGCACCTAGAGTAGTGCCAACACCAATTAGGGCCTCATAAAGAGCCTGATTGACATAACGATCAAAAGCTTCAGTAATCTTACTAACTAGAGTAGCAAAATCCTCAACACCAGTAAGGAGTCTTTCGAACTCTGCATATACCTTCACTGCGTACCAGCTAGTCTCAACAGAGAAGACCTTGCCAGCACCTAAACGTTGTCTAATACCTTTATGTTTAACTTATATTATTCTTTCAAAAATTTTTCCCAAGTAAGCGGTTCTCCAGTAATAGGATGTTTTCCTGAACTTTTGCGCTTGCCATGTAGACAAGCAGATATTTTTGTTCTATTAACACCACACGACTTGTATTTTTCTTCTGCTTCTTTTGCTGATGTGAACAATTCATTTAATTGTGGACAATAGATAGGAAGTTTTTTCGCTTCACTTATTTTTGCTCTCCATTCATCTGAAAACTCCCTATTCTGAAATGCAAGCCTTAATTTTTCTTTAGTCTCATCTGTATGACAAAGACCAACATGAGAATCTTTCATTTTTTGTAATGTTTCTGCACTCAAATTCTCTCGTTTATGTGATTCGCTCATTTTCTTTAATGTCTCTTCAGACAAATTTTCTTTTTTGCTTGCAGCTCCAATTTTTATTTTAGTTTCATCAGAATGACGTAAACCTAAATGCAAATCTCTTAAAAACTGTTTTTGTTCATCTGATATAACTTTTCCCTTATTTGCCATACTAATTTTTGCTTTGACTTCATCTGGCAATTTTTTGCCCAAATTCGCAAATCTAAGCTTGTTTTTTGTTTCATCAGATAACGTTTTGTTTTTATTTCCACCTAGTTCAATATTGTACCCATATTCTCTATTATTGGTATTATATAACGAAATATAGTAACGTTCACGCTCATCTAATAAATCCTCGTTACATTCTTCAACTACATAGAATTTGAAATTGTCACATCCATAGGTGTTATATGCGCTCTGCAAATGTTTATTATTATGCCTATTATTTTTTAATAAAGATTTGTGCTTGCTCAATCGACTATTCACATCAATTGATTGCCCAAAATATTTTTTATTATTAACTAAGTTTTCAACACAATATATACCAATTTTTGCATTTGCCATATATTCACCTTCTATAAAATTAGTTTTATTTTGAAAGAATAATTTTATCGGGACGCTACTCCCTGTTGAGGCTAACCTCCTCTTTGTTTCCAAAGAGAGCAGACTATATCTTCACCCTCTGTATAGGGTGCCCACCACAGTCCCCGCCAATCGCTTGCGAGGCTCTTAGTCGTTGAACCTTCTTTACGCTATATTATACTACTATAATTTAGTATTGTCAAGAGTAAAGCTTGGCTGCTGATTGCCGATTATAAAAACACTTAGGATTTAACCTTATGCCATCTCATAATTTTTTTCTACTTTCGTCACCATCACGCTCGACTTTACAGTCCACGTTGTGGTATTATGAGCTTTACGGATTTCCAGCAATTCAATGGGTTATTTAACATACAAATTGCTTTGTACGGACACTAATCATTAGAAAAATGTCGTGATGGTTGCCTGAAACCTTCATAACAGAAAGAACGCTGTTGTCAGGAACATAGAACTCGTTCTTGTCGCCAAGAGCAAGATTCTTGACATCAACATACTCTCTAAAGAAAGGATTCTCTTGCCAGCCGCTAACTAGAGCGTCATCAATAGTCTCCTCAATAATATCAAATAGAACTGCCTGATTCTTACGAATACCACGTCTAATCTCAGCCTTTGTAGAATGCTCATCGCAACCAATCACCTGACGGAAAACTTCTACAATCTTATCATTAGCTTCCTTAACAGAATAGCCCTCAACAGTGCCACGAGCGGCATCAAGCATTAGCTTATTAAAAGCAACATAATCATTCACATCATCATTAAATGCATGCTGAACCTTTGCATCAAAATTCATAAACTTAGACATAATTAATTTCCTCCTTCCTTAAATTCCTATATTACATACCAAGACTCTCAACGTGGAGTCTGTAAGAAACACCATTGGTGTAATTAACCTTCTCAATGATCTTTAGAGCAATACCAGACTTAGGAGCTGCTGCAGCTTCCTTATAAAGACCATTCTCAATCTCTACATAATTACCAACAACTGGAGCGGTAGCTAGGGCAGTGATTGCATCATCAGACACCTCAAAGATGTCGTCAACATAAAGCTCATAAGCACGAGCAATCTCACCAGCAGCATTATAGAAATACTTTTCCTCCTGATAATACTTACGATCACTGTTGTAACCAATTGGAGTCGTAAGCACTAGATATGGCTTCTTACCAGCGGCATAATCAGCACTATCGAAAACCTGTGCCTCAACCCATGCGCCACGAGTAATAATAGAACCATTATCTAGATCCTTATGGCACTTAACAGATAGGATATGACCTACTTCAGTACCCTTGAGCAAACTTGAGCTGCAAACTACATGTGCATCTCCAACAATCTTGTCATAAACATTTGCCATAATTATTTTCATCCTTTCATAATTAAAAATTTGTTTTAACATAACAAAAAGCTATTTATACAATAGCTTTAAGTCTAAATAAGAGATTTATTATTTATTAATCATTAAATAGATTTCCATAAGCCTTTTTCTTTGTAGGCTTGTTGAAATTAATACCAACCTTGCTAATAGGTTTCTTTTCTCCCTTATTCTCAAAAGAGAACTGACCTTTCTTAACAACATAATCAGCAAAAATAACTTTTGCCTTCTCTTCAATCTCATCAATAGAATATTTATCAGCGTTTGCCTTTAACTCAGCAAATGTCTCGTCATCACCAAGCACTGCATATTCTTCACGAGCAAAGATTTCATCTTTCTTTGCTTTAAGCTCAGAAGCGTCGAAACTATCCTTAAATTCTTTAAGTTTAGCATAATCTGCCTTTAGAGCTGCAATAGCATCTTTCTCTTCCTGAGTTAGCCATTCACTAAACACTTGAACCTTGTCTTCACCTAGTGCGACATTATCACCGTCAATAGAGTAGCCACGCTTATAGAATCTACCATCTTCGCCATCCTGATAAATAAAACTATCATTATAAGTCTCAATAATCCAATTCCACCATTCACTCTCAGCGCACATCAGGTTATAAATGCTATTACGGATATCTTCATGAGACAGCTCCCATGTGAGTGTCATATTACCATTCTCATCAACAGAATACTTTCTTTTGCTTTTAGAAGACTCATCGTCATCAATTTCGGTGTCATCATCTTCTCCGTCGTCACCCTTATCATCATCGCCGCCTTCAGAAGGATTTGGGCCTGTAGGATTTTCTTCAGGATTTCCGTCGCCACCATCAGGATCCGTTTCACCTTCACTGCCGCTAGCTTCATCACCAGTGTTATCATCGCCACTTCCATCAGAAGTGTCATCAGTACCATCTTCACCATCAAAATCTTTATTGCCAAAATGTTCTGCAAATGCAGCAACAAGATCATTATCACTTAAACCTTCAACTTCAAAATCAATATCATCCATAGTAACTTTATACTCTTCCATCAGAGTTTCTAGCTTGTTCATTTCTTCGTTCACTCCTTTCTGATTAAAGTCTTTATTTTGAAACGTAGAAAGCGTATTATTAAGCTTTTCCAACGCATCAATCAATTTTTCTTGATAATTCTGTGAAAACATACTGTTCTTTTCTCCAAAATCCTCAATTGTAATCTTAGAGCCTTGCATACCTTCCTCAATAGGAGTTTGGCCATCTTGCTCATAGCCAAGAATTGTCACTCCACGGAAGCCAAACTTGTCAATAGAAAGATAATTCTCTTCCGCATTCCAACTCATTTCATCAACCGCAATTTCAACAGAGCACTTGCAAGTTTTATGTCTCTGAAGAATCTCTGCCGCCTTAGAATAATCTTCAAAAACATGACCTTCGACCATTAAATAAGTCTTGTCATTTTTCTCGTCGTATTCTAAATATGGCTCCTTTAATTGACTGATAACACCAACTGGCTGCTCAATATACTCTAAATTGCCATCTTCATCTATATCAATATCATGTGAATGAAATTCATATTCTCCATTGTCTGCTTTAAAAATTGACCCAAGAATTGGACGCCCTTTGAAAGAATCCATATATTGTTTCATTGTATCTTCAGAAATTGAAGAGCCATTACGATTAACACCTATATGACATGCCTTAAGCTTTACATCAAGTAAACCATCTTTGCTAGTATCATTAGATTCAAACGATTCAATAGACTGCACAATTAAAGGTTTATTATCATATTCTTTGGAGCTAAACTTAGAAAAATTGTTCTCTTTACAGAATTTATATAAATCATCAACTGTATAAAACGTTCTCGGCATATATTCTCCCTCCTTTCATTAAAAGATATCTATGTAATGCTCGGAAGGAGCCTACATGCTTAAAATATTACTAAAACAATACTTACTTTTATCAATCACGCTAAAATTAAAATGTTTTGGTGGTTGATTTAAAAAAGTGTAAGTATCTCCAATTTGAGATACAAGCTTAAATTCAGAGGCAATCAAAGATGTCGCTGTTGCTTTATCTTTAGTAACAATAAATTTTTGACTATTGTCTGACATATATATACCTCCTTTAATTGGCCTTATCTCGTTTATCTATACTGGCCTCACCATCGTCTGTCAAATCACCAAGATCCTTAGTCGGAGCTCCACCAGTATCAGAACTACCAGTTTGAGTATAAGTACTTTGTAGTGGTACCATCTTTTCATGAAGCTGCAAAATTTCATTTTCAAGATGCAACATTGAATTCATGTCTAACGGACTAACCCCCATTAAAGCAGCAAGTTGCGTCTTCATGGGAAGTCCTAATGTACAAGCTTCCTTTACATTTTTAATAACTTCATCTTTCAAATAAGGGCTCACTTGCATATACTTTAAACGCATACCATTGTCTGGCAAAACATAATCTAAAAACATATTAACTCTTGCCTCTATTTGCCACAATAGAGGTTTTTGTATGAACAATGCATCAAATCTCATTGCTGCAGTGACAGCGGTAGAGCCAGTCAATTTTGAATTGTCCATAATTTGACTCACGCCCGCAGACTCCCACAAATTCTTATTTGCCTTTGAGATACTATTTGTCTCATCAGTTGCATCTTTATCAAAAGTAATTGGCTCAATTTTCATAGGAGACAACGCGAGACCAATTTCTTCTGGAAGTATTTGATTGATTTTATTATAAAAATCTACTGCCAAATCAAGACTTACTGCAAAATCATCTGGATTGGTAGTGTTGGATAGAGTATCAATCTCCGCAACAAGCAATTTATAAATAGAAAGTTTATCTTTAACACTTGTAATACCACGAAGGTCAATCAAATCAATAATGTCTTCAAATAGACTAGCAAATGGAGGAATAACCCTATCCAATTGATCATAATCCATTTTAAAAACAACTGTTCTTTCTGGATCAAGCTCTGCCCATCTTTGCTTGCTGTCCTTTTGATACGCATTATAACCAGTTGTAAATTCTTTGTCCCAATAATCAAGATATACTTTATTGGCAGAACTATCAAAATATGAAAAGTCAAATGCACAATTAAGAGTTCCATTATAATTAACAGAACTTATTTTACAATAATCTGCATTCAAAGGAACAATTATAAAAGAGTTCCTATCTTGTTCCTCTCCATCTTCATAATAAATATATCCATAGAAGCAATCTTCTCTAAGGCATGCAGTCAAAATGCCATGAATTTGTCCTTGCATATTCATTTTTTCAATCCACTTTAAAGTAGACTCATAATTCTGAAGAATCTTTTCATCGTCATTGTCCTCTGTCATAGAGACATTAGGAATCACATTATATGCAGTTAAATCAATATGCGTAGCAAAATATGCAATAATTCTTCTATATTGCGCACTCAAAACGTATAAAAATTGGCTTAACTGTCTTAGATTTTTCTGGTTTGTATCAGTAAGTGGGTTCTTTAAATATGTTCTAAGTGAATCCTTAGAATATACTGTATATGTTTTACTCGGAGGATTTTGTAAATCCAATAATTGCAATGCTGCCTTTGCAGCCTGTTTAAACTGCTCAATTTGCTGTTGTTTAGCGGTGAAATCCGCTATTTCTTTAATTGAATGTTCTGTTCCATGAGAAACTGTGTTCTTCTGTTCTGTTGGCAATTATTTCACCGCCTTTCTTAATTAAATAAGCTGCCGGGTTTTTGAGGTGCTCGAATCTTAAACTGATCAAGCATATTTGCGCTACTAGGACGCTTCTTATTACGAATACGTTCTGCTCGCTTTTCAGACAAGAACCATCCCAATAGTGCAGCACAATAGCTTCTATCATCGTGCAATTTATTTTCTTTTTCTGGAGTTAGCTCAAAAGAGTCTTTTCCAGATTCTCTTTTTTTTCTAACCATATTGACCATTTCTTCTTTTAATGCGTCAATATTCTTCAATGCAATTTCCTGATATGGATCTAATTTAACAACTTTAGTTTTCATACAAGAAGACTTTTTCATTTCTTCGTCCAACTTAATTGCAAATTCCATTTCATCTATGTCTTGCTTTTTTAATTCATTTGTAATTCTTTTCTTTTCAGAATTATATAACTTTTCATCAACCTCAAATAATGTTAAATATCCTTTATTGTCATAATCTGCAGTAAAACTAAGACAATCTAGATTCATCATTTCAATTAATGCTTCGTAAATAATGGATTTATATTGTGTAGGGGAGATTAATCTAATTTTGTCTATTGCGTTAGGATACTTACGAACATAATCTGCACTATATTCTTTATCAATTAATCCTCTATGCATATTCCCCTTTGAATCTTTCCAATCTTCCATAAGATAGTCCGCGATATTAACACCACCGCCACCAGAACCCGCATCAATTAAAATAGCCTCAATATTTTCATAATCTGGCGCATCACCATTATAATCCAATATAAGCTCTTTTAAATATTTCACTTGATCTGGAGTTTGCATCGGAGTTTTCCGCTTTTTGGCAACATCCAAAAGATTTACACAGTTTACAAATCTTCCTTTGTATTCTCCTTTTTCGTCCATATACAATTCCATAACAAGAATAATACTATTATCACGACTTCGTGCAGGGTCGTAAGCAAATACAAATTTTTTCTTGTTTGTGTCATTATGTAAGAGTGGTACGCGAGTTTCACTATTTCTAGCAATAACACCACGTTTAATAATTGCATTTAATCCTGCATCTGTTGTAAATTCACAATAATATTCACGTCTTGCCTTTTCAGAGTTTGTTGCCATTTCTGTCTCTACAGTACTTTGCATTAACAAAGGAGCAATAACTTTACCATGCATGGTTGGATGAAAAGCTACTTCACAATCAATATGTGCCACAAAATAATCTGGATCGCCTATTAATTGACGTTTGGCAAACTCTCTATACAAACGATAAAATTCTGTATCAGTACTTGAAGCAGAACTAATATAAAATTTTTGGTTTGGAATATTAGATGGAAAGGTACGAAGCCTTATTGGATCAATCAGATTGCCATCTCTGTCCTTACCAGTTTTAAAACTTTTATTAACAATTGCAAATGCACCATATACTTTCATCATTTCTGCCGATAAGAAACCTGACTCATCAAATATGACAGTTCCACGCATACCCCTTTTTCTATCAACATTACTATTTAATGTCTGAGTACTAGACCCATTATATAGAGAATAAGAAAAACCATTGCTTGAATGGCTAAATCCGTCTCCTGCTGCATTCTTTATTTCAACTTCATTCTTGAATATATAGCCAGTTGATCCAACCATTTCATCAATATTGTCATTTGCTAAACGCTCCAAAGTAGTGAATGTCTGTTCAGCCTGTCCACCAGAACCAGAAGCAATATAGCTCCAGAAGTTATTAAACAGCATTCCTTTTGACATTAGAATCAAATCAATAACTGTAGATTTTCCCAATCCACGAGTTGCCACTACAAGAACGTTTGGGCAATTCCAAGATCTTTGCACTATCCATGCCTGTGCATCAATAAGTTCAATACCAAAAAAATCACTAATAAATCTAACAGGATTGCATTGATAATATCTTTGTAATTCTGCTATCTTTACTAATGATTCTAATTTTCTTGTAGACATTGCATAAACACCCGGCTTAACATATACTGTATCATAATCAGTAAACATATTTTCCAGATATTCATCATGCATGTCTTCTACAATCTTTATTTTATATTTATGATTCACTTGGATCATCTTCTTCACCTTCCTCTTCATCATCTTCAACAACATCTCCAAATGAAGAGAATAGGTCTTCTAAATCTGTTAGATTCTCTTCATCTAACAAGTCATTATCAGACAAAGTATCTCTCAAATCTAAATTTTCTCTTAATAAAATTCTAGTTATTTCTTGATAACTATTTTTCTCTGTCGTTAACTTTGTAACAAGTTTTCTTTGTTCTGCAATCATGTCAGAATATTCAGACTCATCAAGCGCGAGTTGCTTTAGAATAGATGCATTGCTCAAGTCCATAACTTGCTGCATCCCCTTGCAAGTAGCAATATCAAATCCGTTGACTTCTCCTTCACGAAGATTCAATTCTTTAATCTTTTTAATCTTACCAGTCCAAGTATTCTCACCCTTGCTCTGATTCTTATTATGTTTTAAGCTTAAGCAACTTTGCTCCGCCAATTGAGATATTGTAGAGCTGATTTTCTGCTTAGAATCAAGCAATGATTTAATTTCACCAGCTCTATTATTAGCACCAATATTCTTCATTGACTTTGCAAGCATATCATCTATTTTAGATTGTTGTAAGAAACCACGCACAATGGTAATAGCAGAGCTATTTCTCATCATGTCCTCATTATCTCCACCCATGTCAAGATATCCAACAAGTTGGGAATAGAGTAGTGGTTTATCATTCTCTGCCTCACTAGCAAATGGATCATAGCCCAACAACCTAATAACACTTTCTTTATTCTTTTGATATGTCTCATAAACTTCTTGGTCTTCTGATTTTTTGCTATTTTGTAATTGTTGCTCTACAGGAATAACTGCCGCTTCAGCTTTTGCCATATATGTACTTGCTATATCACCATCATGCCATCTTAAAGTCCTATATTGTGGCAATGAACAAATATTTTTAATATATGCTTCCCATGTATCTGAATGAAGACTTTTATTGCTAGGGTCATTACTCTCTACATAACTTGAATTGAATAAACCCTCAAAATATGGCTTATCCAATCTTTCAAGCGCCTCAATAATTGATTGCTTTGTGCAATCTCCATATCGACCAGTTTTTGCATCATAATTCCTTGCAATTTTTTTTGCACATTCCTTACACATGCTTGTAACGCCAGTTTTTACCAATGGGTCTGTACTAACATAGTATTCAGACCTTTTCTTCATCGTATTACAATAAGGACAAAGGTAGCTAGGTTCTTCAACAATTGGCTTACCAGCTTTTTTTGCCGCAGTCGGTTTTCTTCCAGATTTCTTTGCAGTAGTTGCCATCCCATTCTCACTTCCTTTGTATCTTATTGAGCAGAATTAATTATTCTACTGCTGTATTTTTAGCTGCCTTAATTTGTCCATCAATCTCTGCCATAGCAGCATCAAATTTTTCATCCTTAACAAATACAAAGACAGTCTTGTCCTTTGGATTTTCTTTGGAAGGCTTTAAGTCACAAATAGTGCAGCCCATCTTAAGTAAATGTCTGGCGACACCGGGTGAAAAAATTAATTTAGTAGTCTTTTGTTCCATGTTTAGATTTCTCCTTTATAATTTTGTATGGTTTAAAGTTTGATATTATAAGTACAAATTTTACCGTCTTCTTTGTCAAAAATACACAAAGTTTGAGCAGGATTTGCATATAATCTTTTATTATTCGCATAATCGTCAGTTCCGCATAAAGAACTCACCATTACGTTATCAATTCCATAAGAGTCAATTGTTTCCGAATGATGTTTGTCACCAGAAAATACATACTCGACATCAAGTCCATATTTTTTCCCAAACAATGTGTGCATATCCACACCAAGCTTCCCAAAGCGTTCTAGATCTCCATGAACCGCAACAACATCGTGGTCAAGCACATTAAATGAGATAAACTCATTAATATTGTTGTCTAAAACATAAACTTTCTCATTTTGTGAAAGCCTTTGATTGATCCACCAAGGGATGATTTTCTCCATATTATCCGAATGGATGCTATCATTCTTGTTTTGAACAGATCTTGCATGGTTCCCATATGTAGAATAAACATACACACAATTTACATATTGTGATAATGAGCTAATAAGCTCTGCAAGAAGTTCAGAAACCTCCATTAATTGGTCACATGTATCCTCTTCTGACGCAACACGTGCACCAGTATGTATACACCCATGGATAAAATCTCCTAAAAGTACAATATGAAGCTTATTAATATTATTTGCCCTCAAATACTTAATTGCCTTATTAAATAAAACATTAACACGCTCTACACATGTTTCTACATCATATTTGTTCCAAATATTATTAGTAACCATGCCATAATGCCAATCTGTTAAAACTAAAACCGCTTCATTCTTTGCTTCAACAAATGACTCGTTGTTAGAATTTAATAATTTACTTGAACTTAAATTGTCTGCTGCTTCAATTAATTTCTCAGTCAGATGTTCAGCTCTGGCATCACTCGTTAGCAGCTTATTATATTCTCTTCTTTGATCTTGAAATTGTTTTTTTGCTTTATAAAGTTCATCAGTTTGTCTCTGAATCTCCTTAAGATATTCGTCATCAGAGAAGATCTGTTTTTCACATGCTTTCAACCCATGTTGAAACATCTGATATTTCTTACGATAAGCACTTTCACCAAAATTTTGGTCTAATGCGGTATTAATAATATCGGCAATTTGCTGCCATGTCATCCCAGAAGACTGCTTCATCGAACAAATTCTATAGATATATTGTTCTTCGCTTTCTTTTTCAGGATTAAAATTAATTATTTCCATCTGCTTCGTCCTTTCTCTTATATAAAAAAGACGAGGATTATTCCTCGCCTTCTCCATTGCATAATTCTCTAATTTTTAGTTGATATGCCTGTGTAAACTTGGCACGTGGATAAATGTGGTCTTCACTAAACGTCTTTTCACCAGTTCGTGGCTTAATAGTTTCCTTACCCTCATAAAACTTCGCCTCAATATTAAGCCCTTCAAATAGTTTAATAACTGGCAAATCTTCAGGCGTCGCATGCGATAAAATATCAGTAATTACAGCAAAAGTACCTCTATAAATATCCTTTACGGCCCCTTGGTAATATCCAGACTCCTTTGCAACCATTTTAACTAGATCATTCTGTTTATAAATCATTGTAATCTTCCTTTCTCGTATTTTTTATCTGATGTCAATAGTTCTTGTAACGGTTAAAGTAATTAATTCACCATCAAGTTCTTTTAATAATTCTGATAGAGAAGCCGCCTTTCCGTCACTAAGAAATTCTATCTGTGTATCATTTTTATTAATGTCTAAATAACCACATAATTTAATCTCCGTAGTCTTTAAAGCATCATTCATGAAAGTTCCTCGCCATATGCAATGCTAAGTTTAACATCTTTATCTGCAAAATCTCCAAAGAGCTCTGATAGTGATACGACATCTCCAGTATCATCATTTTCAACAAAAACTTCGTCATTATTAATACGAAGGATCCCACTTGCCTGAATTGTATACTTACTCTGAATCTTAGCTGCCATAGTCATTTTTCTCCTTTATTGCTTTTATTTTTATCCTTGAAGCTCATCAGCCCAAGAGCTGACAATACCTCTATGATTAGTATTTAGCTCACAAATTTGTGCATAGTCTTTATCCTTAAAATGCTCAATATATTTTACAAATCCGCTATTTTCTGGATGATGGTACAAATCACATTGTCCACTATGCCCAATTACGATTGTCTTAGATGTATCAGAAATTCTGGTTAATACTTTTTTCAACTCATCAACATACATATTTTGAGTTTCTTCAATAATAACCACTTTATTTTCTAGGTTGCATCCTCTTAAATAGACGTGAGAGATACAATCAATATATCCAGTGCCATTCTTTTGGTTTTCTACACCCTCCTGAATGACAGCAGTATATGGGTTAATCCCCAGCTTTATCAAAGCATCATATAGTGGAGCAGTATAAATAGAAATTTTTTCATCAGCACTGCCGGGAAGAAATCCAAGTTTTTCTTCCTGTACAGGACTAACTATATAAACGATTCCATCATAAACATTATGCTGAACCAAAAGATTTGCTGTAGCAACTGCCATTAAAGTCTTACCAGTACCTGCTTTTGCATTTGCAAAAATAATTAACTTTTCTGGATTTAAAATGGCATTTACAAATTCTTTCTGTTCCTCGTCTAATAAAATACCATAAAATGGATGACCATCAATGCTCTTTGGAACGTCCCCATATTCATTTACAACATTCTTTCTCTTAGTTGCCATATAGCCCTCCAAATTTAAAACAGAACATCTAAATCTGTAATAATCTCATCAATAATTCCGTTTGCTAATGCTTCTTCTTCGTCAAGATACCAGTCAGACGGAGCCTTTCTCTTATATACCTTCGGATCAATCTTTGTATGACCAAGGAAGTATTCAGTGACTCTCTTAGTAAGTTTGTCGCCAAACTTTTTCATTGATTCTGCTTGTTCTTGTGTTCCGCCATAATAACAAGATCCAGAATGAACCAGAACAGAAGTGCCCGGAAGTGCATAACGCTTGTGGCCAGCAGACAGGATATCTGCAGCAGCAGAATAGGCACAGCATAGATTAATTGTCCAAATAGGAGTTTTGCTAATTTCCATAAGCTTAATAAAACTCCATGTAGCAGACACATCACCGCCCGGTGAATCTATCACAATCTTGATTGGTAGACGCTGCTCAATTGGTACGTCTTTATCTTCTCTGTTCCAACGAATAATCTCCTTAGACAATTCAAAAAGGTTTTCATCAATCTGCTCGTCAATATAGAGTACACGATGTTCAATGTCTCTATAATAATTTCTTAATTCCGGTGAAGGTAGGTGCAAATTTGCTACTGTTTCAGGAATTGCTACTAATAGTTCTTGTTCCATGGTATTCCTCCGTTTCGTTTCGTAGAATGTTTTGTGATAGTTATAGACATTTATTGTACTATCATAGTAGGTGCAATTTTGAAAATTCGCTCATATAAATGTCTATAACTTCTATAATTTTGTATTGTGAACAAACGACTGACCGTCTTAATGTTTATGAGAATTGTAATATCTTTGATTGCGCATGGATTTATTGTCTACATCAACTTTTGCCTGACACTCTCTACATCTGCAAGTTTGCCCATCTCTTGGTTTTATTTCAACTATTTCTCCACAATCAATACATTTGATAAATCTATCTCTCGGTATATTGTTCTGTTTTGTACAGCTCTTGCAATATTGCGCGTTACCTTTGGGTTTAAATAACCGCCCACAGCCTCTGCACTCTTTATATCCACCATATTTCCAATTCATATATGTGAACGCAAGCTCTTTATAGTTATTTTCTGAGAGTAGGAGAGTAGGCTCGTCATCATCGCATATATATAAAAGTTTAAATCCAGAAGAATCAGGATTAATATTTCTCTGCACTAATTGATTGTCATACAAGAAGCCCAAAAACATATCTCTATCTTTAACTGGCATCGTCACTCTTGCTAATTTATACAACTCTGGAATACTTATGTTCGAATAATTTACATTTCTATTCTTACATGCATTTTCATATTTTGCATCAGCCAAAAGAACAAATGCTAACTTTTCTTGTCTGTCATCATTCAATGCCTTAATTATAGCAAGTTCCTTCTTAGTGATAATAACCTGTGAAATATCACGCCACACCCGCTTTGTAGCATCTTTAATACATCCTTGAATTGCCGTATAATATCCAACCTCACTATAAGAACTACAATTTATTCTCATGTATGCATTAATAATATTATAGCTCTGATTCTTGTCAAGCTTATGAACATAATGATTATATCTAGCAATCATCTTAATGGTATTAGTTGGATTATTTTCATCAACAAAATTCGCATTTATCATATTTTCTATATCTTGTTTTTCATTGAAAATATAATCTTTCATTCTTGTTCACCCCCAATTCTAATTTTTTTCATTGTAAATTGATGCCCACAACACCAAAACTCACCCTCTGAGTCTACTTTTTGAGGATAATACATATTATCATTATTATTTTTTAACAAATTCTCAATAATAACATCACCACAAACAAACCACACAATATCTTTATCATTTCTGCCTTTATAGCATAAATCAATTAAAATATCACATAATTCATATTGATTTGGACATAAGTTATAGCATTTTTCCGCAAATTGTTCTCTTAATTGATCAACATCCCCATATTCCTCATCATTCTCATTGTCTTCACCAATATAATATTCAGTTTTCTTCTTTTTTGTAAAGTTGGATATACATTGCTTATATTGTTTATATGCGTCACTAATTGCTCTAAATAATGTAGGAGAGTAGTTGTATCCAGATTTTATCATAGAGCTATCAAATTTTTCTCTTGAATTTAATTGCAATTCTGCCATATCCTCTTCAACAGCCCAACAAATACGATTCATGATACAAGGCGACATATCAAGTGGCATTCTACGCTCTGCCCATTGTACAAATTGCTGTTCTTCATCAGTTTTACATTCTTTGTGTTTCAGTTCTTCATAACTCATCTTGAACATAGAACTAGATTTCAATTCAACATTTGCCATGTATTTGTCATATTCAGTTTTTAATGACAAATAATTAAATGAAAAGAAGTATGGTTTCTTATGTGCGCATATCCTTTGATATAGTCTTTTACGCTCCTTTTCTTCGTCAGAATCATTTACTTCATCAATTTTATTTGCATGAGAATCATACCACGATTTTGGCATTGGATTTGGCAAGATACCTTTTGCCTTGTCAATTTCTGCCTGTTGTTGCGCTTGGCCACATTGAGTTCTATACTTTAATATCTTATATTCCTCATCATCTTCACTATAATTTGACATTAAACTAGTCATACAAGTAATTCTATTCGTAATTTGTCCGATTTTACTACCGAATCCAAGCTTATTAGCAATTATTACATCTTCTTCTGTGACTACCTTCTTCGCTGCCTTATATTGAATACAATTCAATGCAGGTAAATTCTTATGAGTCCTAATAAGAACAGGATTGTTAGTTGTAAATAACAAATCTCCATCAAAATCAAAACCATTTAATGCCATTGGCATTGTATCCCATGCATTAACAACGATACAAGTGTCAATATACCTAAACCAATATGATGCATCATCTGAATATGAAATATTTTGAGTTAAAACCGAATGCGCGTTACTCATCGGTGCTCGATAGCACACAACTTGTTTCACATTTTGATCTGCCCAATATTTACTATAAATTTCTCCAGCTTTTAAAACACCTTTTGGTTCACGATTGAACATACTTTCACAAAGTGCAACTAAGTCACCAGAAATAATCTGAAAATTCCCATGAACATCTAAAACACCGATTTTTGCCTCTCTAATCCTTTTCTGGATCATGTTCTTAATTTTTGAATATATATAAGGATCATCAATCATATTTCTATTAATCATGAGCGCTTGCGCCGCAAAATCCATAGAGCGAATATTATTTTCATCCAATCCAGATCCACACAAATAAACAATACTCTTTCTATAATCTAGCTGCATAATATCCTTAATTTCATTTACAGTATCAGAAATAAGTTCATGCACATCTTCATCTGTCGCTTCATGTATCTGAAGAAATTGATAATTAGTTTGTCTTACATCATCAACTTCATGTGGTGCTGTTTTAGCGATGCGAATAGTATAATGATTTTCGACACATTTATCATGGTAATCATCCCAACTATCATAGCAATTCCACAATTTTAATTGGCTCTCAGTTATGATTAGTTCAGATTCTCTAATATCTCTATCTGCACCCCATACATCTTTTACAATATATCCACACGAATGTTTCTCTGCCCATTCTATATAGTCAAACGTAAAAGTCATGCCTTTTGTCCATGCACATCTAAGATTGCATCCACTTATAGTTTCCTCTGAATCTCCACCAAGCTCTTCATTCCAACGTCTTGAAAGTGATGGTAACATCATTGAGCATCCATCTGATGCATCATTTTCTACATCCTGCATAGGTGCAAATTCAACAAGCGGCTCCTTTGTTGTGTCACTATCATCAATATTAATTAAACCTGCTTTAAAGTTTGTAAAACAATCATGGACGACAATAATTCCTTTTGGCCAACTAACTGGGATTGAAGCACTAGAACAAAGAGCCTCATAAGCACCTAATTTTGCAGGAACAAGAGGAATATTAATATTTCTTCCATTTTCAATACGTTTTTTTAATTCATTACGCAATCTAACACTTGTATAAACTACAGTTGATGTTTTAACCCCATTTGTTGTAGTTAAAAGCCTTCTATATTCAATCCCATTAACTTTAAATCCCTGATTGGCCCTATCATAATGACTAGGCTTATCAATAATCAAGCACAAATAGTCTTCTTTAAACTGCAATTTGTAAAGTTGTTGATATAAATCCTTAATCTTAGTTTTATTTTCTGGAATATTCTTTTCTTTCTTAGTTGATTTAATAGTCGCCTTAATCTTTTTAGCAGATTCATCATAATCTTGTGTCCCATTCAATTCATTAATCCATGTAAGAATTTGAGAATCTGCTAAAGAAATTACCACTCCGGGAGTTTTTCTTGCTTCATCAATTGAAAGATTCAAATCCCAATTATATTTTTCTAAAAAAGATGAGTTTAACTTAAAGCAGAATTGCTGCGTCTTTTGTTGTTTAGCAATAAGCCCTCACCGCCTTTACTATAATTTTGTATTGTCCTATCGAACAAACACATTATATCACAAAACTTACAAATGTCAAGTGCATTTAATCAACAAATGTGTAAACAACCCTCACATCTTCATAATTGCCGCCCTGTGGAACAAGTTTCACCAGCAGTGGGAGAGAAGTATCACAAAAAAAGTTACAATATTCCCTACAAGTCTTTGGATCATATTCAACAACAACATAATATTTAATACCTTCGTCCCTTGGAATGCTCTCATCCAGAATACCATTCATAACAAAAGAAGTAATTATCTTTTTGTCTTCTCCTGAAATGCTCCTATCCCAACGAGTGGGGGCGACACCATCTCTCTTCCAATGCACATAAGCCTTCTCAGGAATACGACCCACATGAGAAATTGTTGCATCCCAATTGTAATTAAGTATTTCATCAAGAGTTACATATGAAGCAAAGCCTCCCAAACGAAAATAATGATTACTCGAAATTGCATCAGATGCATCGTCTGGCAAGCCTCGCAATTCACTAATTGGATTAATTACTGTATAGCCATTTAGTTTATTTGTAACCCAACCAAATAACTCATATAAGAAAATATTTCTTTCATCACAAACCCGATCAGTTAATTTATCATTCATCTCAACAAATGCGCTTGGAAAAATATTACCAACCTTTTTCCACACACCATTCTCTCTTACCTCAGCATACATTATCATTTGCATATATTTATCACATCCCATACATTTCTTTATACTTATACATTTCTTTTATAAGATCATGAAGACTTGGCATATCTTCTGGTTTAAGATATACAGATTCTGTTAAAGGCACATACGATTGCATCACACAAGCATATTGGCACTTATTTGAATCAATACGCATTTTAAAACGCCTGTCTTCAGGGATATGCATATCTTTACCACACCCCGGGCAATACGCAAAATCTACAACTGATAATGTACCACATTGTGGACACTCTAATAGTTGTGCATTGCCGCACAGAATATTAAACTGCTTTCTTTCAACTGTTTTCCATTCGCTCATTGTAACGCCTCCAAATCCATTTTTGAACCGCAATTTGGACAATAGTTATGTGGGTCGTGTTTCCACATATCAAACCCGCACTTGCATATAGAACAAATTAGTGTATCTGGCCTGTCTGAATTAGTTTCCCACATTCCATGCACCACCTGTGCAACGTCAGCGGCGGGAATGCTGTAAAAGTCCTCCGCCAAATCGTTATAGGCGTCTGCGTAGATTCCGCTTTCCCCACCAAGCTCTTCAAACGCTTTTTGACATTCTTCCGATTGCTCACGGATATAAGCAATCGCCGCCTTGCGGCTTATGTATTCAGCCATTTTCATCTTTTCCCCCAATCTAATGGCCTGTTGCACATTGGGCATTTTTCAACTTTCTGCTCTTCTGTCATCAGCCCCAACTGCCGCTTGCAATGTGGGCAGTACGGTATATGCCACCAGCCGAAGCTGCTGCCAAGTTTCCATTTCTTGTCGAGGTAAATAGGCTTTTTCGATTCAGCCATCGCTTTCCCATCCTTCCGGCAGTACCACCAGCCGACCGTCATTGTCGGCCTTAATCCATTCTTTAATCTTTTCAAGTCCATTCTCGTGTATCCATATTGCAAATTCTGCGGTTTCTTGCGCAAGTTTGGGTGTCAGCCCCGTATCTAAATATGCCCGCAGCATCGGACAGTGTGCAGCAGTTACTGCCGTGCAGAATCCACCGACAGCGGTGCAATTCCCATTATCCTTATGGCGGAAATCGCATCGCATACAATTTATCGTTTCCATATCATTCCACCTCATCCATTCTTGCGCCGCAGTTAGGACAGTAGTCAGGCATAGGGTCAAAATATCCCCAATCATCTGCATCTTGCGTCATGTTATAATTCCATGGAAGTTTACATGCGGTACAATTGTCTCCATCCCATCGTCCATGTACCACCGGCGCAACATCTACAGATGGGATACCCAGCAAAGCAGCTTCAAGTTTGTCTGCGGACAAATTTATATCCGGTGTATCATAGTAAACGTCATTTACGGCATCAATAGCTGTTTTCAGTTCGACATATTTAGTCATTGTTAACCCTCCTGCTCAATACTTCTATTGCCTGTCCCATTGCAATCCCCTAACGACATATAATAATATGCATTATCTTCATCTGTGACTTGAAATCCGTACTTATCATAAACATGTTTTGCTATAGTGTTGCTTTTCTTTACAGCTAAATTTCTAGCACCACATCGTTTTGTAGCATAATCTAAAAGTTGATAAGATAATCCAAGCCCTTTATAATTTTCACTCATCTCAAGATCGCTAATATTTTTGCCATCCCACCAATCCCAAATTTTAAATTCGGCAACACGATTGCCATTTTTTGTATGCCATTTATAGTGGATTGATGGAGTTTTTCCTAACATTACTTGTTCTGCTGTCATATTAAGATTGTTAAGTTCTTTAATAATCTCCATTTCTCTTCTATGCAACGTCCATTCTTCAGCTCCAAGTCGCATTTCTCCACGAAATATTATTTCACGCGCCGCCAGATCGTTGACACCAGCTCCCATTCCCCCGGCATATCATCCGCCATGTTTGGATCAAACGGAAACCCAAGCATGATTCCAACCGGGAACAGTCTCTCATGTGCATCTTTTCCTATTTCTGCGACATCGGAATAGTTCATTTTACACACCTCCATCAATCATTTTTATTTCTCCTTTCATCCGCTTCCTTCAGCGCCTGAAACACCATCACGTATATATCCATATCAAGCGTACCGTTTTTGGCAAGAATCAGCGGTGCTACATAGTTCCAGCAGTCCATGTAGGTCAGATCAGTCATTGTTAATCCTCCTTTGCAAATGGATCATACTCACTAGGTTTTGCCAGATTCGCCCATTCAACCCAACGAACAACTTTTTCTCTTAGCTCATCATCAAGTAAAAATGGCTCACGAACTAGAATAATTTTGCTATTCTTTTTCATAATATTAGCATTATCAACGATCTCTTCATAATCAACAGGGTGCAACAGCATCTTCGAGTAAACTCTATCGCCTCGACTTGAAATTCTTCTAGTAAAAGACGCTTCTCTAAATTTAAATCTTTCAGTCAAATGGGGATTAAGCTCCAAATCATATTCCTGAATATAACCAATCTTCATCATTAATGCCACTCCTTCGCAAGTTTTTTCTTGATTAGATCTTTACACACTTCATCAAACGTTTTATCATATGTCGCCATTGCTTCGCAATCATTGTCACAAACAAAATCGCATACTGTATCAGTGGCATGTGCATTCAACCATATTGCAATCTCTTCATCACTCATGCTGCGAATTTTATCACCAATGGTAAAAGGGACTTCAATTTCACCAGTTCCATTACACTGTTCACAACGTTCACTCCAAACAGAGTAGCTACTAAACTTTGCCACAAAACCAGACCCACCACACGTTGGACAATTAATCTTCTTCTTCATAATGCACCTCACCCAAATTGATATTCCACATGTCCGCACTTGTTGCATTGATATTCATATTGAGGAGGGTTACTTGCAAGAACTATAGTTTTATTCTTGCACATTCCACCACCACATTTTGGACAAATATACTTTGGTTCTGACCATGCATATTGATAATCATATGGAACGCAAATAGATTTACGGTATTCATCTGCAGTCGGTAAATCAGTTGTTAGATCAGTTGCAAATACATCATTAATTTTTGCACCATTACTGTTCGTTCTACAACCTGTAGTGGCGGTTATGTAAGTTTTATTGGTTACATGATCTGTTGTTTCACGAAGTGGCTGTACAATTGGGAATGTGCCATTAATCATAAAATAATTATTTGGACAATTCTCGCAAGGATTAATAATGGATCCATATGCTCCATTGTATTGACAATATTCACATGACTTATTCATCTTCTCCATCCTCCTCCGTAATCAGATGTTTATTAAGTGCATCAAAATTCTCGCAATATTCTTTATAGACCTTATCAAGCACATCTTTATCAAATTCAAATTCATTGCAAAGCAACGTGATAAAGAACATTCTGTCTCTGGTTTCATTATAATTTAACTCTTTAATTCTTACTTTAACTAAATCCGCCATCTGTAGTATCATCTTCTTACAAATCTCATAAGATTTATTATCGTGCTCTGCCATTTCCTCTGTGAGCGCTTTTGTATATGGCTTCAACATCACATTACTCAAATACTCAATATCTTCTGCTGTCCAATTTAACATATTTATTCAATCTCCTTTGTTTCAATCATGAGCGGTAGACCACTCATATACTGCATTGTTCATATAATCAAGTTTAGAAAAATCATTCATTACGAGTGCATCATCCATCATGCATAGAACATCTTTGTCATGCAACGGACAGTCAATACAATCGTGATAAGAATGGCACATTCTCGCAAAATCTTCCATCGTTGCCTTGCTGCTCATCGTATTATCTCCTCCAAATCAAAAAAATGTATGATTTTTGTCATATATATTTATGTTTTTTAATGTTGTAATGATTAAGTATAGTAACTCTATACATATTAAATTTCATCTTCAAAATTATCGTCTAAATCTATGTTTTTTGCGCCAAAAAGCTTTGCCTTATGCTCTTCACTCATTTCACGTTTCTTTGGAGTCTTAATCGTAATGCCGCGCTCCGATGCAACAAGTGTCATGCAACAAACAGTACCATCCTCATATACCCCCTGCAAAATTGGTTCCCATCCAACTTTTATCGCCTTATTAAAATGCTTTGGAATACTCGTTTCCATTGTCCATGTTTTATAAAATGGATCATACCAAAGGTGTGACTCTCTCTCTTCTGGCGTAATTCGTGTAGTTCTAACAAATGTTTTCATTTTAATTCCTCCTCAAGTTTAGATCCATAGGCTATGGAAATATTTTGTAAAATACTTAAAAAATGATTCAAGACACTGCTGACGATATTGATCAATTTCCTGCTGACGCTCCCACCACATTCCATCATCAAGTTTTGCTTCATGTCCATTTTTAATATCGCGGACATAATTTTCAGTGACTTCGTTTTTCTTTGAGCATGTCTCTTCATTCATTTCTTGACATAGAAAAATCATTTTATCAAGAATCTGCTCCCATTTTTCTCTATTTTCTTCATAACTTGCGTCAACATCCAAAACTGGTGTACTAACTTTACAATCACGCTGATATTGTAGCATTTGTGGAATTACTTCCATAAACCATGTGTCCATACTAAGAACATCATAGTCCGCCCAGCCTCTAAATGCACGTTGGAACCGATACTTAATTGCGAGCGGCAAGTCTTTAAATTGATGTAGAGTGTGCGGGAACTTATAGTCCTTAAATGATTTAGTTAGTTCAAACATAGTTCAAAATACCCCCTATAATTTATAGAAACATAATTTCATATCCAAATATTTTTTTCTTTTTCCAAAATTTCCACCATGGCTTTGGCTCATAATATACACAAGATATGATCGCATTAAAATCTTTATATTTATCTCCTAGTTTATATGTATCTCCATCATAGTTCATCCATACTACATCTCCTGAACTGATCAAAGCCACTCTAGCATTCCCAATAATTTCTTCTGTATTAATTGGTTTATTAAAGTCAATAGTTAAATCAGAGCAGCATATAGGATAATCTTTAGCAGAGATTTCTACCTTATAGACATCTTTCATCATTAATTCTCCTTGTCCTTTTTCCTAAATATTAAATCAAATCCAAATAATACACTTATGACAATTAGTAGTAGAATACTAACGAAAGCAAAACTGGGATAAACTATTAGACTTAATGTTGTTAAAATAACTGAACCAATTACATTATATGTAGAATTTGCCAGTTTAAAGACTTGAACAGGGTAACAAATACCATATTTAAATATGATTTTATACACGCCGATTGGCTTATCAGACTTGGAATCAACATTCAAATAAAAGCCTATATATCCTGAAGCAAATATTAATCCAATTACAAATATTACTCCAATTACACTTCTAAGCAATAATAATGTCATCATAACTTAATCCTCCTCCACGTCATATCCAGCATAATATCCAAGAATCTCAAGCACTCTATTCAGAAATTTTAGCCGTTGAGTATTTGCCATATCATAATATTCATTAGAGAAATTACTGGACTGTAAATCATAAATAATTGCATCTGCATAACGTCCAAATTCATTGTCCATATTAACCTACTCCTCATTTACTTAAAATATTTTTCCCAAGCAGAAGTGGGGCAGTCAATATAATTAAGGTCAATGTCATCGTCCCATTCAACCTGTGGGCCAGTTTGTTCATCTGCAAAATGGCAAGCACAATTTACAGCAACTCCATTCAATGCATCTTGATCAATTAAAGTTTTGATTTCATCCAAAGATAAATTATTTTCTAAGTCACATACATATAGTGTCATCTTATAAAGTTGCGCCATAATTATCCCTCCTATAATTTTGTATTGTTTACATCAAACGCTTCTTGTGGATTATAATCTGTCAGTAGAGCAATCTGCTCTTTATATATCTTGTCATTCTGCCCACCATAATAGATACGAGGATTAACAATAATCTTCCAAGAAGTTTGATTCAGATTTGTAACGAAGAATCCAATTAGATTTTGGCCATTGCATTTTAGACTAAGTAAATCACTAACAAGCCTTCGTGCATTTTTGCGGCTATACCCAATCATGTCACAGAATTCACCAAGCGTAATAGGGTAGACCTTTTCTGGATCTTGCTCTTTTGGGTTGTAGCATACAATATTTGTTCTACGGTTCACAAAAGGAATGAGTTTGTAGAGATAGGAAATTTGCGTAATGCTTTGAACATTATCACATGCGTCATAAATATCTCTAATGAAGTTGCAAAATAGCCTAGTATGGTCTGCGTCTTTTTGCAGCCCCTGCAAATTACCCTTTACAAAAAAATCTCTGTTTAAATATAAACAATTATCTTTTTCTATGATGATATTATTCTTAATCATATCCTTGATGAACACAGACCAATATTTGTTTGAGAGCTTAAGCTTTTGCTTTATCACATTCTTTGGTGGCAAACACCCATCATAATCACAAATGGTGGATAGATAGATTAATCTAACAAGACTTTTGTCATTGATTTCTGGCAGCAATCTTTTCCCATACTCAAAAATAATCCATGTAAAATCAGAGTTAAAAGTTTGCTTTTCTTTGTTTGCTGTATATTTTGCTTGCGACTCTAGCTGCTTATAAGTTCTCCATTCACCGGGGCCATCAATTTGTGTAAATTCTCCTGTCTCTTGGTTTAACGTACCTAAGACTACATCTTCTGATTCTTTCATGCTGATTTTGCATCATCCTTTCTAGCTATTTTTTAATGAACAAAAGTCGTTTTATTTACATTTCATTCATTTTTAATTCACAATATGTTTACATATCTCCTCAAAAAGGAAACTTTTCTCCTCAAAAAGGAAACACTTTTTCGCTCAAACACATGCTATTTGTAAAATCCTTATTCTCTATCTGTAGCATGAAGCACTTCTTCGTGTTCATAAAATGTTCACAAAATATACGAGCATTATATTATATATAATCTGTCTCTTATACACATCTGACGCTGCCGACG